CGAACTTTGCCCTTGAGCGCCAGCAACAAAAGACTGAACCTGAACATAAACCTCGTCTCCAGGGACAACCCTAAGCCGCGCCCATCTGCCTCCATCTGTGTCTGCTTCGCCAAGAGACGGCAGAACTATACCTCCGTTCACAAACCATCTATGTATATAAGATACGGCGTTCTCGTTTACATCTGCAAAAGCTGAAGCATCGTAAGATGCATAGAGAATATCGTCTGGAGTGGGATTGGCCGGATGAATGGTGACATCAGAAGAAAAAGAAGAAACAGCCTCCACTGTCAGTGTTGGCAACACCATTGGAGCTCCAGATTCTAAAGAGTCAAATGGAATAATTCTGGCGAACCACTCATCACCAAATCTGAGATACGAAGATGGTAGGTTTGGGCTATTGTCTATAGCAAAAATTCTTGTGCCATTCCCATACCACTCTATTCTGTATTCCGCATCAGATGGAGAAGAATTTACCTCGATAGAAAGTATCGTATTTATACCCAAAGAATTTTCAGAGTAAAATGCATCAACAATCTGAGGAACCGTCTTGATCCGTATGGTGAATTTCAACCAAGACCCAGTAGGCAAAAGTTTTATCTGACCATAAAACACTTGAGCACGCACGAGACCACCTGCAAAATTGAAAGCATGCTCCGCAGAGGGCAGAGTTGGCTGAGCCACGCTCGCTATATTCCCACTAAAACCGTCAGAGCCCCAGGCTGCATTTGAAGATCCTATCTTTATTTGATATCCCTGATAGCCACCATTGGCACCCCATGAAATGACGAACCCTTTTGGCAGCACATCGGATGGTCCTGCCAATATTGGGTTACCGTCTATGCGGACATTTTCTAGTTCAGCCATATGGTTTCAGCCCGATACAGCCTTTTACAAACATGCGGAGAATCAGCCTCCGTCAAAGAATTTGGCTCCGGAGCCTGTAAGCTTCAAGCCTTGAGTTGGAGAGTTGCTGAAGGCTGAGTTTTCAACAACCTTGAAAGGCTTAATATCTGTGGGCAAATTGGCAGATTTCAAATTTCGGACAGCATCGAACTGCGAACCCGTGATCCCAAATAACTTCCCATCTTCACGCACCGCAAATGTGCCATAAGAAGTTTCTGTCACCCCAGCAACCCCAACAGAAGACGCTGGAATCCCAGGCATATCCTGAAGGATGCTTTTTCTAGCCCCGAACGCAGCTGAAACCCCAACAGCAGAAACTAACTCATACATAAACCCGATGTCCCACACCTCCATGGTGGTCACAACAAGGTCTCTCATGCAATCACCCATAGAGGGAACAGACACCACGCCTGGGATGAAGTTGGCGAATTGACGGTTGATTCTTAGATTTCTGACATTACTTGTGCTACCGAAAGGCACCGGTATGCTTGACGTTTCTTTTTCTAGTTCCTGACCGTCTACGAAAACATGCATATTATTTTGACCCAAACCTGTTTCCAACTGCAAGACCACAAATTGCCAGACAAAAGCATCATTCCCAAAAAATCTGAATGATGCTGTCGTTCCTCCTTCAGCTTGAGAAAATAGGTAATCGCTTATCCCGTCTGTTCTTTGAACCCTAGAAAATGCCCATCCCCCTGCAGGAGATATGTCTCCAGATGGAGATTCAGAGCAAGACAAAAGTGTGGCTTGAACCTCACTAGCAACTCCGTCTGCATTTACGGGAGGGGTGAAGGTGTCAGTTCTTAGCCAAAAACAGAATGTTAAACAACCGTTAACAGCCTGAGGCATGAGGCAAGACACAACGCATCCCGGAGTCATGACAAAAGCTGCGCCAAAATCAGTGCTAGAAATTGTTGGCGAAGACGAAACTGAAACAGGTCTAGAAAATACTTCAACAATTGGGGATGCTGAAAGGGCAAATCCTAAAGATGTTTCTTGCGTGGGAGGAATCATTTTGGATCAATCCTGAATGATACTGTACTTCCGTCTGCAACAGACCTCTTAATTGCTAGCCAAACATACGCGCAAAATCCAGTTTCAAAATTTGACAAATCAAACGAAACTGAGCCTTCTAAAACCTGATTTACGATGCCGATATTTTTTGAAATTACATCAGATAGTGAGAATCTAGAACACGAAGGCAGAACCCAGAATAGACTAGAACTAGGCGTGGCACGCGTGGTCAAATTGACCCTGTCAGCACTTGCGCTTGAAACTATATGACGCTTGCCGAATTTTTGCTCATTTAATTCAACAAGCACATCGCCAGGAGAAATTGCAGAGGTTATGTCTATCGCAGACAAGGTAAAGCCATCAGACTTACCAACTTTAATCATAAAGCCTTGCCTATTTGGAAATTCTAGAACAGCATGAGACTTGCTGGGCAATCCTGTCAAATTAACAGTAGCGTTATGCTTCTTTTTATCAAAAATACTGTCAACGATGGCAATGCATCTGACAGCATATGCACCATCTTGACGCATGGGCTGGAATAAATTACTGTTCAGCAAATAAATGGACTCACCTTGGAGATGAACCGAATACCTGAATCTTTCATGTATTGACATGATATTATTTGACACACTCACGCGCATCAATTCTCGACCAACATAAACAAACTGATGGACAAGATCAGGACATTTCACTGACACACGAATGGATTGATTAGAAAGCTCCTTGTTTACGAATATGCCATCACCATCAGCTGCATTTTTAGGAAAGAAGCCGAAACCCTGGTTTATTTTTCCAATCTCTACCTGCAGAGGATCTCCAATATAACCGCCAGTCGAAAGTCTTGAAGCTTGCGTCGGGTCAGGAGAGGTCGTGTATATAGCCATTTCAAATACAGACGCAGGCTGAGGAGCATCAACCCTGGTTACAGGTGCTGAATAGGATGATCCCAAGCCCAAAGATGTCTCTAAAATTCCAAGAGAAGAAACCGGCTGCGTCCTCAGGGCATGTGGAAGTTGAACATCAATGCCTAAAGTTGCTAATTGCCTAGACAATTCTGTCAAATTATCTGCGACTATACTCCGACTAAATATTTCGCCACCATTAGCATGTATAGATCTTATTGAGACACTGCCGTTATTGAACGACATTTTCACTGATTTGGCCTGATTGTTTTTACTGTTGGATGTGTAAGATATTTTTAAGAACTCTCCAGAAGTCGACTCTTCAAGTGATTCTGCAACAAGTGGTCGTGTCACGAGAGACTTGACAAGCTCTTCCCACTCTGCCCTACTTCGTACCTGATCGATATCATAAAATACTTGACCTTTATGCATGTCAATTATTTGACTGAACTTGCTGGCAGATATGTGATATTTTGTGGATTCAAAACCATCTGGCAAAGCCCGATTGGAAGAATTGAAGCCAGAACGCATATCTCCAAAACCACCTTTGGGGCGCAATCCAACGAGCGGCATATAGCAAATCTTGGTATTTGAAAGTCCAGATCTTGAAATCCATTGGCTTATGTATAAGGCGTGTAAATCTTGCATACTGGTTCGCAAGGCATCAAGGTCACGAGATCTGATACTAGAAGAAGCGACTCCCACCAACACTTCTCTGTCGGAACCTCCAATTACCCAATCAATCCTATTGCTGCCATCCTTAATTTGCCTATTGCCAAAGACCTCGTATGAGTTGTAGGCACCAACAGTGGGGATAAGTGGACTTTGTATCAACTCAGAACCAAATTGAGCGGTATTGATGTATGGGAAAACAGGAGAATTTATCAATCTAGAATCAGCGATGCTTTTTACACCCTGCCTATCTGCCACAAACTCCGAAGCAAGGTTTGGTATGAAATCTGCATGGCTGCAAGATATTCCTGGTATGGCAAATCTACACTTAGGATAAACATGCTTGATGATATCAAGCGCAGCATTCTGCAGTGCTGCTAACGCCACATTTCTCATAGTTCGGTCATACCACAAACTGAATGCCCTATTTTGAGGATACATTTTTGCATCTTGATCATATTTCACATCAGAGGCCAGGTAAGACCCAACTACAGATCCACTTCTTGAAATTTGATCTACCACCACATCAGATGCAGAGAATTCTGCTCTCATTGTTCCAAATGCAAGACCAGGAATCTGCTCTGTCGAAAATCTTCCTGAAGATGCAATCCCGGACCAAATGCCTGCAAATGGAGAACCAGGCGAACACGAAGCCTTGGAGCCCAATTCGGCGACGCAGGCAGCGTGGACAGAAGATGGATGAGATATGTGATCAAAAGATATAAGGTTTACCCATGGCACAAATGGAGAATTACCTTCAGCAATAGATCTTCTGTTCGACCTCATTGCAAATCTGTTCAAGAATTCTTTTATCCATAACGCAGATTGCTGAATCCCATTTGCCATGAACGGAGTCATAAGCGGGAACTTGGAGAACACAGATGCAGAAGACAACGGATCTGAAAAATGATATATGGCATCTGCAGGATGCATAAACAAGAACGGATATATGTTAAGCAGTTCTTGGTCTACTGTGTCACAATAATCTGGTGGAAGCGGAGAGCCAAAATGCTCTAAAGACAAATGTATCCCGTTTTCGAACAAGCATTCGGCAGAACCTGCTGCAAGAGGATACAGCGTGAGCGCCAAATCGAACAACATGTCAGCGGCTTTCTCTGCCCCAACTGTGCGGTATGGACTTACAGTCTTTAAGTCTGCCTGTGACAGGCCCGTAACCCATTCAGAAGCCACTAGTGACTTCGCTGCGCGGTCAACACATGCTTGTGGATTTCCTGAAAACCACCAAGCTGGTATGCGCGACCTAGCGACATCAGCAGTAATATTTGGACTTTCTAGACATGACACTGTAAAGCATGGTCTAATTTTTGAGTTATTTTTCGCAGAGGATGCAAGATAATGATTATTTAAAGACATGGTGCCAGATGCTGTTCTAGAATCACAAGCAAGCTTTGATATGATTGTGACATTATGAGAAAACTCCAACGGCTTTCCGACATTCACTGTCTCCCCAGGAGACATTTCGGTGTGAACCCCGTCGTTTATGATGTGCTTTCTAGACCATCCGGATGAGTAACTGTCTGAGGCCAGATGAATCTCTCTTCCAACTGCCAACGATGAATCTGACCTAATTATAGATTGCATCTGAGAAGATTCTTGGTATCTCATTATTATTGGCGCAGAGTTCAAAAACCACTGAGGTAGATTCGCTCCACTGTCAATGGCTAATTCTGGATCTAGCCAAATCACCCTCATGCCAAAATTTATCATCAGATGGTTACACAATTCAACACATTCGTTATATGTAAGAGATTTGGTGGGGGAAAATGCGCCATAAATGGCCACACAATCAACAACCCCAACAAGAGGCTGTAGATTTTGCCTGAGCCATTTCACGGTCAGAGGATCAGAGAGATTTGGAAACTCAGATCCAGCCCATGTGTTCAGCTGCAAAATCCTATTGGTCTGGGAACTGCTGCTAGAAGAAGAAGATGAACTGCTGCTAGAAGAAGACCTGGAAGAACTGCTGCTGGAGGTGGAAGAGGAGGAAGAAGAACTGCTACCAATACCGCTAGAACTACTACTAGACGAACTAGATGAGTCACCCAAAGCTTGCACTGCCTGTAAGGCTTTTTTTGAATTTATTCTTTTAACATTTGCGGAATAACCATTTGGACCAGTTATCGGGATGATATCGGCGGAGGATTTTAATATATCCTCTATCTGCTGACATGTTATGTTTGGTTTTAGTGATATCATTAAAGCTGCAACACCAGCAGCATTTGGCGAAGCATAACTTGTACCATTTGTACTTACATACCCGTTATTAGCTAGAATGTAAGCCTGTTGATAATTAATATTTAAAGATGGATGATCTTCTATCGTAACAGGATTAGTAACAAGGTCATGGTTCCACGATGTACTAGAATTTCCCGCTACATTAAATTTGAACAACATAGCATTTCCATTTGGGGGTAGATTGGTATGGTAGCATACATTGTTCTGACGGCAGCTGCTGTAGTGTTGTATTGTTGCCTCATTAACAACTCCATTAACTGTTTGCCTGATTTTTTTTCCAATTAAAGAAGGAAGGTTTTGATCTAAATATTGCAGTATTTCATCTATTCTTTGAATATTCGCAGGGCTACTTTGATATACGGTAAATTGTAAAGTTCTTGCCCATGTTGAAGGTATTGAAGAGCCAGGAGCATATATGTCAACGCCGTCTCCAAAATTAGAAAAATCAGATCTATTATCATTAATGTCAGTTGATCCAACAACTATTACACTTGCAGGAATAGTGTTTGGTGATGCGGGGCAGACGGTGGTTTGTGCATTACCGGCTGAAAAAAATATTTGGCAGTTTTTTTGTGTTCTACAATAAGAAGCGGTAGCTTCTATTGGAGAATGAAGGTTAGGAGAAGACAAAAAGCTGTAGCTTATGTTTATTACTCTTGCACCTTCATCAGCTGCTTTTATACAAGCCCAAGATATATTGGCCCAACCCGCACCAGCCCACCCATTTGCAATTTTGAAACTTCTTGTACTTATAGATTTTGCAGTACCAGAAACACCCTTTCCATTTCCCCCAATTGCACCCGCACATCCGGCTACGCCAGTTCCATGCTGGAACTCCTCTAAAACTACGGTGGGCATTCCATTTTGCGCTATACCGCCTTCGTCTCCTCTTGTACCCAAAACAGCATTATAAGCAGGAAGTCTATTTGCCTCTAAATCTTCATGACCAACATCAATTCCTGTGTCCATGATGGCCACAACAACCTGAGTGTCTCCTGGCTCTATATCCCATGCGGCACAAGATTCCATCTTGTCGTGATGCCATTGACTGCCTAATAATGGATCATTTGTGCAATTGGCAGCAGGATATCCAATAACGTCCTCAGTAACATAATCAAAAGCTTGAGTTAATTTTAATTCATCTATATATAAATCTACATTTTTTGATTCTGGAACTTCTATTAGGTATTGATCTATTTGAGGTATATAATCTTTAGGTAAGCCCTCTTCTATTTTAAGTAATCCTAAATTTCTTCTATTGTTATATTCTGCCAAAGAAACTGAGCCGTCATTAGATTTAAGTTTTGCAAGAACTCTTCCAGTTTTAGTAAAATCTTGTATATTATTTACGGGCTCTTCTTCTAACTTGGAAGAACTGCTGCTGGAAGAGGAAGAGGAAGAGGAGGAAGAAGAACTTAAAGAAGATGATGCCACGACAGGCAAAGACCATCGCAAGCCCACAATGACCTGTAAGCCGAATGCAGACTTACCATCGCTAATAGCTGCTATAAGTGCACTCGACCCGCCCTCCATTGGCGGCTGATATGTTGATCCCAAATGGAGTACTGACGAATCCCAGCCAGCTATCAAGTTAGCAGCAGGGTTGCCGTCATAAGTTCCCATAGGCGAAACCATGAAAAATCTTCCGTAGCCAGCTGAACTCGCACTCTCCATCATTTCATAAACATGCGAATACAGACTTCCAGAAGCGCCAAAGTCCCAACTGCCAATATCGCTTTCACACTCTTCTATGCCAAAGCCGCACATGGGCATATGAGCAACAGATCTTCCGTCTGGCATATATTTTACTGGCAAGACCCCATATGAGTCTTCTTCACGAATGCTGACGAACGATGTCATAATTGCACCACCTGTACAACTGATGTGTTGTTTATAATCACAAACCTGTTGGCGTTGCTCACAGAAACCGCCAAATTACCAGATTTCAAAAATCTTACAGAAGAAACAGGGCCACCCATGTTCCCAATCGAGTGCAGTGCCCCTGTCGATATCCTGAAAGCATTACCAGTCTGATCAAAAACAAAAATACCACCAGAGTTGGCAGCCAAGTCAACCGCAACCTGGTTGGGGGTGGTGCCGACGAAGACATCTGTCACTCCAACTGGTGATACCGCTGCAATATACATCTTGGATTGGGGATGTTGTAAAGAAACATAATACAAACCTTCAAATTCTGAAATTGCAATTGGTTTAGATAAAACGAACCCCAAGAATACTCTTGAATCAGTGACTCTGTAAAGCCTGAATCCTTCCTGATATGGCTCTACAGAAACTATAGACGATTGCGTAGAAAGTTCAAAAAAATCAGAGTCTTCATTCAATACCTGGACAGTCTTAATGGTGCTCATGATCTCTCTTGGCTTGTTGCAACCTACATCTATGGCTGTCACTGTGACATTCTTTACTCCATCTCCCTCTGATAGTGTGATCACACTGTCCAAGAACGGTTGCCTTGGCTCTCCTTCATAATCTAAAACAACTTGACCGTTATCATACCTAAAAACATTAAACTTACATGAAGAAACAGAAGTGGTTTCATCAAACGCATAAAGCCTAGCAGCAACATCTGTAGATTGGACGTACAGAGCTCCCTGGGCAAGTTCGATGCTAAGATCTGGCCCTATGGTGTCCAATACAAAAGTTCCAGTGTTTCTGACTTTCAATTTTTCTATATTGACTGCAGAAGATATTCTATTTGCAGAGTCTCTCGTATATAGAGATATAGTGCCGTCATCGCAATTTCCAATCCTACTCAGGTCTATGGAATATCTGTCCAAAAGCCTCACTGAGTCCAATATCGGAAATTGATATATACCTAGACTCTGACTCGAAAAGTTTACAAACAATCTCACATGCTTATGTGTCGACTTCATTCTGCCAAGATTGAGTTTGATAAAAAATGGTCCGTTTAATTCTTGGTCTGTTATAGGTTCCAAAACTTCAATCTGATCAAGCTCAAATCCATAAATTGATACTGCTGAACGGTTAAAAGATATTTCAGACCTGAATCCACTCGAAGATACCAATCGCACCCCCACATGCACTGCATCAGAATTCAAATGACTTGGTGGCAACCATGAAAATGAAGTGGAGTTTGCAGGAACCGAAGCGATAAGTATCCATTTTGAATTTTGTGCATCTTTGGTATCAAGATTTGAGGTGGTTAATATTTCAAATGTATAAGAAGCAATTTGAGGAGGCGTCAAAGGCGGTGAAAGCCAAGATATGGCAACGTTCGTGCCATTTATGACACTGCCGCCAACAGGTGTCAAAATGGAGGGGCGAGGCACACTCATGCCTTCCTCCAGTAAGAAGCATCACCGAAGGCGTTCTTTCTATCCTTCGGATCTGAAAATCCTCTGTAGGAAGGCAGGGGACTTTCATCTTCTGTCCTTATATTGTCTCCAAGACCAGCAAAATCTATGCCCTCAGAAACAAGATCAAATCCAGTAAGAGATATATTTACGCATTCGTTTGGAACACTCGGATAAAAAGCAGCAATACCATCAGTAGCAAGAACTCCATCGGATATCAGTGGTTCAAATTCTGCTTTGTAAATTCCAGCGTCGGCATCTTCAGCAGACATAATCGAAGAGAACTTTTTGACACCTCGGGTTACCATGTGAGCCATAATCCTGTCATTATCTGATGCGGCACCCAAAGCCCCTATAGAGCCAAGTTGTATAAGTCTCTTGACGCGGTCAGGCTGAGAAAACTTGAATCTGACCACCAACTTTTCTATTTCTTTTTCTTCACCGACCTCAAGAGCATCTATGTCGTCCGGAGTAGCTGCCTTGCCAGATGGCATCAAAAGAATTTGTGAAGAAATAACGGGGTACCCATTAAACCTAGGAGGATCTACTTCTAGTGTTTCAGCATCATCTTCAGATCCAGGGATCTTTACTTTGATGCTTACCGAGTATGAAGGTGGTCGATAGTTGGCCAACACATTGAGAGTCATGGGTTGACTTCGCCCAAAAAATGTCAGTACTTCTGCAAAAACCTGCTTTTCACCAGATGATGGGCTGAGAACCCAAGGAACCAAAAATTCATCCTTGGCGACAAAAATAGGCCTGAATGCAGAAGCAAGATTGTTGTTTGTTATGGCGGCTTTTTGACCAACCGCTATCCAGTCAGAGAATGCGACATCATTCTCATTCTTAAGCCTCACTGCATATGTGCCAGGAGCTCCTATGATGTTGAGCATTATCATACAATCTTCAACCTCTGCCACAAAACCGTCTTCACCACTCGTGTCTATGAGTCTTGAAATATAATCCTTAGAAACACGCATCTTAAGAAATTCAGAGTCAGAACTTGGAGCCAAGGAAGAATTGAGAACATCTGTCATTCTACACTGGCTAAAGGAAGACTGAGATTCAGGCACCACTGGAACAGACTTACATGCAGAAGAAGAAATGACGCAATCAAGACCGGAGCCATTCATCACGAACGATGTCAAGCCCCCCGTCCAGTCGGAGACTGATCCAAGAGAAAAAGATTCTGGTCTAATTGGCGTTGGCATGGTTGTCAAGAATCATATAAAGGCCTAGAGCCACCCTCGCCGTCAACAGAAGACCACCTTACAGAAGACGAATCGTAGGTCGCGAATCTACACTCCGAACGGAAACCTGAGGGGTCATCTACACTATATGAACTTCCTGCCCTTCCATCCTGCCAAGATATATAGAATAAACCAAAATCAGAGCCAGCAACACTCGGTGTTTTTGCGTCAGAATGGATAGAAGACAAGTATGATATTCTGCCGTCAACCCCCGACCAACTGATAGATCTCGAGAGATACGAAGACGGATCGCACATTATCTCAGCATCACCTGAATCAAGTTGTTCAGTGACTCCTCCGATTTCTGCTTCAACAGATACATAGTACCTGGTGTGAGGCAATATAGAAAGTCTCTGCAATTCGGAAACGCTTGTTGAGCCAACTGTTGAAGAAGCTGAAGACATGTCGGCAAAAGCAGATTGGACACTCGAAGACGGGGAAACTCTAGGTATGAAACTGGCTGATATGGTGTTGCCTGGATAGCACACGACGCCACCAACGGGGAACGATCCTCTGCCTGCGTCCCAATAGGTAGGATAATTTAAAGAATCATACACAGCGATTGGGTTTTGCTTTTCAGCATCAGTGAATATTTTTGCCCTGAAATGAACCAGTTTGTTTTCATTAGTCCTATTTGTGTAAGAGGCTGGAACAGAACATCTTTGCTGCGTGGCAAACGGACAGAATATGTAACCGTTCTTTTCTATAGACTGAGCTTGACCTGCAGCAGTTATAACCCTTATTTGGGTGTACATGGACCCAGATTTCTTTTTTACTCTGAAATCTATGGTGCGAAGATTTGCGCTGAGAGTGATGTATTCGCCATCAGTAAATCTTATAGCCCTTGATCCAGCAGACTCCCATGACGTACCAAGCAGACCAATAACCCCATCGGTAGCAGCCAAGTCTGAAGGAGTGGCTACTATTGCAACTATCGGCGCGGAGAATGTTATTGTCGACTGAACAAATTCTTCCACATCTATCGTGTTCCCATTATAACTGACCTGTGCAGGTATATGTATTACAAAAGATCTGTATTGAGAACCAGATGTAAACCCTGCGATAGAAGTAACGCCAGATGGCAGTGAAAGGTTAGATGTGATCTCCCCGTTGATGAGACTTATGTAGTCTGAAGGTTGCCTGCTTGGGAACGACACGGGAGCAGAGCCGGCGCTTTCCTGCACAACGACAAGCCTGATGCTTGCAGCTGTCACTGTGGGAGTCAACCCGATGAGAACTTCTCGCAGATTTGGCCATGTTTCTGCATCTGAAGAATCTAGTTGCTCCACATTTGGGCCAGATTTTTGGATTATGATGCCAACAGACTCCTGCGAGGTTGCAGAAACCATTGGCTGCAACTCAAGCTCCCATCTGATTACGCCCTGATTTTTTATATCTTGCGGTATTGCATCAAACTGAATTTCGTAATCATTAGATGCATCGAGCGCCTGGCCTTCAGAACTCAATGTGTTTCCATTCAAAAGCCAGCCATTAGGATTTTGCGTTGATTCTGATTGATATAAAAGTTGCGAGCCGTCCTCAAGGTAGAAATTAACGACAAACTTGAATGTTGATGTCTGTGTTGGTCTAACTGTAGCAAAAACCCCACACCTAAAAAACCTGGTTGGTAAATATGGATCGTAAGGATCTGCATCAAAAGTTCTTATGAAACCAATCGCCCTGTCTAGCAGGCAACTGTCAGATACATCTGGATCTTTACTGCTGCTAACCGATGCTGCTATTCTTGAATGATTGCCATTCCTTTCCTGCCAAGCAACAAGCAGGCGACCATCACCATCGGCAGAAATCGACGGAACGTTCGACACACGATCATGCCTAGATATGGTCTGCGAAACCTTCATAGCTTCATCCCAGTCTCTCATCGAACATACATTTATCTGCCATGTGCCTGTTTCGTTACTTTCATAGGCAACGTGTAATTTTGCCAACTTGTCAACAACAATTGCTGGGTCACGCTGAATACCCGCTCCTTGCCCAATCCTAGATACCGACAGACCACCTGTTGTGAAAGCACTACCAAACTGACACACAGAGGGAAGCGCAAATCCATACATTTCATCGACGCTCTGAAGCGTAAACTCATCATTAGAATATTCAGAAGCAACTGCAGATACATGCTCTATGACGATGTTGCTTCTGAATGGATCTTTGTATGTATCCACAATAAGGTCATTTATCTCTGCAGTTTCATCAGGGTTCTTCTGATATTTCAAAACTCGTCTCGACAAGTTAGGAGTTGAAAGGTAAACACGAAAAGGCCCTTGAAAGCAAACTATTGCGGTCGAACCTGCAACATCCCCTTCAGATTCGCCGCCCTGAATTAGCAAACCTTCAGAATCAATAACTTTCAAATCTTCAGATGCAAGATAAGATATGGCAATACATTTTGCGTCCGCAATATCAACATCCGAACTGACTGCATGGTGATCTGACCGCAGATATAATCCTGAGCCTAGCGCCAAGAATGTCCCTGATGGCAGCGATAATGAGAAGCCCCAACTGACAAGTTGTCCGTCTTCCCTGAGAGCTACACAATAATTACTGCCGCAACTCACCGCAACAAATCTACCAGAAGGTAGCGAAGAAAGACCAAACCCGCCAATGGGTTCTTCTCCCAAAAATACAAGGCTACCAGTACCATCCACGCATATGGCAAAAGTAGAGCCTACGGAAATATCTCTCCACGAAGATCCTAGTGATGTAAGATCTGACTGAAAAGCTTCAACCACTGCGTTCTCAAGCTCAGTATTAGGTTCTCCATCTTCATCAGGCTGCGCCAACCTAACAAATCCCTTCAATATGCCTGAATCTGAAATCATCAACATGATCAGTATCGTATTAACACCATCATAATAACTATCAGCAGAATTGGTCACCAATGCAAGACAGCCATTTCCTAGTTCAGATTTAAAGAAATCTATCAATTCACCCGAAGAATCGGTGGCCAAATTGCCAGAAGAGTCCACGTACACACAACCGTTGTCTCCTTCTTGAACTTTAATATTGGCAGCACGCTTCTGATATAGTGGGTGGAGAGCAGAAAGACGCAGACTGCCGACACCAGGAGTCAACTTGACTGACATCCCCATAAAATCATTTGTCGTAACCCTGACGATTTTCGCTTCCTGATCTCCGCCAACAAACAAGAACGGACTGACCATGCCCACTGGGCAAACTAGTGAATCGTCATCCCTGTATGGTTCTATCCGCTTGGCCCGCAAAAATATGGAATATTCAGTAGAGTCAGCAAACACTCCGCTTTGGCTTATAGACCCAATTCCTCCGTGGCCAACTTTGCCTCTGCGTACAGAGTACATCCATGGATATATGTAATCATCAGATTCATAAATCGTTCGATCGAATTCGTAGTCAGAAGACGCGTTTGGCTGAAGAACTACTGCTCTCGATTGATTTTCCTGCCTTGCAAACACAATACCAGAATACATAAAACCTGTTGGTGACGCCAACCAGTCATCAACTGCAGAAAAATTGAAAGCCATATTGATCCAGTCACCTGGATCTGAAGTCGAATTCAAATAGTCTATGTTGCGAGCCTGTTCAAAAGAATTGGCCTGTTGAACAAATCCGCTTGGCATGCTCATGTCAAAAGAACTCAATTGAGAACCATTCGCCATAGACAACCTATTATCCGATATGTCTATGGAGCTGATTCTCACAGCAAATCTGCCTGCTGCCAAACCATTTCTGTAGCCAATGTCGTGATGGCGGAACCAAGATATCGAAGACATAAAAGACCCGAAACACAAATCAAATTGTCTGCGACCATCAGAAACATCCACACGCCAATCGTGAGATATTTGCGGGTCTCCATTCACCATACAAAAAATCATATTTCTGTGCGCCAGCGGGACAAGATCTTCTGCCATCTCTGGTCCTTCAAACCTAAGAGGATCAAGGTGTGCTCTAGATGTTCGTATGGCATGTTCGTGGTCTTTGATGAGCATGGATCCAACAGTGAACCTAAACTGATTGGAAACATCTATGATGTGGCTTGACTCATGAATTTCAAACGCATATGGAACGCCGCCATTCCCAGATGAAGATTCACTAGACACACAATATACAACAATCTTTGCACGACCAGTATATACTGTTCTTACCAGCCCCTCATAATATCTGGAACAAGACCCGCCAGCAGACTCAACTTGATTACACCAGTCTTGCCTGGTTTGCGTATTCCTTGCAAAGAATCTGACTGTCTCAAGCATCACGCCAACAGTGTAATGACAAACCACCCCGTCGACACCATCAGCGGCAGGTCTTGTAAATGTCGATCCAGATGGAGTTCTCCAATACGATCCAACCAGATCAGAACACTGAAGATTGAAGGAACTTGAACCGCCACTTTCTAGGTATCCCAGTCCTGAAGTCTGAACAACCCCACTAGGGTTGTCGTGTATGTCGTTCAATCGCAAACTAGAAAGCAGCGGGATAAAATCTGAAAATTCTCTTGCGCTCTTACCCACGGACATGATGTTGCTATCGAAATTAAATAAACCATCATTTCGAATACTGAAGCCTCTCAAGAAATTCTTAAATTCATCATCCACTGCATCTTCAGAATGATTTCTCAAGAATGCGCCTGTGCCAGGCATCTTTGTATATACAAGTGCGTATTGCCAACTTGTATTCGCAGCAATAGTAAAAATAACACTTCTTGCTGCGTTCGTGACAAGTACTGAAGAATTGAACGTGGTGGACGTACTCAAAACCCTGTTTGAAAGAGCTGCATGACGAGCAAAAACGGTGCTACGAACTGTTTCAACACCGAGTATGTCGGTGGTGAATGTTATAGAATTTGTTAATTGGGTAGAATTCGGTGGTATCGCAATCACATGGACTGCTATGAAATCACCAATCTTAAAACCTGAAAGCTTGTCAGTGTCATTATTCAATGTTCCATTATCAAAGGTTCTACCTTGCTCGTCCCTCGCGAACGGAGAAATCCCATAGAAATCAGTTCTAATTTGCAATCCATCGTCATTAGAAAAAACATCGGATATGACAGGACTTATTCCTATTGCAGAGCCAGACAGTATGTAGCCATCAAATGAAAACGATGGCTGTATGTCAACATCTGCATCAACCATGTAGCCTATAGACTTATGTGTCCCATCAAACTGCCTTCCTGAATCATCAGTGTGGTATGGGATGATTGCACAGCATTTCGATTGAAGCGGACTGTAATCGAGGCATACCAAGTCTGACCTTGGCATTGCCACGGATGCCCCTGCATCTGCAACCTTTATCCACCCCGTCCTGATTGATATAGGGGTATGGGATGCGGCAACAATCAACCTCAATTGGAAAAGAGCTTGAAAAGGAGAAAGAGTTAAGGAGAAATCAAAACTCTTTTTATCTGCAGAGAGTGTGAATTCGCCACCTGAAAAATTTGCCACACCTGCTCTGCTGGGGAATGTTATGCCTGTAGGGCTAAATATGCTGTCAGTTAGAGACATCTCATCCGTCTGTCCTGCTATTGATAGTATGGCTCCATTGAAAGATATGCTGCCACTGTATATATGATTTGTAGTATTGCCAGATGGGTCTATATGGAGGATGACAGTCTCGACCAAGTCTCCCTCGAAGACTCCAGCAAAGTCTGCTTGGGATCCATCCATTTCACGCACATTGCTCATAAAAGAACTTGAGTTACCTTCGTTAAACTGAATGCTTAATGGACAGGTTCCCAAGAACTCTCTTTTTATATATGCGGAAGAAGATGGTATAACCCCCCGCAAAAAGTTTGAAGAGTTGAACGGCAACTCCAAAATTCCCTCTGAATACTCGAGCGACAGCACAGATGAAACACGTTTTGCTGGAGCAACAACAGGACTTGTATCTAGAGAGGATGATCTGCAGAAATCGGCGACAAGCATTTTAGAAGAAAAGATGGGCGAATCTGGACCTATAGTGGCATACGCAACAAAGGTTCCATTTCCGACATCTCGCTCCCAAACTATATGCATGTTTCCATATCTGTCGTCAAACACGCGTGGGTGCCTATTATCTCCGCTGTACGTCAACTGCATCCAAGATCCATTGCTCGCTTGCTCCTGGCTCGTTGGGAGCTCAGAATACATAAACAATTGGTTAAGGCCATCAACTTGACTTTGACACACAACGCGACAAGATGAAGATATGGCAGGATAAACACAGGATACAAGCTGACCAAGATTGTCTTCGCGAACATTCAAAGAAATTTCCGACACAGAGGCTGATTGACTTTCTGATCCTGACAAGAACGCAACATGAACGCACGGGATGTCATCGGAAATGACCAAGCCGCCTGGCCTGTTGATACCAGGACAAGCCTGAAGCTTCACCGAGTCTATATCAGACTTGACGTACGAGAATACGGTACCCCTGAAGGGGCCACTCAAGAATACGAGTGTGCCAATGTCGCTAACGCCATGCGCAGAGAGATCTTTTATAGTAGTGCATCTGAAAGTGGCTGAGGCCCCACTGAACTGCTGAACGGTTATAGCATTGCCGCCCAAACTGCTGAGAACCTGTCCGGCTAGAAGAGAGAATTTTGACTCAGAATATACATCTAGTCTGTCATCAATAATCTCTGCGTAAATACCCGAGGATTTCAACGCGATGTCTTCGTTTATCTGGTTTGCAAGTGACTGCAAGGCAGAAGAAGACCATGTTGCGCTGAGAGATATCTCCTGACCGCCGGCTAGTCTTATAACTATAGCGGCGACTCCAGATGGAGACGACTTTGGATGCACGGAATGCGTGAAGGCGGGAGGTTTAACAATCAGTCCACGCCCGATTGCCGACGGCATCACTTTGGCGACAGAAGAGGAGCTTGCCACAAAAACCCTTGTAACAGGTATGACCTGCCTCACCGAGACATCGCAATCGCCATCCTGCGAAGGTGTTTCCACATACGGCTTGCAGTATGAAACCCAAGCACCATGATTGAAGGCATTCAAGCCCCTATCATCCGAATCATAGGGAGGGAAAAGAGATGAATTAGACTGAGACTTCGGATCGAAGAATTTTGCAGCAACCGACACATGATCGATGAGGTTACACCCACCAGATATGGACTCAAACTTTTTGCTGAAACCCTCTCCAACACTGATGTATTGTGAGTCTAGATGGGTAAGTTCTTGTTCTGTCTCAGACCCATAAGGGTCATACAGTGGACCAACAAGTGCCAGATCAGAGCAAGGTGCCTCTTGAGATATGAATCTGAGACCATGGTCTGGAGATGATGTTGGATCAAGAACCACACAACCAGGCCTTGCTGGATCATTGGTAGCGGCAAGCGTCCTCAACACAGAAGGTACAAAATGCACATCTGATCCACCGTAAGACCAATTTTCCTCATTATCAGATATGTTGATCGGAACACGAACCAATGAATGTGCCGACATCTGATCTTGTGAGAAAATTTGGTTGGCTGTAAACTTTAGTACAGATCTACCCTTCTTGTTGGTGCGACCTGCATATTTCTTGTCTCCTATGCCTATCCTAAACGACGACGATGGAGGTCCATCAACAACAATATTACACCTGTCGCCGTGCGCCACAAATTCCGGAGAAGCATGCACATGAAAATTCTTACTCTTGCCTGACTTGGGTCTCTTGACGAGAGCCGCACATATGGCTTCAGATCCAAAACCGTCCTCCACATGACAGAATATGGCAAAATCGTCACTAGTTGGACGAACCCTAACTGCTCCAACAACAGACCCTGACTCTGCAGAGGACCTGTGATGCCACTTCTTGCCACCATCGGTTGAGACTGGCAAAGATCCACCACGAGAGGCGTCTTCTATGGAGAATTTGCAACCGATTGCGCCATCAAGATCCAAATTGAAATGAACTTCCCTGCCACCATGGGAAGATTTCACATCAGTGATGTGGAGTTTAGGCTGTTTCATTTTCTGGTCAAAGCCTCCGACATCTGATTTCTAACCGAAGAGATCGAAAACATTTCCTCGGCCCTTTTTTTTGCATTTTTTGCCTTTTTGGATGCGATGTCATAGTATTTTTCAACAGCTTCAACAACTGCCCTCCTCACAGACTCCGATGTAATCACTGGCCAATACTTTGATGAGAATTGTGGATATCCATCCATAGAAGCCTGCTCCAAACCAGATGGTTCTATGACAAGGCCGCAGGAATCGTCAAAAAAGTCAGAAATTCCACCAGACTGTGTGCTCAGGATGGGTACCCCCGCCGCCATGGCCTGGGCAACAGGTAGGCAAAAGCCCTCACCCCTTGACGCACACAGGAAGGCGTGGCAAGACGAATACAGCCCTGCCATGCTCCTTTCCGTCAACTCCCCCTCAACAATCATGAAATGCTTCCTGAGAGATTCAGGCACGATCCTGACCACCTCCGCACGTGCGGCATGGGGTCGATCTGTCTTGATAAACAGACGAACTTGATGCCCGGTAGACATGGCCATAGAACACCCAAGAATTAGCGAAGACCAATTTTTCCTAGCCTTCCATGTACCCACAGACAGTATGACAAAATCGCCACCATCATAGCCCTTGGGAGAGGCGTGAAAATATGGATCCCCAACCATGTGATATATAACAGATGATGGTTTTTTTACCCCGGCTTTTTCAAATACTGATTTACAAAACTTGCTTGGATACCAAACATGAGAACATTTTGAGTTTATAGTTTTTATCCAATCTGCAGGTGGGTTTTCGCATTCAAATGTGCATATCCCAACCGTCATCTCCGAGCCATGAGCGAGACCGTTCCACCTTGGCGGTATGGAATGCCATATGCCGACTTGGGCGACTCCAGAAAAATCATTCTGAAGGGCTTGAGTGTCGTCATGCGACATCCATGACTGGTTGATGCTAGGATGCATGCTTCTGACTCTAACTTGATGACCGCAAGACCTGAGCACATGCAAATAGCCAAGGGCGGCATGCCCAAACCCAGTGTTGTTTATAAAACAGGAATATTCTACCTTGCGCATCTCATGTGCTGATCATCGTCAGTCCAGGGCCGGTTTCTCGAGCATCGTGGATAACCCCAAAACTTCCATTAGAAAGGTTTCCTACAACCTGTCCAGAAGATTCCACCCTAACAATGCGACCAGCACTTGAACCTATGGCGCTTTCAGCCACAAGAAAAAGACCATCAGAAGTCACGGAAACATCAGAGGCATACAAACCATCAGGGCATGTGTACTGGAATGCCCTAGTCCCGTCAGACTCATTCACCACAACCACCCTACCCCTATAACTCGCGTGCTTGGCAAGTGCCTGACCGACGAACGCATCAACCTCCCAAGAGTTTATCGGCGGTGCTGTTCCTGACTGAAAATCCACACCAGAAAGCAGAAGTCTGCCGTCATCGAATACAACCGCGCTACCAAGAGTAAAATCAGAAACAGCAAAACTTGTGGCCCCACCAAACGCAAAAACTCCAGCCCAGTCTGACTTTCTCAGTTTGACAACGGTAGGAACAGTGGGCTGCTGGGTGTCTCCTTCATCGATCTCCTCGTCAATAACCGTCACTCTCAACTCTATACTGGCAGGAGAAAAATTAGTCTCAATAAGGCTGCCATTAGACTCCTGCTCAATACGAATACGCAATCTGAGAACATAGGTGGTTCCAACCATCGCCTCACCGTCCCCACCAGGGGTGATGGTCGCTACAGCACTGTAGGCACGATCTTGACCCACTGCGACAGTGCCAGAAAAAGGCGGATTACCCTGGAGAACGGGAGCGATGTGACCAGGTTTTGTTGGATCATTAAGGAAGGAAACCACGTATGGATTTCCATCAGGATCTTGTGAATTGTTATCTTGGAATCGATATGAAACCCTGAATTCGAGAGCATTCTCTTGGGCCGCTATATTGAGGAAATATTCGTCTGAGTCTGGACGCAGACCAGCACGTATTCTATCAAAATTAATTGTACTGTTACAAATAAGCCAATGATCTCCCACATCCTCAGCAGATACAGGATGGTACACTGAATTTAGGTAGGTGAAATCACCCACAAACAGCCTGAGACCATTGAGAGTGTAATTCGCAGCAAGCAGAGAAGAATTGGTATATGATGTTCTTCCAACTACAGACGGTTCCAATCTGCAGAAAATTTGCAAACCTTCATCTCTTCCCTGAGTGGCCAGAAGCACTTTGTCGGCAGACAATTTTATCTGAAACACATTAGGTGGCCTGCCAGCAGTGACCACCTCATCAAGAGCGTTGCCACTAACAGAGTTTGAGCCCACAACGAGCGTGAACTTGGTCTTATCCGCGTTTCCTTCAAAAGTTACATCATCAGAAAAAACCATCTGCAAAATTCTGGTATAAGGATTGAGAACGGCACACAATGGGACAAACTGACCTCCGGTGGGAAGGGGCTCTGCGTTGCCGACCCCTCTCACAAATTTTGCGTCTCTAGATATCTGAAGAACTCTATTATTGTATGTATCAGACACTATATAGCCCTTATATGAAGTTCTCGATATTGAACTGACCTGATCGAAGCCAATGGTGGGAAGCCCGTTGGCAGACCACACGCTAGACGGTCTTGAAGACTGGGCAGGAGATATTGGCAAATCAGCACCCATGTATCCAAACTCTGAGACAAAATCTTCCTTTAGTTGCTGTATCGAGTCGTTTGATGCATAAAAAATCTTGCCGATGTCCAACGGCGGCTTTATGCGAACACCAGAAGAACCCGAGGCGAAGTCAACAATTTCCGCGTTGCTCAATGTGCATAAATTCCACTGATCTCTACGAGAAAATACAAATCCAGATTCTTCTCCGGTGGTTTTCATCAATATGGAAAAATCCTTGAGAACCGGAGCAGCAGAACGATCACTCGTAGCCCTCAAAGACACCTCGATATCCACTATGGTTGCAGACACATTCAACAACTCTCCACTCTGCGGCAGTGGCCCCTCAAAAAGGGAAGCATCCACATCTGCAGCTGAATTGCCATATCTATATCGCAATTCAATAGCAGAAGTGTTTGGGATATTGCCAGGATTCCATTCTATCGCATGAAGAATAAATGGCGAATTTGTAACATACCTATAACGTGCAAAACCTGTTGGCTGAAAAAATACTTCGGTCGTGGCTATGGTGGATGTTCGCACGTCGTCAATGTTGAAAGAAAAATCAACTGATCCATCTTCTATCTCAAACACCATTGAAGTTATTGCTCCACGCTCAAATGGAGTGAGGTCGTATTCAATCAACTTAAAATTATCCATGTCGGGATCTGGATTGGTAGTGACCTCGTTTGCAATGAGAACTATTTGTTTTGCAGTCGTGGTGCTTGTGGTGCCCTGATTGACTAAATAAAAAGAAACTGCAGGGTGGACATCTGCTATACACCTAATATACATGAACAGTTTGTTGAAATTGCTCCAGTTGTTAGTGCTTGATATTATCTTACGGAATATGACCTTGCTTTTAACCCCAGAACGCAATTTAGCCGACTTGACCCCATCAGTCTGTACAGAAACATCGCCACTAATGCCAATAGTACTAGCTGCTGTCTCAACTGCAAAAGAAAAACCAGGAACTCCAGAATCAGCGCCATTTTCAAAACTATCCGCGAACAAAACAGTCTCTTCGTTTATAGTTGATGTGAGCGTGATGCCAGAATCTTCTCCGGCTAGCACCAGTGTGTTCTGGTGGGCGTAGTGAGACTTCAATTCACCTTCGGTGTCAAAGGTGATAGCATTTAAGATTCCTGCTGTCTGCTTTTTACCTGCTATACAGCCACTACCAGGTGAGTAGGCTGCAGTTGTGGCTCCAAAATCCACAATACTGTCGGTGACTGTGCCGGGCACGTAAGTGATCGTGTTGACATGGTGGTCAGCGTGGTTGGGGTGAGATTTTCTGAAAGCAATGTTCTGCTGAAGTTGATTGACCGCAGTGACCTCACCAAGCAAAACCCTATCTCTTGTTTGCAGAGACCTCGCCAAGGATTCCAGTCCAGCATGACTGAGAGTTCCTGCATTCTGCAACTCAGAATGTTTCATCCTTGGCATGCGCTCATAGGCCAACTGACCAGATGCTATCTGCTCGGCATCCAAGTCTCCCACTCTGGCTCCTGGAAGAAAATTCTTAACCTCCCTGAGAAGATCGATCCTTGAAGGAGAGCCACGATGCTTGTGCTTGGCTATCTCAGAAAGCACGAGAGACCGAAATGATATTTGCTGCTTGACAGAATTGTCAATCTGATTGATGACGCTAGCCCCGGATGTAACTTTGGCTAGCCTTATGGCGTTCGGCAGATTGTATATCGGAGACCAAAATATTAAACCATTGCTTGGACCAAATCCTGGAACAACCCGCAGAAAAACATAAACGGTGTCGCCGGAAGGCAGCCCAGACAACTGGGCGGGACTTTCTATGTATACGGCTCTACCTTGGACGAAAGCCACGCCTGGAGACACATATACATTCATACCGCCTTGAGAACTGATGGCTGTGGTAACTGACATTCCTGAAACCACTCCATCCCCGAAAAGGGAGTACATACCAAAGATCTGCCTGTCAATGGTGAGAAATCTTTCCTGCTCCAAACGGACACTGACAGCCGCGTCTAACCTGTCGCGGAAGTCAAAATATCCTAGGCCGTAATATGGAGTCCTGCCTGCCACTTTTACCTCGACACGGTGCCGTTTCTGACTCCGACCCTTGCCTCACCTGCTGAATTTATAGAAGATAATGGGGTTAGACTCGTGCCTAGGATGCCATCATTCAGATTTTTAACAACATCATTCCCTTGAGTTTTTCCTATTTCTTCTAGAACAACAGCACGTATGGCTTGCATCATATGCCTGCCTGCGTCATTGATTTTTTCATTCATGATTGCCTCCTCAATTGTTTCAATTTTTTGGGACTATAACCTACAACATTTTAAGGTGTCGCTCAGACAACATTATCTCCCGTTTCATCACTTACAGAACCGTCTCTATTAACCTGCCACCTGGCAGTTTCATTCAGCCTTACTGTCTCGCCAGGTATAAAGTATAAGCCTGTGATAGTAGTTTCCCACTTGTTGTCAGCAGCAGTAAGATTGTTTTTAACCTCGCCAATTAGTAATCTTATTGGCCCAGCGGAACCGAACCCATTGAATTCTATAACCTGCATCGGACGCAAACCAGTTCTCCCTGGAACAGTAAATGTTATCTCAACTGGAGCATTGAACATCTTTGAGTATCTTGACAGCTGGCCTTCCAAGGTGTCTTTAGACCCAAAAACACTCTGGGATTGGAAAAACATCTTCTTATAACCGATGAAACTTGGGCTAGCTGGGTCAACTATGGAGTTTTTGTTGAGGTGGCCAGCAATCATCTTAGACATATCTGGAGTGGATGATATCAAGCGTATTTCGTTCACAACATCCTTGGTCAATCGCTTGAAAGAATAACTGCTACCACTTACAACATTCCACCATTTGTAGGCATTTGATCCAACGATCGGGGCATTAAAACTATCAGGCGATCCACCGCTTGCCCCAGGAATGTCTGATGGAACCTCTGCAGATGCTTGATTGATAGTTGAAGGCACTCCCGATCCAAATGTCAATTTTGTGTCGTTGGGAGACCAACTGAAGTAATCCACTGGCATTATCTGTGGGAAACCTTGAGCCCGTTGAGTAGCCCTGTCAACCTGCTGCATCTCAGCCTCATCAACAGGTACATCAAAGTGAAATACGCCGTTGGCATCAAAAAACATAGTTTTGCCCATCATTTTTGCGATTCTTACCAAGATGGACATGTAAGGGTCAGACACCGCAGGCTTAAACATCGGGGAATTGAGGGTTGCATACTTGCCGGGAAGAACAGTGTCATTCCATATAACCTGTTCATCTCCAAATTGAACAACACGATAGTCACTTTGTGGCTTGATGGATGCAAGTTCTTTTATTAGCCTTCCAGGATTTGTTAGAGATGCTCCAGAACTAGCACTGGTACCAGCGCTTGCACTGTCGTTGCCGTTTTCAGATGAGGAATTTCCCCCACCAAGCTTGAACCCAGCTTGACATATCACATCTAGCACTGCGTTGTAGTCTCGCATGGCATCATAGTATGGAGCATTCAACCACCGCATGTGCTCAAGCACCATGGAGTAGTCTCGCAAATTGCATGTCATAATAATTTTGGTTGGCTCAGTCTGAAAACTTACATCATTACATATGCCAGTGAAAAGAGCTTGTCTTGATTTTTGGACTGCTCCAGATGCAGGAGTAACGTACATCGATCCGTCAAAGTACCCCGCTCCATCACGCCATGCATAAACGGTAACATAGAAATACCGATCTTGCAAAGAGGCCAGATAATCACTCTTGTCTGCTTGGCTGTCATTTGTATTTTGCCCTCCAACACCGCTGTTGACAGGGTACTGCTGACCAGTTACAGAAACTGGTTTTATTGATTCAAAGTTACCCTGAGCCTCACCCTTGGTGAGATACAACGTCATGCTTCCTTGGTGATTGATCTTATGTCGCTCCTCTCGAGTCCAGGTATCTTCAAACGAAATGACATGATTTGTGATATCAATAGGCTCTGAAGTCCACCTATCTGACTCATCTTCTTTGATAAAAACTGTAAAACTTGTACATAGTGGTCTAAGGCAGTTTTCTATGATGTACGACTTATCCCCGCCTAACAACTCCAAAGATCCAGACTTCAATGTGATTGATGGTGTAATATTTATTGAAGTTGGGTTATTCGTGTTTACCGAACCTTTATAGCTAGCCTGTATGACAGAAGGACTAGAAACCTGAAAACCTGCGTATGAAGATGCATGAGAGGATGTTACTCCATGGGTATCTCCAGGAATTGTCTTGCGGACATCTGTAGAAAACTTGTCAGAAGTAAAACTTTTCTCATTGCTGCCTATAACTTCTTTGAGTTCTAGACACGACTGAAACCAATAAGAAGGCTCCTCACCAGCAAATCCAACAGCAGTGCCATTCTCAATATCTTCAGCATTTTTTGTGGCGTCTCGAGACCCCTTGGATCTCAGCAGTATGCTTATGGCAGACTTGTCCAATACCGAGGGTGGTGGAAAAGACTGTTCACTCGATGTTTCACTAGGTGGATAGGCTACATCATGAGCAGTAACGGGAAACTGCGTGGTTAAACTTACAGAAGGGACATACTGTAGTGGGCTAAAATTAAATGCGCCACGATAATTTCCCATATGAACCCTAATTACCCCAGACAATTTGATGGGGGAAAAATACTGGTTGCTTGCAGGCTTATTTTCTGCATCTAAAGCCTGAAGTTGACTCTCTGTCAACATTTGTTTCATTGCCATTGCCCGTATATGGTCGGGCCATCTGTTTCTTTCAATCACTAGGGGTTCGTTGCCATCGATTGATATTTGCAGGCGACCAAAATAATGCTGCACACTTATTTCGAATGCGTCCATTGTGAGAACAGATGCACCGCTCTTGTTCATGGTTGCAAGCAATCGAGAATGCTCTTTGCCGCCGCGCAAAACTGTCGTCGTCTGCTGACTGCCTGTAGTAAGAGCACTAACCCATTCAGGATCTTCAGTCACCTCATATACAGACACTTTAGATTCATGAGTTATGCATATAAAAAATCTGTTTTCTTTGCCACCATCTACTTCAATAATGATGTATGGCTGTTCAGCAAGGTAGTTTTTTTCCGCATCGGCTGGTATGATAAAACCTGGAGGAATCGTTGAGGACTCCGAAGAAGACGTGATCGTCGTCGCAGTCCTGTAAACAGGACGAGCCACCCCGAAATTCCTCTCAACTGTAGCAGCATCAGATATCGTATTGTCAGCAACAATACTAGGAGACGTAGATACACTGTGTGTCGTGTTCCCATCTGTATCATCATAATCAATATAAAGAGGGTCAAGGTAACAGTAGTCATGTCTCATCAAGAAGGCGCCTGTCACAACTTTTTCAGTGCTTCCACCATCAGTTTTTACCGTGTCCAAACTAACCTTAGGAAATTGCGGAGTCGTGTTGTGAAACTTGAAAGAAAAATCTAGACCGGCGAAAAGATCCGTAACCTTCTCGTAGCTCACGTGCATGCCGGGATTCAAGTTTGAGTATGTTGAAGAGGTAGGCACCGTATTTCTCTGAATGTCTCCAATTTTCTGAGCGAGGCGCGAGCCTCTAAGAAACATCCAAGAGGTTCTTATGCCTTCGCCTAATTTCTCGAATAAGTTACCTACAAAAGATGTATCTAATTGCACGTATGGCAATTCGGAGGCAAGTGGCTGATCTGCACTAACAGAAACCTCTTCGCCGGGCATGCGATTTTGACTCTTTTTGGGGGGCTCGGTCACACTCCTCGTTCTGCTCACAGGAATCAAGTCTTCCAGGGGAGATCTCGCGTTTTCTCCTTGCTGATAAGATGATCTGCTTAATTCCTCTACACTTTGCTTATTAATCAGGTCAGTGAACAACCCGGGAGCATGAATGAACAATTGGTGCATGAAAAGGCTTTCATTGTCTGATCTGACGCTTGCTGCTATTTCATTAATGCCCTCAACATCTATGCTCGGATTTGCTTGGTCCGATGAAGAAACAAACACCCGCTCAGCAAAGCAGGTTGAAAAGCGACCATACTGCGCACGTTTCAATGTGACACCAACAGATGAGCCCATATCTATTGTTTCAACATCATCTATCTGGCTCGCATTCAAGAACTGAATGTTGTTCTTGGTAAACAAGAATTCGTGCACCTGCCTGACACGCTTTGAAAATGGGCATCTACCAGACTCAAAAAGCATAACCTGTATTCTGACAGTACCAAGAGCCGCTACTGAGCCACCGGATACCTCCCCACCCACCCTGAGGTCATAGAGGTTTCTACTGAGAATCGTACCTTCGCCAAGATTACTGCGTGAGTTGGGCATCGAGAATTAGCCTGTCTCCAATTAGAAATCCGCCACGCACAGAGTCACTAGCGGTATAATAAAGCCTAAACATGCCATTTTGAAGAGGAACGATTGTTGGCATAGATCCACCCAAGTCGACACCCAGATTTTGTTGAAGCTTGCTTGGCTCTCCAGCATATGTTTTGTCCAACCTTACAAACGACCTCCCCGTAAGGAGTTCTTCTGATATCTCAGAAGGTAAGGGTCCAAGAATATAAAATGGCCTCATGAACTTTCTGTCCTCTGACGACAACCAAGCAGTAGTGAATATTTTTGAAGCCTCAGCAGACCTACCAATTATGGAAACACAGGGCACACGCTGGCCAAAAAGACATCCTCCGACATTATAGATTATCAAAACGAAGTCTCCAAATTTGTCTACACACATAGCCACATTATCTATGGGCAGCGTATCTCCTAAAGATGCAGAAACATTCTCAAAATCGTAAACGCTATCTGCGTCATCTATTTTATACTTAATTGGTCTGATTGAAAACGCATATTCTCTGAAAGCTGGGGACCATGTCTTACCACAATCAGAACTTAGGAATGCATATGCTGAACCATCGTTTATCATCATGCAGAACAAACTGCCGTTAGGCATCACCTCAAATGCGTATGGCCCAATAGGATCAAAATCAAATCTACCCGATGTACCAACACACAGTTTGGGGCTTTCTCCGAATGATGTGGATATTCTTGGATAGAAAGTCTTTTTGGACAATTCGCTCGACGAAATACCAGAAGAACTTGTGAACCGCCCGCTTGTCAAGATTTTAAAATTGGCTGCCTCTTCCTTGTATTCTTCGTTATTCTCAAAATTAGCATAAACCACGTGGCAAGGTGCCAATCTAACTTTCATCATTCCAAGATTTATCTTAACATCAGTTTGATTCTGAGAAAATCCATTACTCTTGTATGGTTCTTCTGAAATCGCATACACAAAATCTCTCAAGCCGTTTGCGAATCCAACCCTAAACTTACTTTTTGGCATCGACTTCGGCAGTCGACACAAATCAGTATTCATGTCAGAATCATCTATTCTCTTACACAGCAACATGCCGTCTTTTTTGAACATGCAGTACGTGCAGAATGCACGATGATCTGATTTTGCTATGATATCGCTGCATGTCTCATTGATGAAGCCCTGCATTACATGCGTCATGAGATTCCAGCGCAAATCGCCATCACAAGACATATAACAACTCAAACCAAAGGCGTCATCCTGCGATGCAAAATACATACCGGAACAGCCATATGAGTCTACGAATGGAGACGCACTCGTCATCTCAGGATACCACATGTCAGACTTTGATTTTTCTATCCACCTCACCTTTGCGGTTGCGGCGATTGGTCCAGAAATAGGAGATGAAGAAGATATGATTAAGTTCATAGATGAGCCGTAATGCGGACCACGCATTTTGACCATGCCGAAATCGTCCACCTTGTACCAAAGCATAGTCTTGCTACCGCTTGGCGGATAGAAAGAACCCGAAGATGACAAAAATGAATCATCTATGCATGCAGAGAGGAACATGTTCTTCAGTTGTTCTTTAGATTGACCTGTTATATGCACATCAATTCCGGCTATATAGTGATCTTCATTGGACGGAATGAATGCTGACGCCCCATCTCCGTTGACTGAAAATGATATGGGATAATCATCTTCAACAAACTTTGGGATGTTGCTCGGCTGCTCACGGAATGCATCAGTTTGATTGACAACTGCCTTGAAACCAGGATAAACAGCTGGTACTATGTCAAAAGGAGGGCCAAAAGCGGCTTTCGAACCTATCGGATTGGCAAGGTTGGTGAATTTTTTTTCTCGCCACTTGAGAGAGTCATCATCAATACGATCATTGATAAACGAACATGCCGAAGCAACCCTTTGAGTTTGCATGGAGTCAATCGGCATGAGCGCAAAGTTCTGGTCGTCCCTCACCGTCAAAATACCTCTCCTGTTCTGCCAATCCATCGCAGAACGCATACCCTCAAAAGTCCCCTCTGTCAAAACATAAACATTACCAAGTTGTTCTTCTGGACCCATGTTTTCTATACTAATCCTGCCAGTTCTAGATAGATTTATATTGGTCAAACGTCCAGCCGTTCTGAGAGAATTTATTGATGCTTCACCAGTCGTTGGATCGACAGCAGATGCACCATAGGACACTGTGGGTATTGTCATGGTCGTCCGAGTGTCAAATTCTGCCAGCGACAAATCTGGAAAACCAACATCTCCATATGTCGGAATGCTTCCAACTCTTATCTGAGTGCTGGAGTATGGCTCAAAAAAATCAAGCCTTGGTATACCAATCCCAGCGCTTATGCCATCAGATTCGTATTTCGTTGCCTTCTGTATTGCCAGTGCAAGATTTTTGTGATACGGGATCTTGAGGTCGTCTGGAAGGCAACTGTTGCAGGCTTCCGATATGTCAAAATACATATTTCCTTCTGCCATCTCATCAATAGATAATGGAGGAATGCCTGAGAGATTGGCGCTGAACCAATCAGAGTTCAGAGAGGAGGGATAGAACAGAAGCGTTGGCTCGTTTAGTGGAGACATGAAATGTATTCCCAATCTGTCTCCAAAGAAGAAACCTCTTGGGAAGTCAAATTTTCTGAATGTCGGCAACCTTGTCAGTATTCTTGATATACGTGGCCATTCAACGCTTATTGGAGATCCCACGATGGGCTCCACAAAGTCCGCCGAATCAGTTGAACCACCAGGAGGATCAAGTGGGTTACCAAAACCAGGACGACCAGTGTCAATATTTATCGATTGTCTTACCCTGGTGCAAATATCATCAAAGTTTTCATCTGATGCAAGATAAGAGTCATATGAACTTGAGCCTAGTTCAACACACTTAAGATAACCAAGATAAGAAAAAGATTTTCCTTCAGTTCCAACAGACGACAAGGAGGGTAGCTTACCCTCATATCTGTAAGTAATATCCGTTCCTGATGCCGATGCTAAAGATCTCCATGTACACAACTCCCCAAAAGCGTCCACCTCGCGAACAATAGTTCTACATGGAGCAAAATGATACACTCCACTTTTGGGAGGGAATAACGTGAGACCAAAACCTCCCATTATAGAAGTACTTTGCTGTACCACGCCTCGGTCTAGGTGAACCCTCCTTGCAAGAACCTTTTCCGCAGCTTGATATGTGATATATACTGAATTGTAGTACTTATCAGTTGATATGAAATTTGTTTCAGTGCCATCTGGCGCACCTGACCCGCCGCCTGCGTTCGAACCCATCGACGCTGTTATTGCAGGAAAAAACACAACAAGATAGCGCTTGGTTGGGTCTACATCCTCATTCACTGCAAAAAGAGGCGTGTGGCCAGCATCGAGACCTCCACCTGATGTTTCTGTGCTTGTCAATTGCACGCTGCTCATGGCTTTGCCACCAGCCATGATATATTTTTTCAATTTAACACCAGATATGTATGCAAAATTCAGAGGCATGGCTTCCTCCACGACTGAAGCCGGCACTCCATTCCTAGGGTCTTCAGAATTAGCGCCTTCAACCAACCCCTTGCCAATATATTGAATTGAAGCTCCGAAGTTGACTGGCTTCCATGTCACACACAAGACAGAGGCGTACCCATCTGGTATCTTGATAATGAGCGCTTTTCCTTGCCCACTTGCAAACATAGGCCAATTTGCCACTCCGTCTGAAAATTCTTCTTGACCCCTGCGTATCATCACGCCATGTGAGATTTCACTTCCAGATGGAGCAAAATCAAAAATACTGTTAATTCCAATTTGCCTGTTTACTTGGGTTCCACCATTATGTATAAAATACCCGTATTTGTAGGAGAACATTTTAAGGTTGACATGGCTTATGCCGGCTGCCAGTCCGAGCGCATTAAGAGCGCTCTGAACACCGACACCAAGTGAAGCGAGTGGTTCTAAAAGATCCGCAGCCTGCAACTGAAGATTTATTATAGACTGTATCTGTATCTGTATGGTATCAGATGGCAACATTCTGATACGAGCACCAACAAAATATGGTACATCAAATACAGGGCCAAATAGAGAACTAATCGTCAAATCATCAGACGGGCCACCATATGATGGAACAACATAAAAAACCACAGTCTGACCTCTTTTGACTGCTTTGCTTGTTGAAAATTGTGAGCCAGCCTCTGCTTCAGTTGGATCTTCTTTCATGATTCTGACTGAAAGACCAACTCTACGCAAAGTGCCCTGAAGAAGATCTGGAACTCCGTTCCTGTAGTAATACCATCCATATTCAAAGTACATTTTGATTACACGAGAATCTATGCCCTGATTGATCATGCTATCCGTAAGATCTTCTACACTCGTCTGCAATTCGATTTTAAAACCATCGAATGTACGCTCTGATCCGGATGCCGAAACAACCTTGGTAGATGCAACTGCAGACATTCCTATAGATGGAGCAAATGAAGGTATTTCTGAAGGCTTTGGCGGAGGCGTGCCCACCGTGGGTATGCTACCCTTGGCCAAAACTTGAGAGTGGTCAAGAGCGAGTATGCCAGACGGCAAGCCGCCCAAGCCTATAGCACTCATGCATTCACCGCAGCCTTCATGGCCGTGGCAAATCCGTCAATTATGGCTGGAACGATCTGTTCCTTGGCCATGGCGGCAACTTGGCTAGATATGCTAGCAACAACACTATCATCAAGACGAAGTTGGCCAGTCGATGCAGACGTACCAGCCACAGACGATGTTGCTGCAGCAGCAGGAGTTGCCGCAGGAGGCGCGCCTCCCACAGACCCAGCAGCACCCCCGGCTGCTGCAGCCTGATCCATGGCGGCTCCCAATCTGTCTGCATTTAGGCTTGCAACATCGCCAGTTGCCCTGCCAGCTATCTGTTTGAGATAATCAGTAATTTCAGGTATTTGACTGCTAACCAACTCGTTGGTGTAACTAGCCATCTCCTGAGACCATTCACCAGCCTGTAAGCCGCCTGCGCCAAAAGTGGATATCCCTGCCCCTCGTCCGTCGGCTGCGCCTGTTCGCAGACTGGTGGGCATGTCTTTTGCAGTCCTGAGAAGAGTTCCTAGGTTTTTCTCTTGGTCAACAACAATTTCCGCAAATACTCCAGCTCCTTCCATCATGGAGCTCAGGGCATCTAGATAACCCTCCCTGATCTGCTTGGTCATTTGAAGTTGCTGCTGGATCAGACCGAGACGCTTGGTGTCAGCTTCGTTAAGTTTCTTTTCAGCATCAGCAGCTGCTGCCTTGTTTGCCGTGATTGCTTTATCTGCCTGTTCTATTTTTGTCTGATCGCCCTTGGCTTGAGCCTCGGCAAGCCTCTGCTCAGCCTCTGCGGCTTTGTTGACAAAATCTTGCTGCCGCCGAGTGAGTTCTGCCATTTCATTTTCAATAGTTGAGACCTGCTCGCCCATCTTCTGAACGGCAGCGGCACGCATCTCAGCACTGGCCCCAATTCCACTCGCCACACTGTCTATCATGGATAGTTGAGCCTCAATCTGAGAAATTTCTGACTGCCTCATGTCAGATTCAGCCTTGAACCTAGCAATGCTAGCCTCCAAAATCTTCGTGTTGTTGCCCGTCATAGTTTTAGTGACATCATTAGATGCGCTTATTTGTTTTTCACGCGCCTCCTCAGTCATTTTCTCAACCTGATCATAATTACCATCCCTGATGGCATCTGCAGTCGCCTGCGCATCCTTTTTGGCAGCATCTAGCTGCTTCTGCAATTCGGCTCTCTTATCTTCATCATTTTCAGCATCAATCAGCTTTTTGGCTTCGGCGGCCTGTGCCTCATATCCGGACAAAAGTTCTTGTGCGGCTTTTTCTCGCTCTGCAGGATTTATATTTTTCGATGCTTGCACCCCCCTCTGTATCAATTCAAATCTTGTTGTTTCTATTTCCAAGATCGCCTGCTTGCTCTTCAACTCCCTATCCATGCTTTCTTTCATCTGCGCAACAAACGCAGAATCATTGGCGGACTGATCTCCTATGTCTGCACCTGTTCCAGCAATTTTTCCGAGCATCTCTGCCTGCAAAGTGTATGCTTCATTTATTGCAGCAACAACACTGCCATGCACTTTTGCCTGCTCCGTAAGTTGGGTCTGTGCAACCCTCAGGCGGTCCATAGTCTGAAGTCGCAACGAATCAATAACCTTACCAGCCAAATTGGCTGTATTACCATCTTCCATCGCTTTGGCGATGGCGTTCTCCATTTTTTCTTGAGCTTGTTTCGACTTTACCCTGCCACTTTCCATGTTCTTGAGTGCATCAGCAACCTCTGTTTGCTGAAGCATAAATTCCAAAATAGCCTCAGCCTCTGCCCCGCCTTCCGATGCAGCCTTCATCATTTCGGCCTTCGCCTGTTCGAGATTCATACCCTTGGCAAATAATTGTTCAAAAGAGGCAATCGTATCTGAGCTCAATTCCTTTCTGAATGTGGTTGCATCTTCCGTGTCGGCACCCAGGTCTCCAACATTCTCATACTTACGATCTGTCATCTTTTTCATCATCTCAGCAGTGGCCGCAGCGGGGGCCACGGTGAGACCCTTTACTAGTTCTTGAACCTCTGGGAGGTTTCCTATCATGGAATACATGATCTTGCTTTCATTAGCAAGAACATTGCTGGCGGCTGTTGCAGTTTGAGCAAGAGCAATACGCCCCTTGGACTGCTCGTTCAATACATCAGTGGTTCTCATTATGGTGGCAAGCTCATCTCTGCTGATCTTTCCCATCGCATACATCATTTCGGCATTTGCCTTTGTGACTTGAGATTGCCTCGTGAGCGAATCACTCAATTTACCAACATCGGCAGAACCAGCAAGTTGAGCAGCCCTCAACTTTTCAGCGGCATCAACCAACAACAACTGATCTTCATATGCTGCGTAAGCCTTCTGGCTCAACCCTTCGAGCCTGCCAACATACCCCTTTATGGCCTCTGAAGTCATGCCAAAACGATCACCAGCAAACTGCACCACAGCAGCCATCTTTTCCTGTCCAGTGATTGCCAGAGGCATCTTCATGGCAAGATCCTGCTGCAATGTCAACATATCTTCGTATGGAAGAGAGAATTGACGAGAAAGATTGGCAGTACTCGCTGCAATTCCGTCGGCAGTCTTGCCATATAAGGAAAGACTGCGCTCAGCAGCCACAAGGCTAACATTTATCTTGTTCCCGAACTCTAGTAAATTTGACATGGAAAGCCCAAGGCCTCCCATGCTCTCAATGGCATTATTAACTGCCACGCCCATATTGGCTAGAGAGCCAGTTAAGCCTGTGATTTTGTCTACAATATCAGCCAAGACAGAGTCCGCCTCTCTGTCTATTTTCTAGCACAAGGCAGACTCACCTCTCCGAGACGAGAGAGATGAGGAACATAGCAGCGTCTTCGGAAAGGCTGCCTATCTTTTCCTCGTTGCAGGGTATTGCTTTGCTCTCTGAGTCTGTGAATGACCAGCCTATCATCATATTTTTGAACCTGGCTGATCGGAATGTGATGGGGTCAAAAACAAGTCTTGATCCGTCGTTCCTCATCGAGGACTCCTGAATCTTCAGAGAAGTGGCGTATGAAATTGGTCGACACATGATGTGATGCTGCTGAAAATTACCTTCGCCCAAGGCTGTGGATGCCTCTTCCTTGGTTTTGAAGAAGACTACCTTACCTGCCTGAAAACCAACCCAGAAATCAATCTTGAATTCGTCCGACTTTGAGATGAATATTGACATGTCAGATCCTTGCTCCCATCATCATGCTGAACACCTTTACTATATCGGCATTTTTCAATCTTGCCCCCAACATCGCCATGTTGGAAAAGGCGTAAAAATCTGACACCCTCAGATTTCTGATATCTTCTATTGTCCATCCATAGTGGTGTGCCATTATGTATTCTCTCAGGCGATCAGTCACGAGCGGGATGTCCTCGTCCCGCCACAGGTGACCGACCGCCTCTATGGTTTTCCCGGGTCGGGGTCCTCATCTGTAAACATGAATTTTTCATATGCTGACAGCAGGGCATCAAAAACATCAGAATCCATCTTTGCAATGTCGCCACTGTCAAATGACCCAGATTTTTCTCCTTCGTGCCAAGAGCCAGAAACCAAGCCGGTCTGTGCCATAAGCGACCTGTAGACCATGGGGTCAATGACATAGTCTCCCTGTATTGGGTCGAAGCGCCTGGCGCCAGAGACAACCTGAGCGCGCTGACCCCAAGTCACAGTTTTCCATTTGCAAGAAACATGCATATGGACATGAGCTCCTGGCTCTTGTCCTTGCCATGAACCGACAAGAGACCACCTCCTGCCCCTCTTTTCACTGCGGACAAAACCGGTACATGTTGCGAACTCTACGCCAAATGGTCCTGTCATGACCCCATTTTATCGGATGATCAGAGAGGGAATGGGTGTGGCTGGTCTGCAGAACTCCACCCCCCACCACCATAATCAGATATTGCAAGATACCTACCGGCATCGGTACCTAGAGAAACAAAATTCATAGGCGTCTTGATAATACCGTTGGTAAGTTCTGTACTGTCCAACTGGAAGATACAGCCGAAGAACTTCACGAGCGTTTTTGGTGTTGCCCCAATTTTTGCATTCAACAAAATATTGACATGCGGGATGTTTTGGCCAGGATCATCTTCGCGATTTTTTGCCTGATCTGCCAAGGTTTGTGGGCGACCAAAAAATCTTACGGAACCAGAGACCCTTCGCTTCTTGGGCAAAATGTCGTATGGAGCCAACTGTCCAGCAATGACATACACCTCTTCTGAATTGTTGTCAATGCTGACATCAAGTTGCTCAATCAAATTAAACTCTTTGGGGTCGATGTTCCCATTAACACCCTCCACCCCTATAGTAACATCGTTATAAGTGATAACACGAAGAGGAGATTCTGCAGATGCAGTATCCAGATTCGGAAGGTTGTCTGCAGCTGTGGCCGGTCGACGACCCCTGCCTCGAAATGAAGCAGTGCAATCTAGGGTGCCATTCGCAGCTATTGACAAACTTATTTTGTCAACGACCATGTCGTCGTATACAAATGTAAAACCACTGTGGTAGTGCACCACTACATCAACTGTTTCTGCAAATTTGCCGTCTGCAGTTCTCCTGCCTGCAGCACGCCACAACTGCGCGAAGGTGTCAAGGTTTCCACCATTTTCGGCCTTGTCAAGGGTAAATTTCACATCCCCTGACGCCTTGAAATTACCCATCTTGTATCTGGTCATGTCAATACTGCCGTCGATGTCCTCAACTGGCTCAATTGACTGTTCGCCCTTGATGCTGCAACTCGTTGCACGCAGGATTGCCCCGTTGATGGCCACCACGCCAGGGAATCCAGCACGAACGGGAAGGTTTTGGTTATCAATCGGATTCTCAAATGATGGCATTATTTTACCTCATCTCGTCGATAATCGCGAGAACAAATTCATCATGTTCACTCAATATTTTCTGCACTGATGGTGAAGCCTAAATTGGCGCTCATCTGCGCAAAAACTGGGTCAACCTGAATGTCTCCTGCGTCCAAGAAACTGTCAAGAGAGGCATTTGTCCTGCGCAACACATGATTGTTTAGGGCTGCCACGGCAGAATTAAGCGTCGAGGTTGACTGCGTGCTAGCGGTGACTGCTTCATAGCTGTTAAAGAAAGGAGACAACAGGTCAATTGACGGCTGGACCGAGTCAAACAGCGCAATCTCGTACACAGCGCTATACACGGAATCCTTGGCCAGCAACAAGGTTGCCTTACACTGTGCAATATAGTCCGAAAGATTCTTGTATTCTGCTGCTGAAATTACTGCCATTTGCTCCTCCGATAGTTCATAATGGTGTTACACTTTCTACATCAAGTTTCCTTGCTTCCCTTCTCGAGATTAGTGGCATCAATTTAATAAAAATATCTAGGTGGCTAGGAGTGTCATTCAAATCACAAGGTCGCGAAGGTTCTGATAGGGACGACAGGGTCACTAGAGTCTCTGCAAGGGCCCCTGGGACAGGTATGTGAAGCAGTTTGCCTGATGCAGACATAAACGGGGTAGATGGCAGGAGATGACTACATCCAATGGCTCGGAAAATAGGGCAGTCGGTCACCACTGAGTCAACCCCGAACCTTACAGCCTCAACAACAGAAACCGCAGAAGACGGACAGAGGACAGGAAAAACCGCCGCCCAAGCTCCGGCAAGCGTCTGCGCGTACAGGAGGTCGTCAACCCCATATTCCACAGAGGAGGCCGCCCAAGCCTGCCTAGAGCCTGCTGGAAGCACCCCTCTGCCTAGGTCAAAGTCGCCTGGGTCGGCTCCGTTTGTCCCGATAACGAGCTCCCATCCGCTTTCATACAGACCAGACTTCTCCCATTCCGACAGAAGGTATGAAAAATTGTTAGACTCAAAGTTTCTCATGGGGGCAAAAAAATACTTGCCCCTCTTGATTTCTTGAACATTTTGCAAAAACAGAGCAGTAAACGGTGTGGAAACTTGAATATTTTTAACACCAGATCGAACAGCCTGATTTGCTGCCACCATACTACAAGCTATGACGGCATCAGCCAAAAGACACGACTCATAGGGTCGATCAACATATCTTTCGCAGTCGTTCAAGATGTGCAGCCATCCAAAATCGTGTATACCAACAACCCGACAGGCAGCAACATGGGCGGCATCTGCATCATCTCCAAAGGAGATAACCAAATCTGGCTTCGCTGATTCACAAAATACGCCAAAATTAACTGCGGCTGCAACCCCCCTAGGCAGTGGCAAGCACCTTGGGATGCCTGAGTCAGTAGAAAGGTCAAAAAACACTCCGATGTGTTCTGGAAAAGATTTTTGAATATGTCGCCATATGACATCGCCAATCCTTGAATTGGCGGTCAACAGGTGGGGGCTGCACCCTGTGACTGCAATAATCATCCTGGCGGTTGCCTCCAAGAATCACCAAATCCATATGGGTGGTGATTCTGAGCTTCGGTTGCACTCCAACTGATCCTGGCAGCCTTCAACAACGTGCCCTTATGGACGAAGCCATAATCTATGCTTTTTGGCCAGCACTTGTACAAGAATCGTTCAACGAGAATGACTTTAGGATCATTTGCCACGAGATACTCGTTTTTTGCTGGCTCAGATAACCTGATCACCTGACCGTCAACAACCTCAGCCACATGGCAATCTTCAGATATGAATACACTGTCTAGCAAGATGAACTGACCCGCAGTAATACCGTCTGTATCTGAAAGTCTCACAAAAACATCACCCTGCTCGATATTCGATAAGACTGACACGTATCCCTTATCGCCTGCAATTGCAACAGGGTTCTTCTTGAGACCAGTTTCTACGATGTTGGCAAGATGCATTAGATACTCGTAGCCCTCCTCCTGTGTTGCATCTGCAACATAACAAGTGATGTCAACCTCGTATGTTTCGTTGCTGACCTCCAAGCCAATCCACTCAGAATTCTTGCTCTTACCATTTATTGTTATTGCAGGATATTTTATGATGTTGTCTGGATCTCCAAGATATATGCCCTGAACAAATTGCCCCTTGACAGCCTTTCGCAAATTGCAACTCCCAACGTTCCAATCAGAAAACCTGACCCCCTCTTGAAGAACTACATGCGTCTCATCGGGAACCTCCGTAATAACATGCGGATATTCAAATTCAGTACCATCGGTGATCAGTACATCATCTCCGACTTTAAAGCGATTAGAGGTTCTCAGTGTCAAAACACGGTCACCAACAGCGATGGGTTCAGTTATTGGGGATTCAGAACTGACCCATCTGTGTATGATTTGCCGAAGACTAGTGAGAACCTTATACATCAAAGTGGATATTTCATTATTTTGTCAACAACCCTATCAATCATATCTTCCACAATAGCATTTATCTTGTCCATCTTGACAGCATCTTCGGACGAAGCACTTCTTACTGCAGCATCTTGAGTTGCCTCTTCTCTTGAAGAGAATATTCTGGTTCCAGCATATATGCGAGATGGAGCGCTCGAAGACTCGGCAGACCCATCTTTTATGGCATTGATCTGCGCCAGAGCCGAGCTCACAATGTCTCCAATTGCTTCCATGATCACATATCTGGAATGTCTCTAGTCGAATCCTGATCAGTATTGGGTAGTGAATATCTGCCCAAAAGCGTAGGATTGGCAAATCTACTTGAGATTCTGGTCTGACCATGAAGAATAGTTCTTCCGTTCAATATGTTCATCAACATGACGCGTGCCTGATTTCTCAACCCCTTGCCATACTCGTTCTTCTCTGTGCCGCTCATGGCAGAGAAATGTCTGTCAAACAGGCTGGCAACACAAAGACGCGCTGATGCTCCCGGGACTGGGTCGGGGAATTTTACTCGCAGCAATCGTGATTCTGCTGCCGCAAAATCAACCAAGAAAGGGTCATTAACGATAAGGGTTGTACCGTTCGCAATATTAGCAACTGTCCTTCTCTCATTTAGAAAACCGTTTGTCAGAACAATTATATCACCCGGTACGAATACATTTGCATTGGGGCTCATGATGACGATATCTGTGTTGTATGGATCAATATCCACCACGAGTTCAAATTCGACATCACTTATCTCTTTCAGTGGAGTGCTGTACATGGAGCTCAAAATAGAGTTTATGTACTCGTCAGCAAGCGCGATGTGCTGATCAAGAATCTCATCAGTTATCACATTACCCTTGAGGCTATTGCCAAAATTTATGAGACTACCTTTCTGTGTGAGCGTTGGATCTGTCGCGGTCGTAAAAGACTGGGCAAAAACACGCTTGCAGAGATCTCTCGTTGCGTATCCCATCAGACCTGATCCCTAGTTATAATTCCATTAAGAAGTCTGTTCTTTACAATCTGCGCAGATGTTAACAGTCCAGAGCAAACTGCGTTTAGTGGGTCTGCCGCCTTGCGGACATCCCCAATCTTGAATGGCAGTTGTATGGAAGACATGATTCTTGCCAATTTATTCTCAAAGCCGTTTGGCATAGAAGTTCCACCGGCGATCACCACATCAAGAGGCTTGTCAAACTGACTCTTAACTTCTATGAACTTCTTGGCAAACAAACCGACGACATGACGGAGCATGGCATCATAATATGCGTCAAGCGCAAAAGCTATGTCATTATCTTCATCGATGTTTTCAAAGTCAAGAACCCGCTCCTTGAAATCTATCACCTGAGACACTGGCACCGCAGTCTGCTCTGAAACTTGTCTGTCAACCCAATCTCCGCTCCTGCTAACAGACATGCCAAGAATCTGCATACCTTTGTATGCTACAACGCAATTTGCCCTGCCGGCACCAAATGACATTCCTATTCCACTGAAAGGGACTTCTGTGCCGTCATCTAGAACCACAGACGGCCTCTCGCTGAGAATGACAGCAAGACCTTCCTCTATGACCTTAACATTCCAATTAAGGCGGGTAAACATGGCCTTGAGACGAGCCGAATGAAAAATGCTGTCCTGACCAGCATCCGCGCATGGACTGGACACACATATGCAAACAACTGAATTTTCATCAGGAGCCTTGCCAATAGAAGATTCTATGACTCCAGAAAGAACCAAACTCTTCTTTGGCTCGTCTCTGTTGAGGACTCCGTCCTGAAGTGGGCGGCGAATCTCAACCGACCCTGGAAATAACTTGGCAACCTGCATTGAGTCATCTCCAACGACAAAGTACTGCATGCCATCTTTTACATATCTCCAACCATTTCTAGTCAAGATCTCTTCCAGTTCTGATGAATATGGTATTTCTACAAACGCGTTCCTGACCGAAGATACGCTTATGTTGTCACCCACTAGTTCCGCTGTCTGAAAAAACATAGTTCCCACATCCACGCCAATGGCTCGGGTGCTTGGTTTTTCTTCTTCAAAACTATTCACAGATTTCGCGGGAGCGTTCGCCAACGACGACGACCGTTTTAAGGAAGAAACATTCTGCACGGCTTTGTGGTGGGCGTTCATTAGAGAAGACCCTCCAATTCATCTAGTTTTTTCTTCATATCGGATGCGTCCTTAGATTTGCCTTTTTTAGGCTCTATATTTGTGGAAAGGTTGGATGCCATGCGTGAAACAACTTTTTCATGTATGGCTATAAGGTTTTCGGCTTGCGGCTCAGATATTGATTTAATGACATCAACATTTTCAACCTGTGAGGAGACATGAACAACCTGAGGGGCAGGCATGGAAGATAGCATTTTTTTTAACTCTACTAGTGATTCTGCAATTGCGGATATGGCCTTACCATCATTCTCTTCTCTAACTATTTTTCTCAATGCGTCCATGTCTATGGCATTCTGACGACCATGGTTAGTATCTTTTGATACTACCCTTAGATATCCAGCAACCACGGCCTTTTTTACTGATGGGCTTGCCTCGACAATTCTCCTGTCAGCAACACTGTCAAGATCTATAGACTGACTTGGAGATAGCACCACCTTCAGGTCTCCGAGTGACAAATGCTGCCTAGTTGTATTTACCACTAAAAACATCATCCGTGCAATCTGGTTCGAGGTAGAGGTTTGAAATTTTTTGATGGGTCTATAATCATCGTCGAACTCTTTTTACACGATGGGCAAACCATGTGTATTGTGCCCTGCGAGAAGTTAATCTCCACATTGCCACGAGCCGCCGTACTAGAGAAGCACGCTGGACACACCACTCTGAACACCTCATGCTCATGGGTCACCTCCTCTCTTTTAGGCAAGGAACAAACTCCTTGCCAATTTCAACATGTAATCCCTTACATCTTCGTAAGAACATCCTGCCTCTTTGAAAAATGGAACATCATCTATAAATGCCATTCTTTGCTCTCGAGCGCGTCTTGCCGTGCCAAGACCGCTATCTCGCCAACTCTTGATATCAGGTTCTTCTCCAATGAAGTTCATAAGTGCAACAGCTTCTTCATTGTTTATGATGACCGACTGGTTGAGTTGCCAAGCCAAGCCGGCAATCACTCTTGCAGCATTGTATTTATCTTTGTATCTATTTGTCGCCCTATCGAATGCTGCCACAAGAGCATTGTCTAACTTTTTCTGCTCTTGAGGATCGGCATTTGTCAACGATGCTATCCATGCCGCAGGATTGAATATGCCGCCATCTTGCTTCAGTTTTTGGTATATCAACTGAACCTCATTAGGTCCACGAGCGGGAATGCGCTCAACAGTTCTGTTCGTATTGTCTTTCAACAACTGCATCATGCACTTAGCCATTTCTTCACTGTTGATGGCACCCTTGATCTCCTGCACCTTATCTTCAAAAGGAAGACCAGAAATTCTTGGGGCCAATGTGTGCACAAGCACATATCTGCAGCGACGCTTAGCCTCTTCTTTTTTGGAAAGAGCTCTCGGTTGAGCCTGCTGAAGACTGTGAAGATCAGATCTTTCGAAATCATCAGGTGCAAAATTCGTCCAGTCCAACGGAGGATTAGCCCTATTTGCCCTGACAATTGCAGTCAAAACCCTGATGCCCTCATTAATTTCACCACTTTCTGTGGTGATTACAATTTGAGCGTGATTGTGGTTGACATACGCTGTCTTCTTTCTACCAAACAGCGACTTCAGGTGGATAAGTGCAGGAATTGAATGGCCACGCTGCGCAACATCTATAAGCGCATCAAGCCCGTTGATGATCCTATTACGTGCGTTCGTTGCATCTTCGAGAGACTGCTGCAAAATATTTCTCATGGGCTCTACGGCCGCCTGTTGGCTCTTCATCTGCTCAGCACCAATCGCCTCAATGGAAAGTTTATCAAGTATGCTGCTCAAAGAGCCAATATGGGTGTCAAGTTTGATGGCGACATCATTCTTGAATCCTTCAAGAATTCTGATAGCCTTATCGTTGTATTGAGTAGGAGCCTGAGACTGAAGTTGCTCAATCCCACTATGAATGTTTGCAGCAAAGTCTTCGGAAGTTGTAGTTGCTGAACTATCCGGAACTACATCAAGACCTCGTTTCTCTGGATCCACTTCTCCTAGAGCCCGAGCGGAGTCGTACTCATCCTGCGCGAACTCGTTAACTCCGAGTTCACGCCTACGCTTGTCAACCACATATGCAAACATATGTGCAGTCGCATCTTCGTCGCCACCCTGTAGAAGATTAACAAGCCTGCACAGCAGCGTGATGCCAACAACATCAAAAGCAGATGACGTTCCTGGCATCTGTGCAATAGTTCTGTTAGATACTGTCTGAACATTGGTCTTGCCAGACTCATTCAAAACACTTTGGACACGCTGTGGCATCTTCTCACGATGACGATTAAAGAAACTATATACGAAGTTGCCCCTAGAGGCCTGAAAGTCAGAAATCTCTATGGCGTTTCTTCCGCCCTCAATCTCATCTAGGTATACGGTATATGCTAGGTTTGATCTTTGCCTAAACCATTCAGCATTCAAACCATTCCTGACACATGCTGCACGAGCAGCACTTTGTTGGTTAACAAGAGCTGCCTTGCCAAATGCTGGCAAACCACCTTTGGATATCACGTCATTCAGGTGTGCGATGATGCTTAGCAGGTCATCTCCGCCTTCGGGGAACGTTGAACATGGAGACTCGTCCTGATTTACGCCTGGAACTGCTCTCATCTGCCTTGGGAGCACAATTCCATCCTGGACAATCTGGGCATCACCCTGATCCTGCATGTTCGCCTCGGGGGACTTCAACCACTCTTGCAAACATGTTAAACTTTCAGACAAAATATCTTGTGCTTCATCGGCAACACGACTGTCATCCTCGTATTCATTAATTTTTACATAAGCCTCCTCAGACAGGCGATTCAACTCCTCCCGCCGAACATCAACAGACCTATCAGCGTTATTGGCAGCCTGCTCCATGCTTGTGATCACGCCAGTTAGGTATGCATGTAATTCCCTGTTGCGACTATATATATAATTGAGTTTACGAGTCGCCGACTCGCAAGATCCAGCTGCGGTTTTTTGAAATTTCTGTGAAAACATGATGTCTTTTCCCATAAATGGTATTTCTGACTTATCACGACCTATCCTTGTGAGGAGGTGTGAGGAGAACATGCGCCCCGCCCAACACCACACGCCGCCACGGTGGTGTCAGTTTTTTTCCTTGTATTTGAGGTCTATCTGGGAAACAAGACCATGTCGCTGACAAGATTCTGGTGGGAATTCAAAATAACCCACCCCGCCCAGGCCCTTGAGTCTTCTCAGGGCGTCTGTAAGACCATTCCTAGACGACCTGCAGTCTAGGTCGCACTGAAATTCGTCCCCAGCAACAACTGCCTTAGATGACTTGCCAAGCCTGGTCAGGAATAGGTGCATCTGCTCGGGAGTGCTATTTTGAGCCTCGTCCATGATCATGAAAGTGTTTTCAAACGTGACGCCACGCATGAAGGCAAGAGGTAGTATTTCAATCTGATCAGATGCCATCATTCTGCCAGCCGTGCTCTTACCAAGTATCTTCTCCATAATCATTCTGACCGGAGAAACAAAAGGATCAAACTTTTGCTCAAGAGACCCAGGAAGATATCCTAGCCTTTCACCCGCACTGACATAGGGACGCGTCAAGACAATTTTACTGATTCTTTTTTCACTCAACATCCGCAGGGCCATACCAGTGGCAATGGTTGTCTTACCTGTTCCTGCCATTCCATATAACATAGTCACCGCGCTGTCCTCAATAATTTTAATAGCCTTCTTCTGATGATCATCAAGTGGTTTGAATGCTATGTGGGGCCCAGAACGATTGTCCTCAACCAACTGCTTGCGCCTAGACTTGTTGCTCATGTCGCCTTTCCTCCTAGCGTTAGAATTACAAAACCAGACGAACGAGAATCACGGCGGCACACAATACCGTCCGTGAGCATTGAGCCGTAGAAAGAGTCCAACTCTCCCATACGTGATACGATTACGTCCCAAACAGGCGAAGGGAGGCGGATACGCCTCCCTTCAAGTAACTGCAGTCTTATTTTTATTGGGTTAAAGTCTGTCAACGACTCAACCTGTACTAAAAAGTCGTCAAATTCATTAGCCAATTCTAACTGCCAAAAACCAGATTCGTCTCTTGAACGCCTCAAATAATCTATCTGATCGTAGCCCATTGACTCTCGCAGATGAGCCAACTGCTCGGCATTGAGAAGACGGGTCAATCTGCAAAATTCTGGATATGATTCGAAAATGGGTACGTCTTGCGTCTTTTTTCGTTTCATGTCCTGATGCTCAAGGGGGCGTTGAGCATGATGCGACACATGTTCAACACATGGGTGGTATCAGCATCTGATTCGCCAGCAGCGAACTTAACCAAAAGTCCGTTGTCAAGAGCAATACCCCTCCCTGAAAGCAAAATGTTTCTAAAATTTTGAGTTATCCTATTCACTGCAGGATCATCATTGTTGATGATGTGATTTTTCATCTCTTCAGTGGCAAGGGCGTAAAAGAAACAATCATCCTCCCCTGCAACCTTGTCAAGCAACTCTCGCAAAACTTTCTTGTTTACGATCATACACCACCACCTGTAAATATGTACCTAAACCATCTACTCCTGCCGCCAGGTAAAGTGTATTCAGGAGTGACAATATTTCTACTCTTGGGATATGGGCCAAGTTTCTTGCCATCCAAGAAGCCTTTTACACTCTCTTCATAATTCTTTTTCAAAGTGTCTAGACTGCTCGAAAGATTTGACGCACGCTCAGCACCGCCAAAAACAAGTTGCGGCTCCTGAAAAGCCAAAGACAGCATCATCTCTCTTATGGCATCGGCTGCGGCGCCGTAAAGAACAGCTGGGACAATCTCGCTTGGCACTGAAAAAAGACTGTAGTTGCTTCTGGGTGGATAAAAATTGAACTTGCCAAGTGCATTCGCCAAAAATCTGTACAACTGATCATTGGAAAACCATCTGAAATTGTAGTCGGCATTCACAATGTCATATGATGTCAATGGTATGTCAAATGTAACTGTACCACGAAAATAATTCGTAGAAAAGCCCTCGTCTACGATGTTATTGTTTCTGTAGATTATGACGCCTGCTGACTGATTCCACCTCGGGAAAGAAAAGGCGAAAGTGGCGTTGTCTTTTGATGTACGACCCTGCTCAAAATACACAGGTATGTTCATGGTTGGTCTTATGTGGTATTCAAGAGCAACTATAAGATCCCTAACCTGCCCAAAGTAAACACCTTCTGGATCTGGTCTCTCATTTATGACAACCTCTTGCGTAATCGTGTTTGTTTCAATCCCATCATTATATGACCAGGTTAAATCCCAACGACCAACTTCTGCATCAGATGCAACCGACCATATGTATGCATAATAACCGTCAGATATCGTAATTGCGGTGTCTGCATCGACATCAACCTCTCCAGACGGACTGGTCAGAGTCACAGACACATCAGTGGCTGCGACGGGCTGAGAGTTGAGAGATGTCAAACACAGGAACAAACTGTTTGAAGTGCCTTGGGTAAATGTTCCTTGAGACTCTGTCGATTGACTTAGTGCCATCAGAATTTCCTCAAGTCTTGCGAGGTTCTTCCTGTTGATGTTACTTCAATACGACCGGGAATACCTGCTTGAGAAACCTGAACACTAGGCATAGGAGAGCCAAAACCGACAACTGCTCCAGAAGGAGATTCAAAACACAAGGCATACATTCCGGATTTTATCGCCACCACCATGGCATCAGTCAATTCAGTAAACTTCAAAGATCCATATGGCGGACTATAAGAAACTCGCCTGAGGTCTTGTGTGGTTCTTAGACCTGCATCTACTGTACGCAGTGAAACTCTGCTGACCTGCGCAGTAGATGTTCCTGCGGACACCTTGGCGTATACAACTTTATCATTGAAAGGATAGAAAACCGATGCAGATCCAGCCCTAGATCCAGACATAAAAAAGTTGTCAAACCTACTGTTTTCGTCAGATGAAAAGGCTCGCAAAGCGATTTGCGAAGGATCGTTCCCGCGAATAGCCACGCCAAGAACAGGATCCCACAACAACTCCTCATGAGACATAAGCAGATCATCAGCAGCTGGCGAAGCTCCCATCATCTCATAGATGCAGACATTCACTTTATCATTTTTAATGCCGTCAGCCACTACTGAAGCCGCATACATCGGGAAATGGAGCAAATCCAAAGTTATGACTGCAGCAGAATGTGTTATGGCAGATGAAAAAATGCCTGAAGACGGGTTTAGCTTTAGACCATCTTCTGATGTGCATATACAGTAAAAAACAGATTGTCTTGGTGCAATAAATCTCACCGAAAATGACGGCATGACTTATGTTTCCATCATTTTGTCAACTATGCCTCTTGGATTAGGATCGACGCCAAAAGCAATCATATTTGCAGCAACTCCGGCAACAAAGGCGTTGGCAAAACTAGAGCCTCTAGAATCCATAAATCTGTCTCCAACAGTCATCGTGTCATATGTCCAATTTGGCATAGTTATCCTGATGCCGTCAGCAGATGGGGAGTTAACACCGCCTACTGCCACTGAAATAACCCCAGAATCCGAGGATGGGAAGGCATAAGAGCGTGTGTCAGGAACTGCAGAAAATATTAGTATGTCCTTTGAAAGCAACTTTTTTATCACCTCTGAGGCGAGATGTTCTTCTTCAGAAGATGTAATACTACAAACCACCATGTCACATTGGGAAGCCATGCACCACAAAAGTCCTCCAACAAGAGCAGATATGTCTCCTGACCCATCCGACTTTGCACACTTGGCGTGAAAGAAACTAGCTTCATGACAAAGACCTGGCATGCCAGAGGCATGAGAAGAAGATAAAATGCCGGATACAGAAGTCCCGTGGCCATCTCGGTCGTATGGCTCTTCGTCATCAACCATGCTCACTTGCCTGCTACTATTATTCAACTTGATATCCCTGTGTATGGGAGCCCCAGTGTCTACAACCCCGATCTTGAGAGATGAGCAGTCAGCCCTCTCAACTCTGAAGCCGCCATGTGCTGGCAAGACAACCTTCCTAACCCTGGGCGATATTCTCAGTCTTCTATCCGGAGGAAAATTACCCAACACCATCGGGCAGAACCTCCTCTTCAACCATGTCCGCAAAACCAAAAACAGGACTGCGGGCCATTGAAGACCTTAGCAGAAGAGCTCTGCCACCACCCGAGGCACAGCCCCATGCGCATACAGGGTCATCTGTTACCAGCGCACACACGGTTCTACTCTCTTCGATTCTCTTCACTAAACTCTTGCGGACAGGCACGTGCCAAAGCCTGCCTGTCTCGAAAAACTTTGACTTGATAGCCATGCGGAGGGAGTCATTAGAAATTGAAACACCCTGCCTGTCGTGCATTTTGGGAGAAAACTGAGTATAAAAACTTGGCAGCACAACATCGTCAAAATGAAACGCCTTAGACAGAGAAGATAGAACAGACTGATCCTCAAGGTACGCAGAAAGTATGTGAGAAAATCTTGCTTCTGTTGCCACTATAGATCCACGATCAAGCACAAAACCAGAAGCATCAAGACTAAACGCATGACGGCAGTCAACCATGGAATCTGAAACGCATATAACCTCATCAAACTGCCCCCTAGAAACAGTGTGCAGATTAGCAAAAGATGGCTTAGTTGGAAGCATCTGCTGAAGCCCATCCTCCCATCCCGCTGAGGAAGAAACAGTAAGTTCACACCGCCCATCATGTATACGCTTCATGATCTGAAGCACTGAAGAGGTGATGAGTATGCCCCATTCAGATGGAGGCGGAATCAAACATATCTTTTTCATTTTATAGCCTTATTTCGGCAGCGTTTCTGATCCCGCCGGGCAAAACATCATCGTCATCATCAGCTACCATATCATCACTATCTCTCCTACGCACAGAGCGTCGAGATTTCTTACTTGCTGCTTGAGCTTCTTTCTTGAGTTTCAGTTGCTCGTTGTGTGCCTGACATATGGCTGACAATTCCTGTCTAGACAACCTGATCAGACGACCTGATGATATTAAAGACAACACCTGGGCCGGAATGTCTCCATATTCTTTTTTAATCAAGGATAAAGACTTACCATCTGTTTTGCCATCAAACTTTAAAGGAGGCTTAAGATTGGTTAATATCAAGCATCCATCCTTAGTCGAAGCTATAAGGTCTTTCTCTTGTGATGCCTGATGGGCAGAAGAAACAACGCCTGCAAACACAGGAAGAGAAACAGTCTGCGAAACAGAGTGATTCCCCAAGACCACATCTTTGAGAGTCATCAAACCACCATCAACCACGACTGGCACGTTCATCAGTTCGGGATGAACCACCACCCTATCAACGGGAAGAGAATAAACCTTTTCTCCCATAAACACAACCCTGTTAAAATCTCTGTCATAAAATGCTTTCATCATCTTGTCACTAGGCCTTTGAATTGCGAAATAACGGCGTCTGCAGAGCAGATATCAGTTAATTTTGATGCTGCCCTTAAAGCCATCAAATTTCTCTTTTTGTCAGATGCAGACCAACATGCTCTCATAGATTCTCCAAATCTTTGGATAAATTCTACACCAACTGTATCCGCCATAACCGTCCCATCCCATAAAATTGTGCCAGTTATGCCAGGCTTAATGGTGTTCTTATTAACATCAACCAAAAAGGCTGAAGAATCATCGAGAAAATCGAGTTGACCGCCAAACCTTGGGGCAACTGAAGGTATGCCGCACATGGCGGCTTCTGCATAAGGAAGACAAAATCCCTCTCCTCGAGCAGCTAGCACGCATGCATCCACAGATCTGTACAATTTAGCAAGATCTGCTTCAGTAATATTTTTGGATATCCTGACCACAAGGGGCGGATGCTTCTTGCCACACTTTGACACCAAATCAGAAACCGTGTTTGCGAATCGTTTTTGAGCATCTTCTCCGCGCTTATCTCTATGCGCCACGATGAGACAGACATCATCTGATGGGTCAAATTCATTAAGAAATGACTCGATTACATTGGTTCCAACCTTTCTAGGGCTCATCCCGAATATCGTAAAGAACTTGAAACTTGGTAGAGGATGTGAGAATTGATATTCTGCGCCTTTGGTGCAAAAAACACCGTCGTTAATGTGTGGGCTCAAGACTTTGGCATCAATTCCGTACTTTCTGAAAGTGTCACAGCAGAATTTGCTTACGCACCAAACCTTTTCATACTTCTTGGCAGAGGTCACAACAGCATCATTAAGGGTCTCTGATTCAACAGTCGTATAGAGGACTCTAATGCCAGATTGGCCTGGCGAACCAAATGTAGGAACCACACTATGTATGTCAAGCATGCCTTGACATCTTGGCCTTATTGGTAATCCGCATCGTGCGTCTTCGTACAAAAGCTGAGGCTTACCAAGGTCTACTGGGTCAACGCTTACTGAAATGTTTTTTGCCGTAAGTACCCTAACCAAACCTCTGTTCACCTTGCCATATCCTGAGTAGTCTAAAAATTGACCCCTGACAACGACATCATCAAACATGGCATCACCAGATGGCTTCTTCGCTTTCGATGACATTTTTGCTAGCGCGACCTCTATGCCGTCGGTCTGATCGTGATCTACCACAACAACATAGCCCTTTGCAACCGCCGAACGAAGAGATGGCGCGGATCTCACCCGATCTGACGGTATCTCAAATTTATCACCATCATCACCAGCGGGGATGCGGTCATCCCATTCGGGAACATATACGGGTATACCAAGGGCGTTTCTTACGATCATAGTATGTTATCGGAGAGAAACACATGATTCTTAGCCAAACAGGGTATAGTTATCAAATCAGAGGCCTTGGCGGACTTGGAAAGCTCAGATTGAGCGTTGGGTTATCGAACACATGCAGACTAGAACCATTGTGCACAGATACCACGCCTGACGGATATTCTTACATATCACTAGGGGGGTTCAGAATAGGGACATCAACCTACGGACAAGGGAGGGCAATGTGGGTGTATCGTCCAGAAGAGATGTCTTTAGATAATGTCTATGAAACAGTGTGGAATGGACTAAAATTTGAAGTTGCAACAAACGCTAATAATAAATCTTTTTGCTCCTATACGATATCTTACAGTTCAGAAACGCCCACGTCTAATAATATGATCAGAATAGGAGGGGGCAACATATCTGTCGATGCTTCAGGAAGAGTTTTGTTCGCAGATCAAGAAGGAAGTCAAGGACGACCACGAGAATTCAAAGAGGCGGTCATAGGTTCTATGACTAATAACGCTAGGTAGATTTGACGATATGTGGGCAGTATCTCTCTATTCTCACTCTATCCTGTCCGAAGGCGAATGGTGAGTGGAAAAAATTAACAATGGAAATCACAAATACTGGATACACTTCTGAAGAAAAAAACATTGGGGGTGCTGGGAAGTTACTTATTGATATTGGAACCACAGGCACCTGCAGGCTAGAACCAGTCTCAACAATATATACACCAGATGGAAATTCTTACATATCTTTAGGTGGGTTTCAAATAGGCACGGCTACTTTTGGATCAGACAGAGCACTGTGGGTGTTCACTCCAAACATGTCTACAAACAATTTAGAAGAGACACACTGGCGTGGTCTCAAGTTTGAAATAGTGTCAGATACAAATTACAAAGCACTTTGTTCATACAATATATCATACTCTAGGGAGAACGATACAACTAATAATTATGTGTGGATCGGAGGTGGCAGGATAAGCATCGACATATTAGGCAGAATCCTGACGGTGAACAAGGGCATCCCAGAAGAGACTAAAGAAGCAATGATTGGGTCTAAAAGGGTCACCTTGGGTAGGTTCGGCAATTATTGGGGTATAGCAATCTATTCTCGTTTCACATCATGCGCCCAGAGCACAATAAATCCTCAACTGGCAAATAGTATTGTTCTGCAGAACTCATCATCATACACAAGAACAGTTTTGACAACAACATTTGATCCACTAGTTCCATGCCCTGACGGGATACAAATTTGGCTGCAAAATACAAGCGATACCGCCACGAACCAAATATATTTTGAGGTCAGTACCAATGGAGGAACAACGTGGACGGATATAGTTCCAGACATTTCGAGCCCGAGCGGGTCGACAGTGACAATTTTGCCAGATAAGGAATTTGGAACGGATATACTACTTACAGTCAGCCCTTGGTCAGAATTTTTTGAAGGTTCACCTAAATTTAACGAGAATTGGGGACAAGAAGTTCCAACCACACATATATTTACTGTGAAAAACATTAGCGACAATTCCGCCATCCAAACAATAACCGTTAACATAGACAGCGTCTGATTATCAGATGATATAAAAAGAACTGCCCACCCCTTTCGGGGTGGGCAGTCGTGCTTCAAAATTCACCCGAACCTATCAGGTGGTTGTAGCCTCCACGGTGATGACGGACACAGCGTAGTCGTTCATGACCACGATGCCGACTTCCTCGTAGATCACCCAACCAAGACGCAACTTCTTCGGATCATCAGCGGGAAGGACAGTGATGTCCTGGCGGATGGGGAAGGCGCCCACGGTGTCGGGACTTGCAGTAACGATGACCTTGCTGTCATCGAGTTGGCTGGACACATGGATATCAGCCGTCCACAGGTGACCGTAAAGACCAGTGGTGAGGATCTCACGTGTGGTGGCCTCATCATAGAAGTCTTTACCGAAGCTGCGAACTGCCGAATAGGACTCAGGGTGCATGACCACCTTTGAGGCCACCAGATCGTGGGTCTCAATGTTCTTGTAGGCAGAGTTCAGAGACGCAGTCTCCAAAGTGCCGCTGTTGGTGATCTCGTTAGATGATGTAGTAGCAGCAATCAGAGCGTTGAAGATATTGCGATCCTCTTCCTTCTGGATTGCCTCTTTTGCCTTGATCTGGGCACGGTCAACGATGTAGAAGCGACGTGCTTTGATCTCGGACAAACGGATGGTGGGGTGTGCTGCGATCTCGAATGTGGGGACAAGAACTTCCTCACCCTCGGTGATCTGATCAGGCACTGCACCCTGACGGGCAACGACTACTGCCACGGAGGCAACATCGCGCTCGTAGCGGGGAAGAGCGCCCTGTGGGAGCTCGTCCACCATCAGGAGCTTGCGACCGACGGCCTGGTACTCCAGGGAACGCCGAATCGGCTCCACCATCGCCTGGGCAAGGGCAACGCGCCCCTCCTCAGTCGACAAGGCCTGTGCGATCACGGCCTCTTTCTCATCGTAAGTCAAACCATCTTTGTTGATGCTCATTGTGTTTTTTCCTTTCTCCGACACCCCCTGATTCACGCATCAGGGTGGTAAGTCGGAAGATTCATTAGGCAGATTGGACGTTCAAGGCAATTCGAATGAAGTTGCCCAGCGATGCATGACCATCAAGATCGGTACCAGGAATACCGCTTGGATACATATTCTGTGCAGCAATCAGAAAACCGACCTTGTTGCCGTTGTTGGTGGCGGTGGTCGTGATTTTGCCAGAGTTAGTAGCCTGCCCGACATAGACAGCAACGCCTGCGGCGTTGTCGCTTGCGGCGTCGAACTCAGTGGAGACATACTGGTCAGTCAAGAACTCGCCCGCGCCCGTGTAGACGGTGATCTTGCCAGAAGCAAGGGTCTCGTCGAACATATCGCTTACGCGATTGCTGGTGGTGCGGGTGCTACCAGAACCGTTGACAACGACAGACGCAGAGTATGCGTTGCCGCTGGTGCTGGCGAGCTTGCTGTCACCGGCCAAACCAATGGTGAAACCACCGGAAGTGTCTGGCAGTTTGACATAGGGACGCAGATCACTTGCGGTGTCTACGGCCAGAGCTACGCCCATGCCCTCTGTGATGTTGCCGCTGCCACTAGCGACGGCAAACTGTGTTGCGATTGTGTGATGAACTGGAATCAGTGCCATGTTGGGTTCCTTTACCCTTCTTTGGTGAAAAATCCTCTCAAGCCGTCGGTCTTCACTTGAAGACCCGACGCAGTACGTTGGTCTCAGTCTGATCTGCCAACTCCACCTGCTGCTGCAGTCGGAACATGGACGAGATCTTGGACTTGAGATCTCCATACGCATTACGCTCACTCTTCTGCTCGGGGATCACAAAAGCCGTTTCTGACCCTGCCGAGGCCGTCTTCAGGCCCTTGGCGACGACACCCTCTGCGAACATTGCCTTCTCAAGGTCCACGAGCTGAGCCACCTTGTAGCCCATCAACTCTTTGGCTTTTGCAGGCAGACTGTCTGCAGAGATCATCCCTGCAGCAACCATCTTGCCAGCAACCTTGAGAGCCAACTCGCTGGAATCTTCACCAGCCTTCTTCTTTGCATAGCCGCCAACTGGACCGGACTTACCCGATCCAACCTGGCCGCCTGTCATTAGATTCTGCTTCTCTGCACCGTCCTGACCGCCAACCGGTATGGAAGGCAGGCTCAGACCTGCAGACTCGTTACCCTCTGGAACTTCAAGTTCTCCCATGCCTTCAAGACCTTCAGAGGTGCCCACGTCGCCAAGATCTTCCTGGTTCTGCACCAACTCGGTCTTGAGACCAAGCTCAGAGGCAAGCTTGGCCAATGAATCGGAGAATGCAGCCTTCTGGTTATGAAGCTTGCCAGAGGCAGATTTACCTGCTCCTTGGACACCGCCAGTGGCCATATTGCCCTTCTCTCCCTTGATCTTGTCGCCACTGAAGCTAGGACCATCAACGGGAACCTTGGGCATGTCTGCATCGAAGCCTTCGCCGTGCTCTCTGCTGAGCGGCTTGCCGCCGTTCTCAACGACCTTTGGCGATTTCAGACCAGCCTTGCCCGTCATGACGGTACCAAGTTCTGGCTGCTTCTGTGCATGACCTATCTCGACAGCCTTCTCTCCTGCCTCCTTGGTCAGGGCAGATGCAAGACGTGATATGTCAAGTTCCAACTTGCCTACGCCAACAACTCTGCCACGACGGAGGGCCATGGCCTCCTTCTCAATGTCGAAGGTCTCGTTTGACTTGGATTTGGCATAATTTGGAGCTGTCTTTTCCATGACTGCATCTTTCTCTTCTGTTTCTCCATTCGGATTATCGTCAGAAGAGTCTTCGTCAGAAGAGTCTTCGTCAGAAGAGTCTTCGTCTTCAACAGTAGGTGACACCTCGACTGACTCTTCTTCATCCACGTCTTCGACATCGTCGATGTCGTCGACCTCAACGGAATCTTCAGGCACATCCGTGCCAACATCATCAGACATCTCAGCCCCCATGTCGACCTCTGTGTCCATATCACTCTCATCTTCACTCCAAGCCTTAGTTAGAGCCTTCTGTATCTGCTCGTCAATCTGCTCAAGAACTTCTGGGGTCACATCGAGAGTGACGGAAATGGTCTTTTTGTCACCAGATTCAGAATCATCCTCGCCATCGAATGGATCGGATTCTTCCGTTTCATCCTGCTGTGACAAGTCAGTCTCTCCGTCGCCATCTGCGAGATCATCGGCGAGATACTCCTCGTCCTCTGCATAGGCAGCTTTGATCATCTCACAAGCATTGGAAGCCTGCTTGAGACCCATGCCTTCGCGGACAAGGTCCTCTACGCACTCGCACATAGGATCCGGCTGCGCCCAAGATGAGGCAACCTTGTCAGCCACGATTGTGCTGTACACATTCGCACCGGCAAGTTTGCTGCACACGCAATCTGGAAGGCTGTTTCCACGGCAAGGACCGCTGAGCGCCACGGAATCAGCGCCATACCTCCTGGCGAGTTTTTCCACGCACTCATTCATTGGGAATTCACCATGCATGGTGAATGCCTTCTTGAATGAGCCAATTGCAGTCTCATCTTCAGAAGCTATCTTGACCTGCTTTACGGCACCCTTGCTGAGGGCTTCGTTCAAAACTTCGGCCTTCTTGACAACAGACATGCCGTCGAATGTTGCACGATCAACGCCAACTTCATTCAGGGCAGAATTAATAGATGCACGCTTACGGGCGCAGCTGCTGCATGATGCCTTCTTAAACTCTGGCACCCATTCCCACTGAGCATACACATCCTTAGGAGAGGTGGTCGACGCGGCAAGACGAACCTTGTACATCTGACCAGAGTCCAAGCACATCCATGTTTCGTTGTCAAGTTTGACGGTATTTCTCTCGCCAGTGATTGGGCTCACAGATCCTAGAGCACCCTTGCTGGCGATCTTCCTGAGTGTTTCTGGAGTGATGCGGGTGGATGCAGCAACAGGAGGAAGCCCTGGTGCCCCTAGGGGTGGCATGCCGGGTGGCAGTTCGGCGCCAATCCCGCCAAGACCCTTATCTGGCTCTGCAGGGTTGTCGCCGCCAACATCCTCTTTGTCAATATCTCCGTCAGTGATATTGTCAAGAAGAGATGCATCTGGAATAACCTTGATGGTGAATCCACTGCCGCAACCCGGGCCTTTGCACTGGCTCTTGCCGCCAGCAACATCAACATCCTGGTTGCCACACACGACGCAAACCGCAGCTGGTGGCTTGGCCTTGCCGAGGGTGTCTGTGTCGAGACCAAGAGGGTCTGTTGGCGCCGAAGCGGGAGCTCCAGGCATACCAGCGGGGGCCCCTGGTGCTGGCGGAGCGCCAGTCAGCGCCTCTGCGCCAGGCATGCCGGGAGGCATGGCACCTGGAACCGCAACACCAGCACCCATGCCTGCTGGATTTAGGGCGCTGGGCATGGCGCCTCCAACTTGAGCCTTCTTCTCAAGTCGCTCAATCTCCTCAAGCAACTTGGCACGACGAGATATCCTGTCTTCTCGAGAATCATAAGTCTCAGAAGATGCGACCGCGACCTTTGTCTTGGGGGCTTTCTTCATAGTGCTCTCCACATCGGATGCAAACTTGTGGTATGCCTCTTCCTCTGCAGAAGTGAGCATTTTTGCCTCCTTGACCACTGCCTCAACAATGCCATTGGCATCGTCGAAATCTATTGACATCGGTACAACATCAACACCAGGGAAGCGACTAGAGATCATGCCCTGAGCAAACTTGGTGACCTCCGCTATAAAGTTAATCTTATCTGATGGGTCTGCTGAAATGTCCTCGCCAACAGTGCAGCAAACCTTGTAGAGACCATCTTCAGGACGGAAGGCCTGGCGGATCGCGTCCTCAAATGAGGCATCCTTTGCCAGGGTTTCAGAAGCATCAGTTGCCATCTTGGTGGCCTGCTCGACAGCTAGGTCATTGTTCGCGCAGTGGATGAACGCCTGGATGGCATCCTCGGCAGTGACATTCTTGGCATTATCTGCGATGGAGGCCAAAACAAGGTCGATGGGCTCGGCCATGAGACCTGCAGAAGCACCCTTGGTCATCTCAGAGTTTCTTTCGGCAACTTCACGACGCTGAGACACAGTCCAAGGGGCTGCATTAATAGAAACCATGAAGGCAGCCTTGGCATGTCTTGATGGCTTGGCTGATATGTACTGCGCAACCTTGGAGATGTCGACGGGATCTAGACCATAGATTGCAATGCCATCAGCAATAGAACGGGTTGCAATCTTGACAAGGTCAACTGTACTTGCCTTCTTGGCCATCGATCCGAGTTGAGCCTCTGTAATTGCAGTTGGATCGACCCACTTGTGATCCTTACGGAGAATGTCGAGTTGGGCAGACTGAACATGGTCTGTCCAGTCTGCTGGTATCTTGGCAAGGATCTCGCGGGTTGCATCACCCCACTGACCCTCTGTGATCGTTTCTGGGAAAGAGTTCCAACGTGCCATGAATCCGTTGGATCCGCTAGCTAGTTGCATCTCTGTCGTGCCTTCGGATGATCCAGACCTCACCTGCGGTGATGCACTAGACACATCTTTGAACGCAGGCTTGGATGCACCAAGACGGCTGTCTGACTCGATGATTTCGGTGTACTCCGCACCGGTACGTGCGCCCATGCCATTGCCTTCGACAAACTGCCCTTCGATTATGGTGGAAGGAGAGTTGTCGGTGCGGTTTGAAGCTGTTTTAACGGTGCGGTTGTTAATGTCCAATTCAGGCTCCTTACTAGAGTTGATGTTTTCTTGTTTTTCAAGGGATGCAAGGATGATGAGGGCTGCGCCTTCTGGATCTTCAGCGATTGCACTCCTCAAGTTATGAGGAAACGCGTCTGCAGATGATGCTCTGACGACACGACCGTCAACAACTTCTGTTATAAACGATTCGCCGTCAGAGTCGGCGGATATCACAACAGAACAGTTGGCTGACGCGACCTTTGCAATGATTTGGTTCTGTGCCAAAAAATCCTCCGAGGGGAAATACTCGCCATCTTCCACGCGGATGGCAAGTCCCTTGCCTCTAATATTGTTTTTTTTCCAAATCTCCTCCCCAAAAGCTGACCTTGGAATAAAAGTTGGCTTGGTAACCCTGCCTATGTCGTCACCCACATCCTGAAAAGACGGGGTTCCCAAAGATGGGGGTCTTGGGGAGGGTTGCTGAGGCATAGACATTGGGGCCGCTGTTGCAGGCGCCATTGCAGATGGGGTGGTTTGTGATATCTTTCCACCATCGACAGGCGATGCTGGTGCCGATGTCCCCCTTGCCATCTGTTCAGAAGATGGAGATGGCAACTGTGCATAACCCATTTCTATAAGTTCATCTGTGGTTTTTTGCACATTCGACATGACCTTAACAAGATCGCTGACATATTCCATAGAAACTGCCTGTTTTTGTGCCATCATGGACCTGGCAACACGCTCAAGCAGGTTCATTGCTTCATTCAACTCTCCAATTTCTTGTCGACCTGCCACTTTTTTCATTCCGCAAACCCCGTCCTTGCAGAATGATTCCTCTGCCACCTTGCTAAACCCCTCGTTTACAGCCCTGACCCTCTCAACAAGGCTAGCAATCTTTTTGCGGACGCCTTCGGGGTTGAGTATTTCTTGCACGAGGCAATCATGGCATGCTGGATTGACCACAAAACTATCTTCGATAAATTTGACACCAAAATTGTGTTCAAAAATTTGTTGATCTTTATGTGTGTGGATCTTCTTTTCGCCCTTTTTGCAACCGCAAACTGGACAGGGCTCGTCGCCAGCATTGGGAGACTCATGATACTTACAGACATGATCGCCATTGAAGCGCTTCTTCTTGCGCTCTTTGATATGTGAGCAAAATTCTTTTGCAGTTGCAGCTCTGTGATGGCATATGCTGCAGCATGAGTACTGTACTTGACAGCCCATGGATGTGCCGTTCACGTATCCCTGCTCTATGCCCCTAGCAAGCCTAGGGAAGGCCACGCGGTCAACCATGTTAATTGTATATATACCGCCAGTGGAATCGTCGTACCATGCGTGTACAACCTTGCCCCTTGCCTTCTCGATGTCGTCATTTTGGTGGTTGACAAAGACCGGAACCCCGATGAACGTTTTGGCGGCACGCTTTAACTCAGTCTCACTGAACCAGTCGCCGTTGTCATTGACCTCATTCTTCTTTATTGCAAATACCTTAACAAATAAATGATCGGGGTGTTCCTTGACGGCTGCAGTTATGTCGAATCCGTTCAGGTCAGTACCAACCTTGGCCGCCTGTTTCTGCAGTGCTTCCGTGTTAAACTCATCCCAATCCTCGGGAACATTAAGAGCAGTAACCTGCCTCGACCCTGAAATGGAAAACTTGCTTGGAATCATGCCCTCACTGTCCTCGGGATTCTTACATTAGCCAAATGGGTCAATGTATAGTTGAACTGATTCTTAGGATATGGTATTCTGTATTTATCTGAAAGGAAAGACAGGGCCGAAGCAATGTTAGTAAAATATTTTCCATACGGGCTGTAGACTTTAGACTCAAATTTCATCCAGTTGGATGGCAACTTTTTGATACCTGCAAAAAATGCCTTCTTGAGATCTTTGGTTCTCGCTGGCGAGCATACAACATAATAGTCTGAGTTGGTGGTGTAGTCGTGGCCTTGCCATCTGTGGTATGCCCCAGAACCAATTTCCCTCTCGTATCTCTTCTTGAGAGGCTCGGTACGCTCAGTGTATACCTCTTCCCAATTGATGTTACGGTCACGTATCCTGCGTGCTGAAATCTTCAGCATGGGATGCACCTGTTGGTAAGAAAATGTCGGCCACATCTGTGGAAATGACACGAGGCTCTCCATCAGATAAAGATGCCGAAGTTTTGCCCAAAATCCTCCGCTCTTCTATCGCTTCTCTAATATTTGACATCACAACTTGAGCAACTTCGTCCACCCGACTGTTGAGGGCACCCTCTTTTATCCTTATAACCCGCCAACCAAGTTGTGCAAGTTTCATGTCTCTTGCTCGGTCACGCTCAATGGCTTCGGGATCTGAATGCCACATTTCTCCATCTGCCTCCACATCAACTCCGATTTGAGGATATGCAAAATCTAGAAGGAATGGCTGTCTCTGACCTGGCATGTACTGCTGGAATTGTGCAAAAAGTGGGTACGGAACCGCAAGTTGGTTGAGGATCGATGCCAACTTCTGCTCCGGCTTTGTCAAAAATATCTTCGTAGGCTGTGGAGGTTTGGGCATATCTTTTGCCTTTGGCCCCTTGCCCTTCTTAAATATCTTTCCTGACAAAATAGATGCGGCTGCCGCCATGGGCGGAGCACCAGGGTTGCCACCCATGGCAGGAATTGCCGATGGAGCACCACCAGGCGGAGACATCCCCAAATCCATCGGCGGTGCACCTCCGCCCATGGGGGCTGGAGCAGGCGGCGCACCACCACCAGCACCTCCCAATCCGCCCATTATGCTTCCTAGGTCTCCGATTCCGCCGCCGCCACCGCCGCCACCAGGCTGTCCGCCAAGAACCTGACCTCCAGTACCCGCCATAACCTGTTCTTCCCTGATGCGTGCAACCTCAATATCAAAGTCTATATCAAATGTATCAAGCAACTTTTGCCTGCTGATAACCTGCTTGTCATACAACTGAATAATCTTGTTCAACGATTCAGAGTTGTCACGAAGACGAAGATCGTTCCATTTTATTCTTGGATACAGCCATACAGTTTCGTTCAACTGCTTCGATTTTACTGTGTCAACAAAACCCTGCATTTGAGCAACGGGTAAGAATATGTTTCTTTCTGCCCACTGTGCCAACTCCATACGCCAGGTTTCAAGTCTTCTGATGAGGGTCTCCACGCCAACAGCAGCACCAGAATAAGCCTGCATCTCTCCGTTGAGCAAGGTCTGGTTGAGCATTAGACCGTCAAGCATCTCCTTGCCGACATATTCGAGCTGATTGCTTATATCGTGGATTTTGCCAGTTGCACCCTCCCAAGTCATCTCGAATGCATGGTGAGTAACAATGGTCAAATTTGGATCATTTGCCACTGCAGCAAGTTGAGCCTGCACATCTGCAATATCCATCTCATTTGCAGGGCGCTCGGCAGTGCCAACCTTTACTATTCTTATTGGCAATATATGACGCTCTGCCACGATCCAGTTCGCTGTCATCAACTTGGTTTTGTATGCAATCGTCATGAAGAGTCGACGCAGCAATGACTCTCCATAAGTTCCATAAGGACTCCCCTTATGTCGCAAATGACTCACGCAGCGCGGACTAAGAGGTATGGCCTGCCCGGCGGCAACAAGGTCACGAACCTGCGGAGATATCTTGTCATAGATATCCTTTGGCTTCTTCTGCTGCACCACTCTGCGTAGATCATCATCTGGCAACATGGCAATTGTTGGGTGGTCGGCAAGTTGCGTGTTTTGAACCTCAACGAAATCTGGATTGAGGATCATCAGTCTTTTGAATGTTCCGCCCGGATGGTTGCATATCGTGCCGTCAGGAAGGTTTGTCCTACCTCCGCACACTGGGCAGTCTATTTCCAAAAACACGAAAACATCACCAAGCAAAAAATATTCGTGCGATATCTTTCTGAACCAGTGATCAAGGTTGAGTTTTTCAACCATGTGCTCAAAATAGTTCAAGACCTTTCGATCTCTGCACTCCAGTTTGAATCCATTCATGGGGAATGTTGCATAGAAATCTATACCACCAGCAGCCTTTGGCTCGTTTTCGTAATAGAAACGCGCCCACTGGTACACTTCCTTGCGTCTGCTTGCTATCTGCCAACTCTGCGGAGTGTGCAGAGGAGAGAAAAACATCGGCTGGGTGAATATGGTGGACACATTCCCACCAACATATTGAGCCGCCTTGGTCAGCGGCAGCGGAACTATAGTTCCGTTTGCATATGTCTTGTTGTCCACCATCGATTCACTACTTGCGTTTTTCTTGGTTGCCATGAGATGATGTCCTATAGTGGTTTTTCGTCATCATGCCTGCACGGCAACAACTTGAGCTAGAGACGCTCCACAGTTAACACAATTAGACGCTGTTGCGTTGTTACAGCTCCTACAAACTGGACAATTTTTCTTCCAGCCTGCCATTGGCTTTTTCTTCTCACCATCTCTGAACGGGGTCGAGAGGGGGTCGAATGCGGCAGTTTTAGATGCCGTCAACTCTTTTTTTTTGATGCCGAAATGTTGAATGGGGCAAAAGTGACGCGACCATTATTCCCCTTCAAATCACCACGTGCTGCAGCCATTCTAGATTCTAGAGAACTAAATTCAGGGATGAATGGGCGCGGACTGCCGTCAGTTGGAACGCGCAGATCGTTGCCAACTGGAACGACTTTGTTAACTTCAAAACGATCCTCAATGTAACCACCGCCCGACAGACCGTGAGCTCCATCGAAAGGACGATAATATTTGTCCATGACATTGCCACGCCACAATGTTTCAAAATCTATGTCGTAGATTCCGCCAAAGAAGAACTGGTTGTTCTTGTTGCGTTCAAGAGCAGAAATATTACTCTCCACATCTCTAATGAAGGGGCTTGGCCTTGTTTGCCCTGGGCCAAACAATATGATGTTCTCCATGTTACCATGTGAGGCCTGCTTAGTCAAGTTGAAAACATTTTTCTTAGAAGCAGTCTTAACTGTTTTTGTAATCTTAGAAAACCGCTCGGCAAGTAGGCTGATCTGCTCGTCTGAAGCCTCCACAATCCTGTCTAGGCTGGCAGCTGCCTTCTCAACTGCGTCCACCGGAACAACAGATGGAGCAATCACATCAGAATATATTTGGAATGCCCTGTCAGCAATATCGGCAGAATTTTCTGAATCCTCGTCCTGTTGATAAAAATCTTGAAGAGCCTCTTCAAACATGGAGGCGTTAGGTGATGTGCCGAGACGGGGTGCGAAAAAACCATTCCACACCTCATTGTAGCCAGATCCAGGCTCACCATCCCTCCTGAAACTATTCAGGAATTCAAACATTTCCGTGTGGTTTGAGAATGACGGCAACTCCACTTGCGCCAAGCCCGCAGTCTGTGGGGCAACTGGATCCATGACAAGTGGGGCCTCAGGCACAAGCAACTGCTCTGCTTCCGTCGTTCTTATCTGCGCAACTTTGGAAAGATTGAATTTCACTTGAATTGTTTACCTTTAAGCGCTTCGAACATTCTTGTGACGGCACTAACATCAGAAGACGAAGGCCTTCTTGATGCATGCTTTGATGCCAAAGAGTCAAACATGGAAGCAGCCATATCTCTGCTGTTGACTGGAGACTTCGGCTGAGCCACCTCACATTCAACAGTTGGCTTGGCAACCATCGGAGCATCCTTGATGTGGGAGAATGCCTCCTTGTCAAAGATGCTAACAGAGTCGTTGCGAATGAGACCTCTGCCGCCAGATTTGCCAGAAAGAGATGAGACATGAGCGGCCATCCGCTCCGCAGAGGTGGGCAAGGGTTCTTCCTCCTTGACAGCATGCTCATTCACACTATCGGCAGCCACCCGTGGAGCAGGTGGGTCCTTAAGCCCAAATAGGGTGTCTGATGCGGCCTTTACTCCAAGGCTCCCAACATGCCCACCTGCATCAATTGTGTGTGAGCCTAAAAGCCTATTACGGAGCAATCCTCCCTCGGAAACCTCGGTCTCAGGAGAGCCAGCCACTTTACGAGCAAAGTTTTCAAGCCAAGAAGGCCGAGAAGCTTCTTCTGCTAGCTTTTCAACTTTGTTCCCAAAAAGTTCAGACCGACCCTCATTTTGATTTTTGAAAATTCTCATATGCGGAAACCTGCTTTCTTCAGGGCATCTGCCATGGCAGATTTCCTCATCATGAAGGCATCATGATGTGCCGAAGCAGCCTTTGCGATGGCATCTCCTGCAAGATCTGCAAACGAATCGTTTTCGGTGGAAGGCTGGACGGCTTTGGGCTTTTTGCTGCTGAAATTGACTATATAGTTACGACCCTCATGACTCATATTTCCCTCCAAGCCAAATGCCTCACAGATCTGACCTGCAATTTGTGAAGCATGAGACTCTGTGATACGAGATTTTGCAGTCGCTGAAGGTATCATGAAAGATCCACTTAACTCACCTGACCCAATCGAAGATATCTGCCGAAAGATTTTCTTAGAGACCTTCGGGTCTGTCAAATGTCTTGGTTCAACACCAAGACCTTCCAAGACTGCAAAAACATACTCCCTCAAAGACTTCTCTCTGCCCTCATTCGATGCAGGCGCCTGATCCTGTGACGGGGCGGGCAGAGGAGCTGAACTGCCCGTATCCATGTATACAGACCCCATTTCAGGCTGAGGGATCTGCTCGTCTGCCAACTTAAAAAGCTGGCTCTGCATATGCCTGCGTCGGCCCACCGGCAGGAAAGACATCGTTCAGTTCTCCGTGTCAAGAACGGCGTCTATGAAGTCCTTGGGCCAAATGTTGGACCAGTATGAACGGAACTTGCCCTTCTGCTTGTCGGTGAGATTGGCTATCTTGACAAACTTCGGATGCTCAGATGAAGTCTTCGGCCGACGAGGAGGATTGCTATGCGGCCTGTAGGCATTTCCTATCTCCTCTTCCTCGCCACCAGAATCAGATGCGCAGGATGAGTCTGACTCCTTTGTGCCATAACCGCAGCCAGCGGCAGCAACAGCACCCATGGCCTCTGTGATCTCTTCATCAGCGTGGTCGTCTTCAATATCCACATCGGTCTCGTCATCGCTGGAATTGGCAAGAACGAGCAAGACCTCGTCGTCATTTACCTTGATCACGTCGGCAATCTTGCTGAAGCCATCGGATTCGGCTTCCTTGGGCTTCTTTTTGCGCTCATTGATCTTGTCCTTGATGAAGGCAGGCAATTCTTTCTTAGCCTCCTTCTCTAGGACTTCTGGCGCATCGACTGCAGATGCCTGCTTACTCATCCCACCTGTAACATCCCGAATGATGTCATTAAAACTTCGGGACGGCCCATTGACTGATATTTTATTGCTGAAGAACTTCATATTTGCTCCTTTGTTGTTCTTTTCTCTTAAACCCTAATCACACCTCGTCAGGGAGTGATGCTTTGGTAATTTCCCACGCCTCATCTCTCAAGCAAGAAGCTGCCACACGCAGCCTGCCTGCTGTCGAAGGATCTTTCGATTGTATGGAAGAGGCAACTTTTCCCATTTCGTTTGAACATCGAACCAGTCTGTCCGGAATGGCTATTGCGTGCTCTGCAACTGCCTCTGGAATGGCAATCCTCTCTGGAGTTCCAGAAGCCATCTTTGCTTCAATTATGGTCTGAAGATTGAAATCCCCACCCATTGGTTCTTTTTCCCATGAACCATCAGAAGATGCGTACTTGTTCCAGGTCTTCACGTCGCCAGAAATTGCAGATACATATTCACTGTGACACTCGCTCCACGCCTCCTGTGGACGCATGCCCTGTGCACGCTTGTGTCTAAAACATCCCTGCCAGCACCTGCTGTTGCGCACAGCCACCCCTTGTATGCCCATGTACTGAGCGGTTTTGACCATAGAGAGGTCAGACGCAATATCGTCAAGTCTAACCGCCTGTGGATGATTACCATTAGCGTCAAGTCCGTTGGCAATGAGAACAATGTCCTTGATGATATTTGATAGTTCCATGACTTCAAGTAACTACGAATTTACGCGTAAATGTCCTGCTCGGGAAAGAAAATCTGACTATTCTGGTCAATAAATAATTTCTAGGCGCTCCAACCGTTGTGTCCCATGAAACAACCACCTGTCTGCGGCTGGCTTCAGAAAAATGCATATCGTGAGGTTCAATCTCCCTTGAAATAATTTTGCCGCCCTCTGTCAAATATTCTATAAGCATAGACTGCCTGTTTGCCACAGACCACCTGACTGCATCACCAACTCCTGAAAAATTTGGGACTGCAACAGATATAGAAACCTGAGAATCTGCTGCAGACCTGGCTGGATCCGTGACTATTTGGGCTCTATCTGCGGGAACCTCATCTGCCTGAGGAGGCGGGGTCGAAGCAACATCCTCCCCTTCTGACGATTGTCTGATCTCTGCAAAATCAACACGATCTGGGTCCAAGGACGTCAGTGGCATCTTTTGGGCGAGTTTATAGCTTCTGTTAAATATGCAGCAGGGTTGGACGCCATCTGTATTGAGATGACACTCATCGCCAACCCTGAATCCATTCTTGGAAAGCCAGCCATCGGGCAACTCAACGACCAAACTACACGGCTCAGAAGACGAAACCGATGTCAAATCATGAGGTCTTATCCTGCCAACTGTGACAATTTTACCAAATGGATTTACAAAAGCTATGTCCAATGGCAGAAATGTGTTCATACCCCAAAAACTATGTCGCTCTGGCCTGTCAAATACAAAAGCCATGCCATGCCCGTCTTCTAGCTCATGCCTGAACATCAAACCTCTTTCTCTGAGATGTGGCTTATCTGCCAATTCAACCACAACTCGAGAAAATTGGTTATTCATACTCGGAGACACGAAAGCCCCCACGGACAAGACGATCTGCGAAGTCCTCGCACTCATTCTCGTCATCAAATTCTAGGCGATATCCAGATCCGTGACGAAAAACATCGGCCCCAACGCCGCGAGCCCGCCTAAGCGCCTCATCTAGACTCCAGGAGCGCTCAAAAGAACCTGAAGGTCTTGTGGGTCTGTCTTTCAGTATGCAAACTCTCATCGGCGTGCAATCCCAGTTTTGACTGTGTTCTTGATAGCAAAAACACAGTCGTCGTCATTCAGAATGACCGCTTCTAGAAGCCGCTTACCGTTTGCGGTAATCTTTATTGTTTCCCCATGCCATTCTGCAAATCCCAAACTCTCGAGATTGATGAGTTCATCAGTTCTCAAACCAAACGGCCTTTTAAACGTAAGGGGCTCTATCCCAGCTTCTCCAGACTTGAAAAGTGAATACAAAACCTTTGCCGCCTTGCCCTTAGGGTCGCCAAGTCCAGATATTGCAGACCCCGACCTCTCGCGCATGATGAAATCAAGTATAGAACTGTTTGCGGTTTTTAGATTCATCCCAAGTGTTTCCAAAGGTATTCCCTGTACTTGTACGGACTTTCATTCTTCGCATTATCTATAAGATATGGCTCTGTTGCCAACTCTCTCCAGTAGAATCCGGGTCTGAAACGAGGCTCATTATATGCCTCAGTCCAAGAGCGATATCTGTGTTGGCTCTTGCGAGCGATCGAATCACCCTCAATGCTCTCCTCTATGTCCCTCCAGGGGATCACACGATCACCCATTGGAAGATCTAGGCGACCCCACGGGCCATCCATCACGGAAGCAATCTTTTTAGATAACGAAGCAGTGAACAACCTGTGCTTATACGAAAGGCGCGCAATCATGTACTCATGAAGAGATATTTTGGAAAGCAGCGCAGATATTTCCGAACAAGCAGGAGTGGGAAGTTTTGCCACATCGAATGAAGCCATGAAGTTTCTTATGATTTCATGCTTCACCTGATCATTCAACCGATCCTTGGCTGACATGGTGCACAATCCTTCAAGAGCACATACCGCCATCCTTGAGCCGACTACAGAACACGAACCGGCAGAAGGAATAGATTCAAGCACGTTACAAAGTGCTGTCCAAAGATCTTCAAGCACAATGGCCAATTCATCAGCCCTCTTGGAAAGAGCTGGTTGATAATCTGAGGCAAGAACCTGCATCTGAATCTGTGGATCAAAAACAACATCGACGCCAACCTTAACGCCGAGTCGTGCGAGTTCTATCTTTGCATGATCAGGACTTATTGTTGGAGTTGCCATCGCATTTTGCTCCCACCAGCGAACTGGCATAGCCACTGTCATAGAGCAGAGTAAAATAACGGCACAATTTCTTGCGGTTTTTCGTCCTAAGATTCTTAAGTACACGCGTGAATTTGTCCGTTGCAATTCTAACCATTCAGCCTATCTCCGTGTTCATAATCCCAAATATGGAATCATCAACAACTGCTTCCTTGGATTTCTTAGTTCTAGACACTTTGCGCGTGACCTTCTTTTCTGACCGTGATGGCTTGTCTTTCTTTGCGATTTTCTGGTCACTGGCCGCATCGGAAGAAACTGAAGCCACCAAAGAAGAGCATGACAAATGTCCAGCACTCACAAGTTTCATGGCAGTCTCTATGTTAGGATCAGACTTCTTCAAAATGAAACACTGCTTGGGAGCTAGTGTTCTCTTCAAAAAAGAGATCGTTAGGCCGCCACTCTTGGCATTCGAGAACTCTACTTCGTCCTCGGATGTCTTACTAGATATATCTTCATTCGCAGAATCGAATGATATGTAGCCCTTCTTCTTCGCCCACAGTACACTTGGATGAAATGCAAATTCGTCTGGCAAATCAACAACAGTACCAGGCTTGAACTTATTCTTGATCGAAGACAAAACCAATTCACCTTTTAGTGTTTCAGAAACTATTACTTTCATATCTTTCTTCTCCTGTGTAACATTTTTTCCATGCTGCCCGAATTGGGAGCACCCTCAAATATGGTTCTTCCACGAGAAACTGGAGACGATGGGTCTGCCCATGTTCCGTCATTAGTTCCCTCTTGATATTCAGTCTCGCCTTCAAGTCTTTCTCGACCAGAGAACGGATCCTCTGGGTCACCATAGTCAAAATCATGATTATATCTGTACTCATGATCGCCAATGCCCTGCTCCCAAAGCAAAAAGTCAGAGGCCATGTCAGGAGGTTCTCCGGCAACACCCTGAGACATAGGCGTTGTAAATTTATAACCCTCTCCGCTATTGGGGCCCCGATGCAATTTATATGGATCAACCCTATCAAAAGGGCGAAGAAGCGTGTTCGGCACAGTTGTGCCGAGGTTGGCAACCTTGACCAGCCAACTGTGGCTCTCAAGGCGGAGCATCAGTTACCCAATAACCATATAGGAAGACAATATGGTTTTCTTGCGACTGTTAAGCTCTGATATTTCAGACACTTCGTCTCTATGCAACTGTCTTTCCTCTGAAGCAGCAGCTAGCCTGATTTCAAAAAGCCTTCTGTCGATCGCAAACAGATTGGACTGAGCTTCTTTGATGACAACATCTTTGTTTATGTTCTTTAGGTTGGATGGCGCATCTTCAACTGGGAGATGGCCAGTGTTCTCGATGCGCCCTGCCCTGTTGACAACAAGAGAATCGTCTGCATCCACAGGATCAACATTAGGTTTACCTGTGTTGAAGTGTAGGGAAAACAGGTCTCTCTCACCCTTCTCTGCCTCTGCGTATGCCTTCCTGAATTTTTGGTCAAAGGCCTCACTTGCCATGTTTATGTCAGAAACAGGAGAGGACTCGCGAGATTTTCGATAAACAAGATTACTGTCATATCCTGAATCAGCCTCATCAAGGCGTGCTTCAACAACTCTTGTGGCATATGTCTCATCCCGCTCTGCCAGCCTCTGAGCAACAGACTTGTCAGCTTCGTCGCCATGAGACTCATCTATTGCCCGAGGAAGACTCATGTCGTCCATGGACGATGTCTTGTTGTCTTCCCTGTTCTGCTCCAAAAATTGTTCTCTTGATGCAGATTTAATCAAACCCATACGTCTCAAAAAGTTGAACATTTTCAGCTCCTCATATCCTTTGCTACCCTTTGACCTGAGCCAACACCATACGGAATACCCTGCATGGACCTCCACATAGTCTGATCCTCACCCATAGTTACTGACAATCTAGCCAGTCTACCTTGCGGCAACCTAGATTCATCTTGCTTAAATGTAGAAAAACAGGCCCCGGCAAGGGCATCGACAAGATCGTCTGTCCTGACTGTACCGTCCCTCTTGGCAAAAACACGATAGCCTGTGGGCATGTATTTACGCTGTAAATATAGCATTTCATTCTTCATCGGTTCGTGATAAGGAATATATAATTTCCCACTAGAAGCCAAGTCATAAAGATAGTCGTAAATGATAATCTTGTAGCGTTTGGTGAAGCGCGTCAATTTTGCTGGTATCCCCTTCGCCTGCAGCCCTTTTATGCTTGCTGCCGAGTTCCACTGGTCGAATGACACCTGAGACAAATAGAATCTTCTGCTCAGTTTTGCTATATATGACTCTATCTCCTCATTGACTATGGGCTTGTCCTTACTGGGTTGCCAAAACTTTATGTGGTCAACCACTACCCTGAAATCCATCTTGCCAGTGTCCTTTTTTATAAATTGTTCTCTATGGCAGACCACGAGGGCATAATTATGGCTTGAAGTAGCTGGGTCAAGATGACAGAAATAAAACTGGCCAGGCTCACCATATTCTTTCAACTGTAAGGATGGCTTGAAACAAGCCTCGACTATGTCCCTTGGAAAGAACGAATATCCAGCCGTTCCTGTGAATTCGGCACCAAACTCCATCTCAAACTCTTCATCCTGCATTTGGGAAAACATTTGGCGAAGGCCATCTCGATTCTGCCTGGTGTTGACCACCCACGTCGGCAGCCGCATAGACAACCTTTGTGGAACTGTTGGAGAAGTTCTGAACAGGTCGTAGAACACACCTTCTTTACCACGCGGACTTGAGATACATATGATCTTGCCATCGTAAATAAACCTTTCCCGCTCCACCCCTTCTTCGTCGATGTATTTCTCTTGGCGAACGTATGTGGATGTCGCGGGCGCTAGAGTTCTATATATTGCCTCTCCACCGCTAGACCCGGGGGTCTGCCTGTAGAGACCAACCTCGTCAAGCATGAGACAATAACAACCTATACCTGCAAGAGAGTCAGAGTTTGAGTGACCTGATCGGATGACCACAGAGCCAGGAGAAATAGGCAGACCTCTTGCCGTCATCTCTTCGTTTCTCTTCCTGTCTGCAGGAGTCATGATGTACATCGTATCCTGAAGCATTCCTTCTGGGCTGATTTTGTCAGAGAAATAAATACTCTTCACAACTTTATCCCTGATCTCTTGAAACAAGATTTCTGCCTGCTTAGAAGAGTTTGCAATGGTGAGAATGGTAAATGGAGCACCTGTACTCAGACCATACATGGCATGCGGATCTCCACCCGGGGACTCAATCAACTTTAGAGCCTCATAAAGTGCCAAAATGGATATAACAAAATCCTTGCCAGAACGACGCCCCCACACTAGCACTAACTCCTGAAACAGATTTCCGCTTTCGTATTTCTTTAGAAGGTCACCATTTTCGAAGTCGGGGTCGTCAAGATCATATTTCTTACACAACTCAATCTCTTCATCAGTCAACTTCAGATCTTCATTCCCCTTAGTGCCCCTATAGAAGGCTTTGAGTGCAATCCTCTGGAATGGGAACAACTCAATCGGGGTTGGTTCGTAATAACCCATCCCCAAGTATTCACGACTCTCAATAAATTCGACTATTGAGGGTATCTTACCAGACGAAGCAACTTGACCGCCTGCCTCGTTTTCGAGTGACTCCCTGAAAGCTGTCAACTTGGCGAGGAGTGGATTGGTCTTGCGAGGGCGACCGCGCTTAGCCATCAAATCTCCTCACTCTATACCCAACAGATGCTATACACAACTTGAAGTCGACCTCTTGTCCTACATGTTTCATCGATGTTGCTGCATTTGTCTCCAAAAGAACTCCTGTTTCTCCATCAATACGCCAGAAAAAGAACCTACTCAAGCGCTCAGGATCCACCATATAAACATATTTCATCAAATATTCTGGTATGCCTTCGCAGGCAGCGCATATGGGTTCTACATTTGACTCTGGGACACAAGACCAAGCAAATATGTCGTCTCTATCAGCCATTTTGGTGGAGATGGCAGACTTCACAATTTCTGCCTGCTTCAGAGGAATCACCACATGGAAAATATCCATGAGACACCTCCTATCCACAAAGATATTTACCAACAAACGACAATAATACCTTCACAAAAACAAAACGTCAATCATACTAACTCTTCTACAGACTAGAAAACTCTTAGTGTCACATCTGTGTCACACATACACCATAGCGCACACTATTCACATCAGATAATTGAATGGCTTATAGACCGCAAAATAAGAGAACTTGACATAAACATACTCTCGCCGACCCACAAAAAGAAGGAATTGTACTTAATCATGTACCATAGATACTGCTAGCAGCAATATGCATAGTGTGAGATGCTGCGCTTCTAAATTACTTCCGTATACAATACTAGATAATACCATAGATGACTAACCTATAATGTATATTAGTACCAAACATAGGCATCTGACTTCAAAGTTTTAGGTCTATCTATATCGATTGCGTTGACTTCAAAAATCATGGTAATGATAGTACAAATCTAAAAATGGTGTAATCTACATATGGCAGATTACAAAGTACTCGTTTTTATCTATCTTGTTGTTCTTATCAATAGTAAAATTACTAACCCCTAGACCCAATAAAAGGTTACGGAGTTCTATTTCACTAAAGTATACAAATCGATCTTGCTGAAAAACTTTTAGTTCTTTTTTTACGCTTTCCTTAAATACTGTAAAGACGAGTAGGGATCTACAAACCTTTAAAGACTGTTCTAACAGCTTCTTTAAAAGAAGCTTATTCTTGAGCTCGTCACCATCAATGTTGTAGGTAACCGTACCGAACAGACACACTAGATCATAACTGCCTGTGGTAGGGATTGTTATATATACCGAACAACTGCACAACTTTAGCGTCTCCGGGCGTATGTCTACCGCCTCATAGGTGGAGTCTAAGTTGTTCTCCTCTAACCACTCGTGTAAGTAGCATGGTCCAGATCCAACATCCAGTACAGACTTAAACTTGTGCCCTTTAAGTATCTCGAATCTCTTTTTGGCTAAATCTTTACCATAGCCATTACTAATAGGCTCTGGATAGATATCGTACAGACCTTTGATATTATGCTTATTCAAGATTCTCCTACTTTTCGGTGGATTACAACAAAATACTCCTCTCTATCGTAGTTGTCGTTTTCTATGATTTCATATTTTGTTACTTTCAAATCTGTCAATAGGTTCACCACATCTTGCTTGGTGTAGTATAGAAAACGATTTGCCTCAATCACCACGGGATGATTTATCTCATTTTTCATAACTGTAAATAACAAATACTTTTTGCTTGCTTGTATAGACTCCTGTAAAAGCGAGACAAGAGTTTGTTTGTTCTTTTCGTTGTCGTAATCTAAATTGTAAGTTACGGTTCCGAATAAACACACCAAATCGTATACTTTGTTTTTTGGTATTTGTGTGTATGTTTGGCAGTCACACAGCGCAAGTGCTTGAGGTCTTATATCCACGGCTTCATAATCGGTTTTAATATTATTCTCCTTTAACCAGTCAAGAAGAAAACAAGCACCGCTGCCAACATCCAAGACCGAATTAAAATCAAACAGTTTCAGAATTTCAAATCGTTGATATGCAAAAGGCTTGCCATAACCATTTTCGGCTGGCTTTGTGTAAACTGTTTCAAGAGTATGGGGATCACGCTGACTTGGTAACATGGTAAGAACTAGACCCAGTGCAGTATACGGTTACACTGGTCGTAGAGGTAGAGCCGAAATTTTCGTTTGTTAGGGTTCCTGATGACGAGAAAGCAAGAGTACCGCTCTTTACCAGTATTTTGAAATGAACCCCAGTGCTTAATCCGTTTATAGTACAAGTTAGAGTTGCTTTTCCACTGGCAGGATTAGATATGAAAATCTTTCCGTCATCAGAATCTGTTACTGACCAAGATGCTGTCTTTGTTTCAAATGCAGCAGATGTAAAACGAGCAAGACGAGTTGACTGAATGGGTCCGCTGAATGTACTGCCCCCAGGTGCACCGAAGTTTATTGAAAGTGCAGAAAAAGTGATTCCACTTGCGCTGTCGTCTACTGTAATGGTAGTACCGTTGGCGCCGCCGTCCCAGTCTCCAATGACAGTAGTCCCCATACAGCCATAGCCCATAAAATCAGTTGCGCCGAATAAGCCAAAGAAATGCACGTCAGTAGAAAAATACAAACTATGGTAGCTCTTCACAGCACTGTAAGTTCCGGAAAACTTATTTCCAGAACCAAACAATTTAAATGTACTACCGCTGACTTCAGAACCCATCGTAAGGCTTTGGGCGGTTCCAGATCCTGTGGCTATATTTACGGTTGTGGTGCCTGCTGCAATATTGAGGGTTGACGATGAAGTAGTTATATCCCCGCCATTTACAGCAAGGTCCCCAGAAATGGTTAATGAGTCAGTGGTTTTGTTGTAGGTAAGTCCTGCATCTCCGCCAAGAGCAGAACCACCATCGTTAAACATTATTTGTGTATCAGAACCAGAAATAATCGCAACCGTACCAGAGGCGTCAGGAAGTGTTATAGTCCTGTTGGAGGTGGGATCCTGAACGGTCAGAGTGGTGTCTTTGTTATCTACTGTTGCCCCCTCAAAAACAATGCCGTTGTTGAAGGTGATATTCCCTGAAAATATCTTGTCGCCCGTAACGGTCTGTGTGGTGGATAGGGTGACAAGATTTGTTGCCAAATCGGTCGTTGCCGATAACTTCTTCACAGTGCCACTGGTGTTCTTGATGAAGAGTGCCTCGTCAGCGGCATTTATTGCAATTTCACCAAGTTCTAGAGAAGTATCCGGCTGCGCAGAAGCAGATGTCGAGTACAAATGCTGAATGATACTCTCTCTAGTCACTGGCACGACATAGCCATCACTTTCTACATAACATTATACGATCAGATCAGGTGAAGGTTCCACCCCTGATGTTGGCAACAAGTGTTCCAACCGAGTATCCTGTTGCACCAGTGTTGACGGTGGTGGTGGGTTCCGATTGTGAATCCACAAAAAGTCTAAACTTTCCGTCCGAAGCATCGCGGATAAGACCGCAATACAGGTCCTGCGATCCACTTGTGTCATAGAGGCCGTAGAAACCGATGTCAACACTGTCAGCGGTGCTGTTGCCATTGGCGAGTTTTATGAGCGGGTCCTCAACCGATAGGGTCGAGGTGTTAACTGTGACGGTTGTTCCGTTGACAGTCAGATCACCAGTCACGGTCAAGTTGTTGCCAACCGTGGCGTTGTAGCCAAGCGCAACGGTGCCGCCTGCAGAAGATCCTATGTTGACATTTGTGGTTGACCCAGATTCTCCAATTGCACCTATATTTATGGTGTTGGTGGATCCACTTCCCGTCGCGCCATTGGCAATTCCAGTGGTTGCACCAGATGCCCCATCGTACCCGAAGCTTGCTGTGGTGGCTGCGCCAAACGCGTTGACGGTTGTTGCGGTGCTGTCAAACACATTCTGTGTCGTCGTGTTTCCGACAAGTGTGCCGCCACGGATAGTGGTGGTGGCTGTTGTCGAATCACCCATGGTGATGGCGGTGGCTGCACCGCCAAGATTCAGGGTCGTTGCCGTGGTGTTGAAAAGGTTCTGTGTCGTCGTGTTCCCGACAAGGGTGCCACCACGAATTGTGGTTGTAGTGCCACTTGTCGCACCCATGGTGATGGCGGTTGCTGCACCAAAAGCATTCACGGTTGTTGCGGTAGTGTTGAATACAGCTTGTATTGGACAAGCACCCACCAGAAAAGGGCTGTTTACCGTAGTCGTGCCGCCTTCAACAGAACCAATGTTTACATTAGTGGTAGAGAACTCCGCACCACCAGTGCCCAAGTTTAGAGTTTTGGTGGTTAAACTAGCAGCAGCACCAGTCGAAATGTTGGTGGTTGAAGCAGCAGTGCCATTGTAACCGATGTTCGCCGTGGCGGCTGCACCAAAAGCATTCACAGTTGATGCAAGGGTATTAAAGACATTCTGTGTCTGCGTGCCCCCGACAAGTGTACCACCCCTAATTGTGGTTGTTGTACCAGCTCCAGCACCAATTGTGACTGTAGTTGCCGCTCCACCTACGTTTAGAGTTGTAGCATTTGTATTGAATACTGTTGCTGTACCAGCAGCTGTAGTTGTAATGTCTCCGCCGTTGACAGCAAGGTCGCCTGTTACCACTGTATCTGCATTATTGATTGTTGTTGTACCAGTTGCAGCACCAATTGAAACGGCTGTTGCGACAAGGCCAATATTGAGTGTTGTGGCTGTAGCCGTCACAAAATTAAATGACGCGGCACTAGTTCTGATTACCCCTCCGACAGAAATGTCGCCTCCAACGCTGAGGGAGTCCGACGCCGCATTGTAGGTCAGACCATCACTGTCCACCCTCAATGCGGTGGCGCCAGAGGTGGCATTTGTGAATGCGATGTATGCGGTTGTGGTGGCATCGTCATTTGTGACGCTCACATTCGTGGCGGTGTCCACTCCTCCCCAACTGAGAACACCGCTGCCATCCGTGGTCAGAACTTCGGACGCATTGCCGTCATTCGCCGGCAGGGTGAATGTATATGCTGCATTCGAAGTGGTGGCAGTGGGCGCCTGAAGGGTCAACGTTCCACCACCACCGCCACGGGCTGTGAATACTATTTCACTTGTTGTCCCGAGACTCAAGTCCCCGGTAAGCGATCCGCCGGAAAGCGGCAGATAATTTCCAGCTAGGCTTTTTACGGCATACTGGGTTGCCAACTTATTGTTTTCACTGCTGACGCTAGACCAATCGATGGTTGCTTGATCTTCAATGATCGCACCCACCCAGTTCGCCGTATTATTACTGTTAGAGCCTACAAAGAGTTTCTTGTTACTGCCTGACCCATTGGCAAAAGCTAACTCGCCATCATACAGATCAGAAGGGGCTGTCGTTGCAGAAGAACCATACAGGACGGTTATAAGTGATTCTCTCGATGTTGGCACGGTTTTTATCCTTTAATTTTGCGCTTCTGATTCATTCTATATGTTTTTCGGTAAAAGTTACCTCTACACCTGTGTATACAACATACACAACTATATCATAGAATTTATTAATTATTTTCTCTTTGGAGGTCGCACAAACGGAAAGAAACCGCAGAAATTGCTATGCTGATAATTACTAGAACAAGTATCGTAGCATGGCCTTCTATAGACCAAGATTAGTTACTGAATAAACCCGCCCTGGTGATCTGTTGTCTTGTGTATCCCTCGAGATAATCAGCATCAACTCCATATATCAGTGACCCATCTCCAGATGGGTACCTGAGAAGACTATCGAAGACAGGAACATTTCCTTCTCCGTTGCCAACATCTCTAGTTACAACAGTCCCTAGCCCTAGCGTTGCTCGTTGCGTGTTGGCATCGGGGTCATCAAGCAGGGCTTTGCCTGCCGCCGTAATATCTCCACCGAGCTTAGATGTTGAAACCACTTCGGAATCAATCGTCCATGTGGAGCCAGAACCACTGACGGTGATGTCGCCCTTGTCTCCGTCTGTGATGCCTGCACCGCCAGCTGGAGAAGATGCAACCCATGCAGACCCAGTCCATGTGGGAACCTGTCCAGATGCTGCACCGCTCTGTGCTATTTTTGACAATGGCACGGAAGATACGGAAACTGTTGCTGTTCCACCATTGGACAGTGACACGGATATGGTGCCGTCCTGATTTGACAGGCCCTCAAGCTTTGGTGGCGACAACAGGCGCCACGCTGTGCCGTCCCACTGCCACTTGCGTCGGCCGTGGATGATGATCTGACTGACGGTTGGGGACTGGATCAAGACCATGGCTGTGGTGGCTGCAGAAAGTTGTAAAAAGTCTCCCTCAGAACCAAACTCAACCCATGCAGACCTTCCCTGCGGATCTGTGTACCATACCGCCTCCCTACCAGTTATAGGATTTATCCAACGCCCACCTAAAGATGGCGACGGGGGCTGTGTTGGGGATATTTCAGTCTTCTGTCTAACAATAGTGGCTGGTACCCATTTGCCCTGGGACTGATTCCAAACCAGCGTATTGCCGTCCTGTGGCTGATGTCTTGCGACATCAGCAAGATCTTTCAGTCTGGAAATCGGAACATTTGGAGACATAGCCACAAAAGATGTTTCACAAAAACTGGTTCTTTCCCCCCATCTGAAAAAATTCTTCGTGCAGATAAGTTGACAATTTTCAGTATTTTTTGTTTTCCGACCACCCGTAGGACGAATAATTAGATAGGTCTCTCGCCTGTATCGGAGACCAAAATCTTGGTGTGGCGCTTCTGGGGGCGCCTGATGGGTTTTGAGCAATCGCCCCCGACGGACGTAAGTCTGGTCCAACAGCTCAAGTATGCTCAGGAGTCGGGAGCTATTAGGCATCATGCATCCACAAGGCGCATGTGTGTCACCGATGGGGTTTCTACAGTCTACAGGAAGTCTGCCCGTGCACCGTCCCAGGTGTGCTTATGAAACATATCGATCAGTCATGGTCGGATGGGATGATACACCTTGATGGAGGATGACCTCTTGCCAGTGTTTGGGTGTATCAAGATGTTCTTGGCAAGAGTGGCAAAGACAAGGGATTATTGTCTCTACATCACGGGTCGTATGTCGTTGTTGTAAATCTGTATATATATAATATACCTATACACCGTTGGGCCGAAGGTCCAACGGCTGTGGTGCACATCCGGCGGAGCCAGGATTGTGCACCACCATTCTGCCTTGATGGTCATTCCCAATTGAGTTGATACCTATTTTTAAGAGCAATGCCAAATTCTTTCCTGAACTAGGTGTTCATGAACATTTATTTATTCAGCGGATGCATCAGACCAGTCTGGATGCATACTTTGCATATCAATCAGGGATGATTCTCCCCACATTTGACGGACAGTCCTCAAGATTCCATCACTATGTGTGGTACACAGGAACTGTGTTTTTGGGAATTGAATATTCAAAGCCTTAACCAATCGTGGATGCCTACGGAAATAGACATGCATCTCAAGATTGTCAACTAAAGCCATACTCCTGTCATCAGACAACTTCATGCAAAGATGACGCAACAATGTTGCTATCTTTTTCTCTCCATCACTCATTCTCTTGTGGTGAACCCTAGTGAACCCTTTTCTGATACAGAAATCCTGATAGAAATCCACCCTTTCACCTGATTCGGCTGTTGTCACAAGCTTTCCGAGTTCACAAGGCAACCCATAAACCTCGTCAGCAAGTTTAAGAAACCTTTCTCCCAAATGAGATGGGAGTTGAAACTTGTACATATTCATGGGGTGGTCTGCATCACAGTAGGCAGCCCAACCATCTGATCCTGAAGGGGCTTCTTCAAGCCCATTTTCAACTATTTCTCCACCTATGATGGAGACATTCGATACTCCACCATCATGAAGAAATTCAGCATACATACTGCATGGCTCTGAAGATGGAATGTAGGCAGCCATAGTTGGGTCATAATCAGGATTGTATGTCAATTTTCTGAACAGCATAGAATTATCACGCCCCCTCAGCATTCTTGGGGTGGAAACAATCCTGATGGCATGCATAAGTGTTGACTTACCCGTGCCATTTGGTCCGAAAAATACGGAGAACGGTCTGTTTTCTGGATAGAAGTCAAAACTTGCGTCCTTCAACCCACAAAAATTCTTCAACTTCAAACTTTTGAGCCAATACATGCAGATGAAAACCTTTCAAGAACTTTTATCGGAAATTGAGCCACACAAGGCAGCGGTAGAAATAATTACTTCTGCATTGGATAGAGGTATACAGCCTGACAGCATTATCGCCGAATTCGATGTTAGCAACGGGATGATGAAGTCAAAGGGTAAAGCAAACACATGGATCAGATTTGACTGCAAGCCAGGTGTGATAAAAAATCTGATCCAAATCATGTCTGAAACTAGTTATGTTTGCGACGACGATGTCCAAGCCATGGACAGGTGGAGAGACGAAGTATCCAAGATTCTAGAAACCGACATGCTCCATAAAATCCGTGAAGCCATAAGGGAAAGAATATTGGGTGGAGCCACGCCAGAGGCAATACCACTCCATGACATACAAATCACGGATTTAGACATAAGTGATCTACCTGAAGACGACTGTGTCTTAGTGATCAAAAAATCAGCGCCACAGGGTGAGGAAACCCAACCTGTGTCTGAGGATATATTTGGAGAGAAGGGGCGCACTGGGGAGACCATACAGCAGGTGGTTGACCGCAGGAAGCGGGAGGGGGATCCGAGGTACAAATGGGTTGTTGACGTGGAGCAAAGAAAGCATTTTTTTGAGGTGACGGTGTCAATTTCCGCCGACTATTCATTATCTTCTTTGGAGGGGGTTTTAAAAAAACCAAGAAAGGTATAACCTGGAGGATTTTCATCTATGATGGAATTTGTTTCTGATTCTGCCGACATAAAAAAGACGGCAGCAGAGTATCAGGGCAAAGAGGTTACGCTGAGGAATATACTTCCTGGCGATGTTAAGAAATTTAAGGTCTATGTAAAAGATCCGTCCTCTGGTAATGTCAAGAAGATTAACTTCGGTCATGGCGGGTCATCTGCCAAGGCTAGAGGCGAAAAGACCATGTCAATAAAGAGAAATAATAGTGACAGGCAGAATAATTTTCTTGCACGTCACAAGTGCGACACCGCAAAAGATCCCACGACGCCAAGGTATTGGTCATGCAAGGCATGGCGTCGCGGAACAAAACTACCCTGAAAGGAAACAAAATGGCTCATATCAAAACAGCAAGTAATGGGACACAGAAGATTTCAATGTCCACCCCGGAGTGGATTGATATTGGTTTGAAGCGTGGTCTGCTCTCAATTGATCCCCGAGTTCCAAGATTCGCTGCAGAGCTTACAAAGTCTGCTGGTCTCGAACCTGGCAAGGCAAGTTATACAACGATCAAGAAAGCCATGCAGAATGAAGAGATCATGGCAAAGATCGCAGAAAACCTTGAAGGAAGTTCGCTGATCAAGACTGCTCAGCAGGTCGGTCAGGACACAGGAGGCCCAGGCTGGGGTAGTACCGCTGCCACTGCCGCTGCAGGTCTTGCTGCCGCACCCCTCCTCACCCAGGGCGGCAGGGCCATGTACACCAACCTTGCCAAAAATGTCGGTTCTGGTCTCGCGAGCGCCGGACAGAGCACCGCTGGAACCCTTGGTGGACTTGGAAGTGCCTTTGGCAGAGGATTTGGTGGAGCACCTGTTGGTGGCGCAGCAACAACGTTTGGCAATGTCGCAAAAGGCGTAGGAGGTTTCGCGGCAAGAATGGCTCTCCCAGCCCTTGCGGGCGTCGGAGGTTTCTTGGGCAGCAAGTACCTGATAGATTACTTCAAGGACAAATCCAAGGGCGATGCAGCTCCAAACCCAGAACTGATGACCGACCCGGCAAAGCAGAAGTTAATCATGAGGTCAATATATCAATTCAACCAGTTGGCTCCAACGCTGAAGGGTATGTCTAGCAGCATTGACAAGCAGCTTGACACCGTAGCGTCAGCCGTGACTGACACTATCCAGACAATGCAGCAGATGCAGAACAATAATATGACTCCAACCGTGACCACCCCTGAAGAGCAGAGGGCAAAAGAGTTGGCAGATGCCCAAGCAGCTCAGGCTGCTGCTCAGGCCGCATACGCGAAGTCTATGGCAGGTCCACAGGTTCAGGCTCCCGTTGGCCTGCCAGCCGCCCCTGTCCCAACAGGTCCACAGGTTCAGTCTCCCGTTGGTCTGCCAGTCGCCCCTGTTCCAACACGCTGATCAGAAACAGAAAGAACAAAAATGAACGACAAGAAAATGATAAAAATATCAGACCGTCAGTGGATTGAAGCAGGCATCAAGCGTGGGTATCTCGCAAAAGGCCCCGAGGGTGTCATGCTTCGTAAAGAAGCATTGGGACCACTTGCTGCCCTCGGTGTAGGTGCTGCTCTACCTGCTGTGTGGGAAGGTGGCAAATGGCTGTGGAACAAAGCCACGGACAATCGTAGTTTAGGAGAACTTTTTTCCGGGTACGGTATCAATCCACAAAAATTTCAACAGATCCAGACGAACTACAAGTTGCTCATGAGTCACCTTGACAAGTTGTCCACGATGTCCCCGCGTGTTGCTCAGGCAGTCACGGCAGCAAAAGTCGAAATGGCAGCCAAGATGAACGACATGGCACGACAGATTGGTGTTGCAGGAGGTTCTGCCTCTTTCGGCGGTCAGCAACTTGAGGAAGAAACCACCGCTGCACACAAGAAGCAGCTGGAGGACATTCAGAAGAAGACCCAGATGTATGGCGCTCTTGGCAAGGGACCTGGAGGCGAACTGCCGAAAGACTTCAACCCACAAGCCCCTGTCAAGCCTACTGGCGGAACACCAAATCAGTCTGCCACAGCAGCCGCTCCTAAGCCACCAGGAGCTCTAGCAGCCTAATTCAATTCACTATGGATAAGGTTGCTCAGTCATCTGAAGTGTCTGGAGCCCAACGTATGAGGGCTCGTGATGTTGGTCTTTCTGGCAGCGCTGCCCAGCCAGTGGCCCCATCAGCAAGGGACATGGCAGCCCGGGGTGCAGGCTCGATTCGTGCATGGGGGCCTTCTGCAACATCCAGGGACAATGTGGCCGCAGCTCCGCTTGGCAACATGGGCACAGTTCCTGATACATCTCAGTGGGGAGCTCCTAGTACATCTCAGCGGATGGTTCAGCAGTCGCAAGGACAACAGGCTGTTGCACAACCAGCGTGGCAATACAATCCAAATGCAGCACAGGTAACCACTCCGACTCAGGTCGGAGAGGATTCATATGAGGTTTGGACTGGTCCACATCAGTATTCAGGTCAGCCTGTTGACATGAAGTGGGTCATTTCGCTGCAGACAGGTGGAAAGTGGCAGCCGACACAGGAACTTAGAGCCCACCAAGGGCAGGGAACTTAACATGGATAAAATTTACACAGGCTTTGGACCACTGACCACCCTCACAGACCCAAATGAGGCAAGCATGGTTCTCGACATGTTCAGGGATATTGCACGCTCAAAGCAGGCACAATCCTTTAACCAGATGGCTGCTGATAAAGAGAATGCTGCCATAGCCGCCGAAGCCAAGAGTTGGCTTGATGGAGGCAAGGAATGGTACATCGCCATCGGTGGTCCGCACTACGAATCTCTTGACCCCGCAAGCAAGAAAAAGTTACTTGAGTATTACATCAAGAAAATGTCAGAAACTGGACTGTTTTCAAATAGGGAGTCCGCCATAGATAATGCATTCAGGCTTCAGCCGCGACTCAAACCATTAGGGGAAAATAGGGAACAGAAGGCTATCCAGATACTGAAATATGAGTTGGAAAGGATTCAGTCTGCCCTACAGCAGCCTGCTCAGCAGCCGACGCAGCCTGCTCAGCAGCCGACACATCAGCCTTCAAGACAACCTGCAGGTAAGAAGCAGCCCAAGGCCCAAGAAACCCCATCATCAGTCAACACAACTGACGCAAGCGACTCACAGCAATCCACCGCCGCTGCGAAAGACAAGGCAGGCGGCAAGGGGGCCACTACTCAGCAGGCAGATGCAGGTGGAAAGCCCAAGGCTGCGACTCCTGGTCAGCAGGGCGGTTCTGGTGTGGGGCTTCTGTCTCTCGTTGAACAAGGACTGGCAGTCGTGCTCGATGCCATCAAAAAGATGCCGTCTGCGCCCAAGGTTTCCGATCAGGTTCTCGCCCAGATGATTGTCGCAGACCAGCCGCAATATTGGTTCCCAAACAACGAGGTGTCAGAAACTGGCTTTTACGGACCGTTTGCGCGTGGACAGAACATTTTCTGGGCAGAGATTGAGTATAACGGTCAAGCTGGGCAATTCATGTACAGTGGCAGGTATGCATCTGTTCCTGCTGCGGCGTCTCAGGCAGTTCAGCAATCATCTGCTCAGGGCACCTAAGATATTATCCGTTAAAAACAAAAAGGGCTCCCTGATGGGATGCCCTTTTTGTTGTTTCTTATGATCTCGCTTATTTGCTCTGCTTCTTCACATCTTTAACGCAACGTTCGTATTTCTTTTTATCATCTCTGCCGACAGATACTGTGCAAACAGCCCAAGGATTTGGGTCATACTCCTTCTTCTTGGCCTGCTTATACCAATTGCCGTGATTCATCGTCTTCTCGCTGCTGACTGCTGGGCTTGCCTTGCAGCCCTTACTGCTGCAACATTGTCCTTTCTCTCCTTTTCTTTTTGTGCCCTATCTCTGTCGGCGCCGGCTTTGATATTGATATCGTTAATGACCATTTTTGTGTACGGTTCAACAAGATCACCCTTTGTGTTGTACCGATAGATGTACTCCCTCACCCTGTCCGAATACATTTCAATTGTTTCACCCCTCTGAATTGGTGGCACGGTTTTCAAGAAGGCACTTCTTGCAGCAATATAATCATCTGCATTCATTTGTGACAGGACGGCATCATCTCCCTCAAGTATTGCCCTGATCTGTTCCTGGATACTGGACCTGGTTCTCTCTTGTATGATTCTTGAAAAATTGCTTTGCTTTTCAAACAACTGCCGATACTGGGCCTTCAACTGTTCTATCTGTTGCTGCCTCTGCTGCTCAAGTTGCGGATTTGGATTTTTGGGCTGTTTGGACAAGTTGGCCAACTGCATCTGAATCTGTACTATTTGACGCTGTATAGCAATCATTGTGGGATCGCCCTGCTGTTGCTGTTGCGCAATTTTTGAAATGCTATATATACTCATGCAAGGTATTTTGCTAGTAATGGTCGAAAATTCCTCTAGAAGAACATGCCAAACGACATAGATGACACTTTGACAGAAATGGGCATACGGATTGCCAACGACGCCATCGTTTATATTAAATCTGGTATCGATATCTTCAATCATAACCCTCTGCCCCCTACCCCTAGAGATGATCTTGTCAATTTGAACCTGCATGGTTCGGAAGGAACAGATTACGACAGAAGTTTTCTGTCCTTCCTGATCCAAAATATCATTGAAAAAATTGAAGAATCATTGATTATGACTGAAGTCAGGCTTGAAAAACCAGCAATATTTTTTGGTAAAAAGAAGAACAGGAAGTCTTGTCCCGAGGCTAAAGACATGAAGATAAAAAGCCTGTACGAACCCCAGAGGCGTGCCACTGCTGGGGAGATAGCCTCTTTGGGTCAAATTATTAAGATCATTGAAATGCAAGACTTTGTCGATCATGTCAGAAATTGTTCTGCACTAGTTGACAGGGCATGTAGAGAATTCAAATTGGCTGTTGAAAGGTTTTCCCGATGAAAGAAATCAGATCAAAATCATATTCAGAAAAGAAAGCATCTCTCGGCGAGTCAATGTCTCGTGGTTTTGACATATTCTCCAGGATGACAAGCCATCCGCTGTGGGGAAGTTTCTGGAAAGGAACCCACCTGGACGCAAAATCAGGTCTGCTTGGGCAGGGGTTGCAGTCTCTTGAGCGGGCTGGAGTGACAGACAGGGAAGGTCGAGAACTTGCCTCGGTCACCAGAGACATGGTTTCTCTTATAGATGCCACTGAACCGAACTGCCACAAGATACCCGAGTCTATTAAAGACGCGCTGCAGAATATGCATAGCCAAGGCATTGGTATGCTTCGAGGTTATAAAACCAAATCTAATACATGGAGACAGTGGTGCTTAAGTACTTTTGATTATAAATTTGGTCCATTCGCACATGCGTACAATATCTACATCAACAAACATACCGATGAAATTGGCAAGGTTGACGAAAAAGCAGAGAAATTCGCAGACTCACAAATGTCATTGCTATTTGAATCAGTCCGCAACCTCAGCAACAGAATATCAGCTGCCAATGGCACTAGTCCAGGAGCCCCGCCTTGTCCATAAATGATGCCACCAAACTTGTCAGGGCTCAACATGATGTCCCAATTTCTGCAGAATCTCAGATCATAGCAGACAGCATCAGCAACACAAAAAGCGCCATATCATTAGCTGCTGCCATGATCATAAAAAATGAACATATGCAGTCGACCATAGTTGGTCTTGTTACGGAAATAGAAAAACTTAAGAATCAGGCCAATCAACTTGCCACGTACATGGAAGAATATGTTCCTGAGGACATGGCTGCCATAGAGATGGCCAAGAAACTAGGTAGGGGGTCTGAAGCATCTAGGGGGACAGACCTTGCTCAAGCCATGCGGCAGGCTGTCTCTGCCACGAAGAAGGCCTCTATTGAAGCTGGCAGGGCATGCAGTTCGGACACGATGAGGGAACTTTCAGAGAGCATACTGCGGCTTGACAGCGCGTTCACAAACTCAGGTATTGACCGACCCTATCCAAGACCATGATAGTGGTCTTGAAGAGAACTCTCCTGCTGAGATATCAGAAGCCCCGCAATTTAGGTCTTTCCACTCTGCGGACGAATCTCCAATCGGTAAGTCTTTTTCCATAGAAGCTCTTGCAAGTGTTTCTGCAACCAGTGCTGGACATGCAATGAAGTTTTCACGCATGAATTCAGCAACAGATATTTTGTGACTAGATCTCACTGATTTAGAAAAAACCTTGAAAAGGTGTGCTGACCTTGGAACAGAGGTGTCTATCCTCCTCTGAAGATCGCTACCTAAGGTGGCTATTCCGGTCAAGAAAGACCTCGACCTAAAATTGAGATAGTTGGTGTCTGTTTTGTAGACAGTGGATATCAGTCTTGGCAGATAGCCTAATACATCTACCATCTCTTCTTTGATAACAGCAACCGCGCTCAAAGATTCCCAAAATGTTCTTGGTTTTATTGTTAGCCTGATCATGTGGTTGCTATGGTGGTGGTCTCAAACCACTCGCCTACCGTTGTTCTGTCAAGAATTTGTCTGATCATAACCCGACCTCTTTCAGATATTTTCAAACTAGATCCAGAATTTCCTGATATCATCCTGATGTTTGCACCGACCCTTCCAGAGAATACTCCCAAAAGAGGTATTTCTTTCATCCTTCCTGAATATATCTCATACTTCCATCTACTCTGGTTGTTGTAACTTTTCAACTCGTCGATCAGATCTCCGTCCTCATTGTATACCTTCGCTTGGAAGTGTATAAATCCAAGCATTCCGTTCATGTCCTGCAGTGGGAACTCTGCAGTCCAAGTTCCAGGCTTCTCCACATTGAGTGCAGATATTTCCTTAATCAGTTGTGGGCCTCCTGGAGTGTAAGATAAGAAAGATCCAGATAGTTTTTGATTTGCATTACTGACGAACTCAACGAATGATGGTTCGATATTTAAATTTGACTGCCCATATGATATCTGTGATACAAAATGATTGTAACCTATCATCAAAAAAGAAAGACTACCTTTAGTACTCACGACTCCATTATCTGTTGAAAAAGGTGTAACAATTTCTCTCATTTTTAATTTAAAAAGAGCGTCTGAGACATCTGTTGATGGTGTGAAAAAACTATTTAGGTATGCATCTATCTTCTTTCCGCTCCTGTTCATCTTGGCCACAATTTGTGACAGCATGAACATGGTTTCTTCTAGCATTTCTACACTATTCAGCTTCTGGGTTGCCACAGACCTATTGACGGTGAATTTTCCAAATGGGCATCCTATACATCCGAACGACGTGTCCAACGCAGGAGATGAAAGACACCAAGACTCCCCACATGTTTCCTTGTTTGCGACTGATATGAACAGGGATGTTGGATGCGGAGCCCCTCCAAACTCATCGTATTGCCCATATGGATCCTGCTGAATATATGGATCAATCATGTCTGCAGGTGGTGGCCCAACGGATCCAATCACAAAGCCATAACCAGCAGACGCAGCAGACACACACGGGGAAAATCCTCCGTCGGACGGTCTGACTTTCGATAACGATCCACCATCAGCATTTACGAATATGGCCCTCTTGTCAAATCCACTAACGAAATAAGATTCATTGGCCTCCTGCAGACCCCAACCATAAAAGAAGCTGTCTCCTGAAACATAGGGAAACGAAGAGTCATAGGGTATTGGCTGTTCCACCGACCTTCTGTATGAAGGAAACATGTCAGGCGCAAGTCCATTTTCAAACTCTTCTAAAGATCGAGACAAATAATCGCTTGTCTTACCTCGAGGAGGATATGGATCAAGGAGCAGGATCCCATATACATCAACACCAACAAGATTTGATACGACCTGATCAATCAGTTTTCTCGATTGAGCCACAGTTGGCATGTCCAGGGATGACACTGGTATAATCCCAAGTTCATACAACTTTGATGATCTGATGTTCCCAGAAGCATGGAAAGCAGGATTTCTTTTGCCTGGTTCCAATGGGTATGGGCTTGACAAACGCGAGCACGACGAAACATATCCACCATTGTGAAGAAACGCGACTGGCACCCGAAATCCAAGCACAAATGCACTGACTCCTTCTCTTCCTGCGTTTCTCAGTGGAGTCTCTATAGTGTTTCTGAATTCTTCATAAGAATCTAGAATTGGCTCTGTTGAACAGTCTAGTGGAACAGTCCTAGATGAGGAAGCGCCAAGGGCAGCAATATATAACTGCGCCAGTTCTTTGCTTTCAGAAACGGCCGCATTGTACCCAACAATGACCTTGGAATATTCGGGCATCAACTACCTGTTGATCCAAAACCTCCAGATCCCCTCCCTGATCGGGAAACGGAATCACGCACAAATTCTGCCACCATGGGCATCATGGGTACAAGTTGAGCAATTCGGTCACCTTTCTTGTATTTCTTCATCATTTCAGGTTTGTTTTGATTTCTGATTGGTCTGAAGGCGGCAATTATGTTACCCCTGTAGCCAGGATCGATAAGACCAACGGAGTTTCCCATCACCAAATCTGTTTTGCAAACACTGCTGCGCGGAAACAGAAGCAAATATGCACCATGCGGGTCGCATTTCACGCCAGTGTTGTATTTGATGAGGTCTACCGATCCATCAAGACCAAATGTCGCCTCTCCATCGTCAAGAGCCACTAGATCCCATCCTGCGTCGTCTGGGTGGGCCTTTTGAGGAGGCGTTGCCCCCTCCTCAAGTTCAAATTTTATGACATGCTTCAGATCAAAAGCAACATTGATGTTATGATACATTTATATCCTCAGTTGCACTTGGTCCATCCACAAGATCTGCAGGTTACACAACCTTCCTGCCTGATCAGACTGCATTTGTCTTTTGTCTCACAGCTGGCACAAGTCTCTCCTGTGACCTCGGTGCCATCGGGAATATATTTTTTCAGAGCTCGTGCAACAGATCTGCTGAAGTTATTCATGTCTCCCTGAACCTTCTCAAGTTGCTGAACAATGAACTGTATATCTGCACCATGACGCAAAGCAGTCGAAATTATCCTCGTGAGAGCAGCCTCGTCCTCAGTCTCCTTGTCATTCACTTTGCTGATTGACAGTCTACTGTCATATTTATCAACGAGATCGATTCTGTATTTGCCTCTAGCCTCCTTCGTTGTCAGTCCCGAAGTGAAAGACTTGGAAACCATCAGTTCCTTATCGTCTCCATCTGATTTGTTTGGAAGGGCAAAGACTTCATATGGTTTGCTTTTTAGAAGACCAACAAACACCACGAATGGAGAGCCCTTCACCTGAATGTGATGAACATCGCAAGCGAGAGTTTCCGGCCTCTTTGGGGCTTTGGTGTTGATGATTTCATCATTCTTTTCAGCAGATGCCTTCTTTTCATCAACAAGTACCCCAGTTCTACACCCATCGCGATAGATGGTGATACCTTTGCAGCCAGCCTTCCAGGCAGTTCTATAAATCTCATCAACTGCCTCGACTGTGGCATCGGCCGACAGATTTAGGGTGGAACTGATGGCGTGATCTATGTGCTTCTGCGCCGAAGCCTGTAACTTGACTCTCTTCTTCCAATCAAGTTCAGATGCAGTGCTGCCCGCCCATGGACTTTTGGTGATGTCGTCCTCTCCTGTGACATCAACCCACATCTTAACCTTTGGCGGATACACTTTAAACTCCATCCAGTGATCTCCGTTTTGGTCAACAAAATCGGATCGGAATCCAATGTCTCCTGGGTTCCCCTTTTTTCTTCGGATGTATGGAGCAACCATGAACTGTGGTTCAATCCCAGAACTTGTCTGTGTCAAGATAGAAACTGATCCACATGGTGCCGTAGTTAGCAGAGCGATATTGCGCCTTCCGTATTTCTGCATGTCGGCATAAAGCTCTGGATCTTCAGACTTCATTCGTTTTAGGAACGGATTGCCTGACTCTTTATCTGCGTCCCAAATTGGGAAGGCTCCAATCTCCATCGCCATGTCAACGCTGCTCCTGTAGGCAGACAATTTCATGGTCTTGTATATCTTGGTGATTGTGGATATTCCCTCATCTGAAGTGTATGGCATGCCCAAAGCTGCAAGGGTGTCTCCCACAGCAGTCAATCCCGTTCCCGTTCGTCTGCCTCTCGAGGCAGCATTTCTTATGTCTTTCCACAACTCAAGTTCTCGCTGGCGGAATTTAGGCTCCTCGGGGTCCTTCTTGACCTTGTCAATGATCCTGTCGATGCATTCAATCTCAAGATCCACCAAATCATCCATCAATCTCTGGCACACGGCAACATGCTCAGAGAACAATTTGAAGTTGAACTTGGCCTTGCTGGTGAATGGATTTTCAACATAGCTGAAGGCATTCAAAAGCATCAGACGGCAAGAGTCAAATGCAGACAGCGGGATTTCTGAACATGGATTCGTGCTGATTGTTTCAAATCCATCAGATGCATAGCAATCAGCAGGACTTTCCTTGATGATGTTGTCCCAGAACAGAAGACCAGGCTCGGCCATGTGGTGTGCATTTTCAACAATCAAGCGCCATATCTTCTTGGCATCGACATTCTTTCTGATCTGTGGCTCGTCCGAATTGCATGGCCACCTCTGCTCATACTTTTCTCCCTTATCAACTGCCTCCAAGAAATCATCATACAGCATGACTGATATGTTGGCTCCGGTGACTTTTGTCAGGTCTCGCTTCATAACCGTAAACTCTTCGATGTCCGGGTGGTGGACATCAAGGGTCAACATAAGGGCACCGCGTCGACCTGCCTGTCCAACCTCTCTGATGGAATTTGAAAAGCGCTCTGCGAAAGATATCACGCCAGTGCTTGTTCGGGCGGCATTCCTTGTGGGGCTGCCGTTCGGTCTGAGATTGGAAAGATTCAAGCCAACTCCGCCACGACGCTTGCTGATCTGAACCAGGCATTCGTCTGCGGACATGATAGAGCCGTAAGAATCGTGCGGAGATGCAATGACATAGCAGTTGCTCAGGCTGATGTATTGCTGGTTGTTGCCAATCCCGTACATCGGAGATCCCTGCGGCACTATGTACTTGAAGTGATCCATCAGACTGAAAAGAAATTCAGCAGAATACGGATTCTTGAACTTTTTAGCCTCTATGCGTGCGAACTCTTTTGCGATCCTCCAGTGCATGTCCTTCGGAGACTTCTCTAGCAGGTTGTTCTTTCTGTCTCGGAGGGCATATTTGTCCACGAATACTTTTGCAGACAAGTCGTCTCCACCGAAGTAGGCCGTGCTTGCAGTAAGGGCCTCCTGATAGGAGTATATATTCTTTTCGCACGAACCACATGAAACACCGCCACAGCACTTGTTTTCGTTTTCCATTTTTCTCCATATTTCTTTTGACCGCTTGAGTCCTTAATACAAGATTACGATCTTAGAGACGAAGATCTTCGTCTGATCATCGAAAGATATTGCTCTCGCCCCAGTGCATGTTTAGCAAATTTCTTTGTTGCATTGTAAACTGCATGTGGACTAGATGATAAGTTTTCGACTTCTTCATGTGTAAAGTTTGTGGATATCCATTTTAACCCGTCGGCACATAGCCTTGGAGTGTGCGGCTTCCAGTCTCTGTTGTTGCCGTAAAAGTCTGTCATGCGGCCTTTTGACCTGCAATTCATCCCAATCATGAAAATTGGTCTGCATCCTATAGTTGCAGCAAACTGCACGGCCAATGGCCCTGTTGATCCTCTTCCATAAAGCACAGAAGGATCAGAACTTTTGTGAAACTTTTTACCTCGAATGGTGAAATGAGAAAATCTGTTTCCAGGATCTGCATGTGGTGGGCAGGCACACACACCGTCAAATCTTTCAAGATCCATCCTGCAATCTCTCATTATTTCAGGATCTTGCCACATCAAAAAAGAAAGCTTCATAGCCCTGTAGGCTCTGTTAATTCCTATTGTTAAAAACGGCTCCACCATGTTTAGATTGATGTCAAGAAGCGAAGGAGAATTTCCTATGATAAAGCATGGTGTTTCATGAAACATCCCAGTCAATTTGGATAGTGTAATCTTATTCTGTCTTGTTGACATTTGTCATTCTCTATCGACGAGCATCTTAACATACTCAGATGTCTTAAGTTTTTTCAGGGCCTTTTTGTGTATTTTGACAACATCAGAAAGACCAATCTCTAACTTTTTAGACACCTCTTCTTCGGACATATTCTCTGCATATATCATGCTACACACCCTGCCGGCAATTATTCCTATCTCCCTGCTTATATTTGAAAACATCTGTTCTGATTCATCTGTTTGAACGCAGGCAGACCTTATATCTGCTTTTATGAGTATGTCTTTAGAATCATTGTTGTTTTCATCTTGCACAAAGATAGAAATCAATCCCCTCGTAGTCCCATCCTTCACAACCTTGTCTGGCTTTTCAACTCCTGCTTCTGTCAGTGCACAAATGAGCTCGTGTTCATTTGGCTGTCGTCCGTTCACTGCCACAAACTTCTCCCTATGCACATCCAATATCGCCTGTCTCTGTCTGACTAGCCTTGGAGACCAAGTTGATTTCCTCATCTCATCATACATCGATCCAAATAGTCGATATGTGGCGAATGTCTCAAACTTATTTCCCTTGCCTGGATCGTATTTGTTTATAGCATCCATAAGCCCGTGCGCAGCGTAACTTTTTAGATCTTCTTTGCTGTGTTCTGGGTGCTTGTAATGCATCAATTCTGCCAATTTGTTAACAAGATCATAATTCTCTTCTGCTATGCGATTTCTAAGCATGATATATTCATACTGGAATGCGCTGCCCGCCCCACGTAATTCTTTTAATTTTATCCAGCAATCAAGCGGCGTTTCTTGCCGCCTAATGCCGCGATTCCCTCTTCTTTTTGGATGCGTTGTCTTCAAATGTAAGTCACTCTTTTCTTGGCAAAAACTTCCATGCTGCCAATCCAACCGCGCCCAGCAACGCAACAACAATGACCCTATTTAAGTATGCCCATTGCGTAGTGGATTCATTTTGCAATCCTTTTGCTTCTGTCATCGGTATTTGCACACGCTCCTCTTCAGGAACATGTTGAACTGACAGCATGATCTGCTTGTCGACTACGTCTTGCTTTGATTCAGTTTTGCATTCCTGCACCTCGGCAGGCAAGGCATAGCACGAACTCATGGCCATTGCCATGATTATCATTATGATCTTTGTCATTGTTAGCCGTTCTTATCTATGGTATTGAGAAAATCGATTACATAGAAACTTATGGCAGAGGCAACTAGCCCGCTGAATGGCCAATATGGCCACCCTGCTAGCTCTTGGTAGAACCATAATCCCCATATAACTTCTATTATGCCTGCCATCCAAAAAGAACAACAAACAGTGCATTCTAGCAATTTTGTTACATAGCCAATGCGCATCTTTGTCATTGCCCATCGGATGAAATTACTTATGTAACTCACTGGCGCTTCGTCGCGCTTTTCAACAAGCACCGTGGCCCCAGCGACCCCAAGCACGGCAAAGCTAAACAACGACATGACATCTTCACCACTCATATGCATCGATCATATACCTCATGCTTTGTATCCAATTTTCTATTGCTATTTCTCCATGCAGTTCCATCCGCCTAGTAACAACCAAAATTGGAGTGTCTTCCCAAACGCATACCTCAAAAACCAATCCACTTTTCACGAGCAGATACGAGCACCTGTCCGCAGGCTTTCCTATAGGTGTATAAAAAAGCACTTGTCTCTGATTTGGCCAGTTGTTCCGACCACATACGACCACAATGTAAAATACACGTAGATTTAGATACATCCTGTCTGGCTAGTAGGTGATAATGCTTCATTAGGGAAATCATATGATATGGAAGAGGCTAAAAAATCAAAAATAGTAGATTGTATTGGAAGAATTATTCCAAACTGGAATGCAGTTGAATTGTTCTCTCTTTCACTGCCTTCGAACGCCAATATTGGAAGAGAAATGCCAGATGGCATAGTTTGCCACTTGGGTCTCAACCCGCCGTCGAGCGGGTCATTTTTTAAGGTAAAAATTCTTGGTAAGCCAAGAATACTTCACGACAATGTTCGTGATGAATATGAAAAGTTGAGCAACATAATCGCCTCAGGCATGAAACTAGATCCCGGGTCTGAGATTCCTGCTTTTGTAAAACATGGAGATTTCGATGGGATTTGGTTCAGTTCCCCTCGTACTCTTGTTGTAGTCAATCCTGGTAAATTCAGAATCTCTTCATATGGAGTAAGATAATGGCAAGTTTAAAAGACAAAACACCATCAGCAAGTTACAAAGATCTGCTGCACGTCGACAACGGTGGCAATGGAGTGTCTAGCTCTGAGCATATTCCTGTCAGGGATGGCGCAGGGAATGCCACCGGCATCAGTTTGGGAGCTGGCAAGGTTTCAGTTGATTTCGGAGGTGGAGTGGCATCGAATGCAGTTTTTGTATCTCAGATGCACATGTGCGAATCAAAAACTCATCAGTTGTCAGATACTCTCAATATAGATCTTGCGACCGATTCTGCAAAGTTGATAAAATACGATGGATACGATGACGGAGAAACGACAACAACGGTGAAGGTTTTTCTCACTTCTTTGGCTGACATTTCAGGATCAGGCACTGGAGTTTTTGCTGAAACTAGACTGGTCATATCTGCAGGCACTGACATCACCATATATTTTAAGAACGAAAATGACGAATTATTTGCCACCGTGCCGTACACTCAGCCAAAATATCTTTCTTTTAAGATTGCTGGCTTCATGGAGTCTTCAACTTCAAATCCTGTTTTCTTCATAACGGAAACAGAATCATTTGACAACCCAAGCCTTTAATAACTCATGGTATTAGGCAAAACAAAAGAAATGGTTGAAGCTCTGCTTCTTCCGCATGAAACCAGGGGCACAACAATTGGCTCGGCGGATGTTGTCCTGGCCTCGATTGATATGCCATCCGATCTTAAATGTCTGCTGATATGTGACTCTGCCACAAGCGATGCAGATGTTCTCAAATGCAGGGCTCTAGTCAGGTGGCTGATGCGACCTACTGGACATTCGTTAAAAGTACTTGCCACTCCCGACAAACATGTTTTGCTTGTAATCTGCAAACCTGCAGACGAAGACACTATTTTAGACTTTCTCGAAAATGGGGCGTCTTCCCTCCATGTGTTTTCAGGATGGTCAGATCTGCTTTCTTCATCAATACTTCTGAGTATCAGGGCCTTGCTTCATAGAATGGATGAAACCGATCCTAACTTCAGAACTTCTTTGAGCGCAGAGGTTGAAAGATTAGACAGTATAGGAGTTTTTTCAACATCTGCCCTTGGAGAAATGAAAGACACAGTGTTTCTTGCCTCTTGGGTCGCCAACCGACTTCTGCACAAATTCGGAGAGATTCAAAATCTGAACACTCTTACTTTTGGCGAAGAAAACCCATCATCGGTATCTGCATTGGCAGACGGATGGGTCGATGACCTCTTCGGAGAAGAGGCAGAGTTTCATGGAATAGACATGCTTCAGTTAAGTTCTGTCTGCAACGACCTAGTGGTGCAAGATCTTGATGGGCGCCTGCTTGACGGGACAGGAAACTTGCTCGGTTTGAGCCTTAACAACAGTATGAGCAAGAGATTTAATATAAATTTAGGGCATTTTACATCAGCAACGAAAAGCAATTCCAACACGAAGCTTATATCAACAAATCACAGTGTATCAACCACACAAAGCAATATGCTTGGTCCAGCAGGGACTGTAAATATTAATTTTGATAAATTTGATGGCGCAAGAATAAAGGTTGAAGGCGAATCATTTGGCATGGTTGTAGAAATGTATAGTCAAACATTCAACATATCACAAAGTGGCAAAGACTCACGTCGCGGGAGTTATAACCACCCACAGAGCGAGTACATTTATATAGATGATTTTGATAATGTCATTTCTACACCATCCTTAGAGGAGCCATACTATTTTTCTGGATTCGCACACATTCGTACAGTTATGAGACGCAACTCTCCATCTCCGTTGCCGCCACCGACATGGAGAGAATTTATATTGATACTCGAGTATCAGGGTGAGCCTAACGCTAATTTTGATGTTTATTTCAGACAGTACAACATCCAGCCCTGGTGGGCTGGTGGGGATACAACGAAGTGGCTATACACACCGCAGATATCAGAGAGGGTCAACTTTTCCAAATGGAAGCAAGATTTAGCCAATACTGCTGTTTATTCAATTCGCCTATTAAATCATACCCTGTGGGATATTGATCCTTCTGATTATTTTGGCCACACACAATCAGAACTATACCAAAGCATGACGGCATCATACGGCGCATTCCGATCTTTTAGGTCCAAGATTTTTAGTAAATTGCTGTATAAGAAATGATCATCGGACTGGCATTATGGAATGCGCCAAAGATCTTGCAGCAGCAATCGGCAGTTTCCCAGTCTCTTTTAAAGCCGCACATATCTCAGACTCGTCATTCGCATTCTCTACAACTGATGCAATCTTTATTGCGGCATCATCGGATATGCTGATCCCGACACAGTTTTCTATCAGTTTCTTTATGCTTTTTGGAGACTTTGCCGACATGGATCCATGAATGTCTGCTATCTTCTCCAACTGTCTCTGATACCAGTTGTTTATCATACCTCTCCCTCCGACATGAGTATCCTGTTTTCCACTTCTTTCCAGTTGATTACCTCCCAGAAGTTGTTAACCCAGTCGTTCTTACGATTACGCCTGTCAAGATAATACGCATGCTCCCACAGGTCGCATCCCAACACTGGGTAGCCGATCCCGAGGCCAAGAGGATTGTCTTGCATTTTGGTCTGCACTATGTCAAGAGTTTTGTTCCGCACCACCAGCCAAACCCACGAACTGCCGAAAGAATCAGAGCATGCATCAACAAATTCAGACTGCATGCCGTCAATGTTTCCAAATGATTCTTCAATCATTTTATTCAGCATGTCTCCTGGCTTGTCTGGATTGGGTGTCATCATAGGCCACCATATCTGATGGTTGAAAACGCCGCCTGCGTTGTTTCTGATTTTTAGCCATTTACCGTTTTCGGCCGACCCAACTTCGACGATAAGCTTTTCTATGTCCAGTTCAACCAGAGACGGTTCATCTGCAAGAAGTTCATTGAGCTTGTCGCAGTAGGCCTTGTGGTGTTTTTGATGGTGGAGACGCATGGTTTCTGAACCTATGTGCGGGTCCAAATCTCCATATCCATATGGCAATTGTGGAATTGTGTGCTTTATGATTGGCATTCACATTCCTGTAGGTGGAGCCGCTCCGCCTGGAGGTTCGCCAGCGGGGGTAGGAGGCTTTGGCGTCTGTGGCCCAAGCTCAAGACCATACCATCCACGTATCACGGGTGGATCCTGCGTCAGATCTACATCAAGTTGCGATGGAAATAGTCTAGAGCCGTCTGCCTGACATGCATCCATGAGTGCGCTTTCAACTGGATCATCTGAATTCTTTCTGCTTCGGAGCGCCCTCCTGAACAGCACATTGAGTCTATTCAGATGATCTTCATCGTTATTTGTGTCTTTGTCAATAAGAGCCGCATCGATTCCTGAAACGGTGCCTGCGACTCCAGCTGGACCGCCAGTGGCTCCGCCTAGTGGAGCCCCAATATCTTGGGCAATTTTCGACGTGCCAAACGCATGACCGATCTTAAGCCAGTCTGCATACGACAACTTTACATGCTTCATATGCCCATCATTTCAAGCTTGTCATATATCTGCACAAGGTAGATGCACAGTTTAACATTGCCCAAGGCTTCTTTGCCCTGCCCGCCGCCTATCCTGGTTTTGTTTATTCTCAAATCGCCAGTTTCTTTGTTGGTGACAAACATTTCAGAATTATACTTTTTGAAAAAGTCAAGCAGTCCACCTTTGGCAGCCTTTAGTGTCTGCACTCTAAGCTGGCTTTGACTAATTTCTTCTAGTTTGGAAAAATATCTGTTTTTACACACGATGCTGATGATTTCATCCATGTGTTTGATCACCTTGTCGACATCTTCAATTTGTTCTGTCTCTATTCCGGCCATCATGGCCCTTCCCTGCGCCTCATAATTCCTCATATGGGCGTACCCCTGCAATCTGGAATGAACAAAAGCAGGCATATCATCGATTGTGAGTACTGGTATACTGCTAGGAACCTGTCTCCTCAGATTCTCAGCATCAACTGGCTCCCTGGGAGTTTGAACTCTATCTCTTTTTCTTTGTCGCTCCTGAACTATTCTTTCTGCGACATCGGCAATGAACACCAGCATGCCGTCAACCTGATTTTGTGCCTCCTGTCGATCTACTCCCTTTTGTACGAGGTTGCTGACCAGGTTGCTCAAGTCTAGTCCGTTCGCCCTAATATGTGTCGCCAACTCATCTTCTTGCCCAGCAGAATTTGAGAGAATGCGCACTATCACACTTTCAAAAGTGGAGAACATGCTTCCATTTTTTAATGCATCAGCAAATGCGGCTTCAGCACCACGAGAGAAATTTTTCTGCAATTCAACTCTTCCCGCAGCTTCAGGCGCACCCTGTCTCGCTGCTGCCGCTGCAATCTGAGCTTCAAGCTGAGTCTTTCTGTCTTGAGCAATTTTTCGAGCAGCTCCCACCATTTGGCACCACGCCGGTATCCCGCCACGACGACCAGCATCTTCAAGGCCTTCCATAAATCTATTGTGCCTTTTTATTAAGATGTTCAACGCCTCCATTCTGATCTTTTCGGTATTTATGTGTATATCTTTGGCTTGGGTAAATATTGGATCGTTCTCATCTATGGTTCGTATCTCCTGATTGGTGATATCAAATATCGTGAATTTTTCACCAGTTTTTTTATCTTTTTCCCGCTTCAATATGAAGTAGTATACATCTCTGCCGTTAGGTCCCGGAGCCGCCTTGAACTCATGGTGCTCCAAATAATACCATGCAGGCAGCATGAGGTTTTCTAGATTTGGAGGCAGCCAGGGCATATGCTGCCTGATCAAATCGGCAAGCACTCCTTTTCCACCCCCAGTCATTTCATGTAGGCTTCTTGTGAACAGGGGAACCACCACGCCCTGTCCTCCCTTTGCTCTAATCTGCCCCTCTATGTCGGTTGCCACCCCCGGAATTTGCGAACGTGCATAATCAGGGCTGACCTGAGCAACTACAACTTCTATATTCTTGTTTGAATTTTTCATGCTAAACTGAAGCCTCCGATAAGGTTGTTTTTGGACAACTGTTCTAAGTCTGACTTGTTTTTGTCAGCTTGTTGTTGGATGGTTGACATTTGCTCCTGAATTTCGTTCATTGCATTCTGAATCTCCACGCAATCAGGACTTTGAGATTCATTTCCCTGCTTGCATCCGACGTTGTATGCCTGCTGCTTGGAGGCCAGTTGTCGTTGCAGAGCAGCCAGTTGATCCGCCATCTTCTTGCTGCCTCCGCTTAGGGCCTCTTGAATTCTTTTGGTTTGCTCTGCGTTCGTCTCCATGGCCTGCATGGCAACCCCTTGGGCCTGCGGAGACTCCATTTGTCCTATGGGTATCATCGGTTGCTGCTGTTGTGCTGACTTTATCCACCCCGCATTTTCGCCGATGCGGATCCAATCTTTCTTAGTCATGGAAAGCGTTAATCCAGGTGGAGCGTTCCACCGCCTGCCCATGTCTATTGGCTCGATTGCTCTCTGTTCTCTCCTTTTGCCAAACGACTGAGACCTGCCGAGTAGTCCTTTAAATTGTGATCTGTCCTCGTATGTTCCGAAGACTTTATAGACACATTTGCCAGAATCACTCTTCACAGAATCCATGACTTTTCTATTTTGGATTTTTTTGGGATCAGCACTGTCAAAGTACAGTTCTGGTTCTGCCAAGCCCCTGACCACGTCTTCTTCATTGACGATGTACAGCGCTATGGGAAAGGAGAAGGACTTTCCAGATGCAATCAGGTCTTCTGCTGCTTTTGCAGCCATAAATTTGGTCACGACATCGGTTTTCTTGAGCTCATCTTCACTGCAGTTTGCCATGTTTATCCTCTCGCTTCTTCTATGAAGAGACCAAGGTCTTCCGTAAGAACATTTCTGATTGCGTCAAAGGCGTCTTCTTTTTCGACACGAGCCATCACCTTTACC